ACCGGGCATTTGCCGTCGCCGACCTGTGCCTCCGCTGAGGCCAGGTCACCCAAGGGCCAGCAGAAGGTGCCCGAGTCTCATGCCTCATAACATCTGCAGCTATAGCGCCTCCCTACTCCAAATGTCCTCGACGACAGGAACTCCTAGGGCTTGATACCGGCCGCCCGGCATACGTCGGCAGTGGGGCCGACCGACCTGGACGGCGCGACACCCCCAAGACAGCGTGATATAGCCGGCCGCCTGATCCGAGAAGCCCACGGACGGGCTCGGGCATCTCCTCTCCCTCCTTTTTGAGAAAAATCATGACTACTGACAACCGTGAACAGGCTGCGAAGATCGCCGCACGTCTGCGCGAAGCCCTGCGCACTCGTTTGGCTACTTTCGGCGCACAAACCGGAATGACGGTTGATGTGCAGGAGTTGACGTCTAAAGACATTGACCAAGACGCGGATTACGCCCCGATGAAAATCGTGGAATCTGAGAGCGACTCCTGCAACTGGGCAGTGTACTCGGGCCCGGATGATGCGCCTCGCTTCTACAAGGGGCGTCGAGCCAGCACCAGCTTCTATAAACTGGTCCAATGCCATGACGACATCCGGACTTGTGGTAAAAACGCCATCAGCGCCCTTACCAAGGCCCTGGCAGATCTCCGCAGCCAATTGTTGAAAACTGGCGCCCCTGCCCCGTCTCATGCTTACGTACTGTTCCTGCAAAACTTGACAGTACACGTCGGAGAAAAGCAGCCGGAAGTTTACTGCGCCGTCGGCCTCATCGTTTCCGGTCCGGAGAACTGATCATGTCCACCAACTACGTGGTCTATATACCCGACGCTCCCCCGGTGCAGTCCGACCTTCGGGTGGCGGTGACGTACCGAAAACTTTCCTTTGGCCGGAGCTCCGCCGGCTGGGTTTTCCTGCTGGACGTCTACCCGGAACTGGGCATCCTGACCATGGCGGACTGGGTCAGCAAGATGGACGAAGCCAGCGCAACGTATGGCACGCCCGCATTCCTTGTGGATACCGACGGAGGTGATTTAACCTCCCTGATCAAAGTTCAACGCCACATGGACCCGGACCAACGGGTGCAATGTAGCTCTCCCCCCTCCACGCAGCGCTTGCGGGAAAACTACGCCCTTTGGTGGGAAGAGAAGCGCCTGTTGCGCTTTGACCCAGCTCAAAACGGAGACCTCATCCTGCCGCATGAGGGTCTTTCCTATGATCGAAGGCTGCAACGTCATGGCCAAAGTTGACCTGGAAACCCTGACCGAGCAGCTCACCGAGAAGATCTTGTCGGGCGAACTCACCAAGCTGCGGGCGCTGTGGTCGTCTGCCGGATCTGCCGGGATTGTCCCGCGCAACCTGACCAGCCGCCGCCGATATCAAGGCGTCAATGCCCTGATCCTGATGGACGCCGCATTGAGCCGGGGCTACTCATCCCCTCTGTGGACAACGGCAGCCCAATGCAATACTCTCGGGGGGCATATCAAGAAAGGCGAGACGTGCCAGTATGTCGTGGTCTGGCAGCCTCGTGAAAAGAAGACCCTGAAACCGGATGGCAGCGAAGAGGTCTCCAGATACCTCTTTCACCGGCTGCACGCGGTGTTTAACTATGAACAGACCAGCCTCGCTGAAGCACCTGCCCCGACTTGCGATCACCCTGCTCCTGACGACGCCCTGCTCTTCCTGGAGCAACGCCTTCCCGACCTCGGCATCGGATATGAGGTCAAGGGGGACTCCGCCTACTACAGCCCTTCCCGCGACTGCGTCGTCATGCCGGATCGAGCCCGATTCTTCAACCCGCAAGACTACACCGCCGTTTTGGCCCACGAAACCGTCCATGCCACCGGCCATCCTTCCCGACTCAATCGCGATACGAAGGGAGTGGACAAGGAGACGCGCGAAAACTACGCCTTCGAAGAGCTGGTGGCCGAACTTGGGGCTACTTTTCTGTGCGCCGAGCTCGGCATCACGGGCACCTATGAGGCCCACGAGAGCTACCTGGCCAGCTGGGTAAAGCTGTTCCAGGATAAGAAACGCGCCCTGTTGACCGCGGCCTCCGCCGCCAGCAAGGCGTTTGAAATGATAATGACTGGAGAACTTCCGAGTGAAACCCAAAATTCAGATAGCCAAAGCGATCGTCCTGGGGATTGAGCTGTCCGATACCCGCGAATCCCACGACTGGCTGCACGCGGCTACCGATGAAGACCTGATCGGACGCATCGATGCGTCCGGCCGCCGCCGCGACATCCTCGACCTCATCGAAGACACCGACGAAAACGGCTGGGTCACCGCCGACGTCTGCGAGCCCCGTGACGGCCAGCTGATCCTGTTCATGCTGGACACCTGGGACAAGCCGAATACCGGCGTCTACCAGGCCGGGCAGCACCGCGTCCATGTCTTCGGCGAGAAGTACATCGGTGTGCCGTCAAATCGGGCGGCGTTCTACTGGAAGGCTTGCGAGCTGCCCGCCGGTGTGCCGCGCCCGCGCAGCCCGCAGCAGAGCTTTGGTCAGGTTCGCCGTCAGGTGGAAAAGGACACCCGGGAGTGGGATCGCAAATCCGCCGCCCGCCGGAACGATGACATGGGCCCGGGAAACCACGACCATGGGTTCCAGCGGAACGATCGCGGCCGCGAGCAGCGTCGCAGTAACGAAAACCGTTACCGCGAAAAGGATCGCAACCACCATCAACGCGGAGATCGCTGGTAATGTCCTGGTTCAGACCCGTCACCCTGGACGGCGCCGACATGGTCGCTGTCAACGAATTCGACACCGCCACCCAACGGTATCGCATCCGCCTGCTGTCCCGCATGGGGGACATGTGTGTCGGCCACCCCGACTGGCTTCCCTGCCCGGCGGCTGTCGACAGCACGCTGAGCGGGGTCATCCTCGACAGCACCGTGCCTATCCCCCCGGCGGACTTCGACGCCGCGCTTGACCCCGACAATCTGCGCAAGCTCCGCGAGGGCTTCCAGAAGTCCATGGCGGCGAACGAAAACCTGCGCAACCAGGTCCGCCAGTCGGCAGGCCTGCGCAAGGGGTTGTAACCATGATCTGCCTTGGCATCGACCCGGGATGCGACAACCTGGGGTACGCCATCGCGGATGCCGGGCGGATCCTCAGCTACGGCTACATGGACCCCAACCTCCATGACCCCCACGAATTCCTCGACCTGTTCTGTCAGAAGACTGTCCTCGCTCACGAGGTGGACGTTGTCCTGATGGAACGGTTCGTCCCCTACTCGGGGAAACAAGGTGTCGATACGGCGGAGACCACCAACATCCTGATCGGGATGCTGCTGGCCCGCCTGCGGGGTCCGCGCGTCGCCATGATGCGCGCCGGGGACTGGAAGATCCAGGTAGCCAAGCGCCTGGCCCGCGAACGCAACTTTGAGAACCCCTCGGGTTCTCTCGACAAGAAATTCAGCAAGGCTGCCGCCAAGTGTATTTTGCCCGGCTACAAAGGCAGCACGCACGAAGCGGACGGCATCTGCATGGCATGGCTGGGGTCACTGATGTGAGCATCCTTCTTCGACACGTCCTGACAGAACTGGCTTCCGCGCAAGGCGGTACGATGGGCCGAATCCGGTTCGACTACAACTTGGGCGAAGACGAGTGCTCTGACTTGCGGGAAGACGGCTTGCCTGACCCGGATCCGGTGGGGTACCGGATCCACCTTGCCGCTGACCCCCACGCGCAGACCCTTACGGTAGTCATCAGCCGGCAAGAGGATTACACGGAAGACTATGACTACACCTCTACCTTTTTTTACGGGTATTTCTGCCCTGTGACTTCCATGCCGGAGGGGTTGAAGGAGGTCGTCCCGAAGCATCACGGCGCACGTCTTTCCCTGGACAGGGTTCGTGCTATAGTTAAGGCACTGCTTGACGCGCCGGCTCCGATTGCCGGTACGCCACTGGAGTCCCTGTTCACTACCCCCGGGAAGCTACAGTGATGACAATCTCCCTGACCCTGGACCAATTGCAGGCCATGTGCGCTACTCCTGCGGGGCGCAATCGGGCAATCACGTTCCTCCAGCCGATCAACGAGGCGTTTGCCGACCCCAAATGGGGGATTACGACTGCGCGCCGCGCCGCCTACTTCCTCGCCCAGTGTCTTCACGAGTGCGGGGAATTCCGCTACATGTCCGAGCTGGCGGACGGCAAGGCATACGACAACCGCAAGGACCTCGGAAACACGCGGCCGGAGGCGTTGGCTATCGCCAAGGGCGCCGGCACGACACCGGGCCCCATGTGGAAGGGTCACGGCTTGATCCAGATCACCGGCTATGACAATCACCTGGACGCCAGCATGGCGATCTTCGGGGACAACCGCGCGGTGCGCGAGCCTGCTCTGCTGACACAGCCCAAGTACGCCGTCCTGGCCTCCCTGTGGTTCTGGGTCACCAACGGTCTGAATGACTTGGCGGACGCCGATCTTTTCACGAAGGTCACCAAGCGCATCAACGGCGGGACCAATGGATTGGACGACCGCCTGATGTATCTCAAGCGCTGCAACGATGTTTTCCGCAGCATCACGGAGGCGAAATGAACATCCATCTCCCTCACCTCGACTGGGCGGCGACGACCTTCGCGCTCGGCCTGATCGTCGCCTTTCTGGCGTCGCTCTGGTGCACGTCCCTGCTCTACCGCAAGACCGGGTTTTTCCCCTGGCTGGCGCAGGCATTGAGCGGCGACGACGGCCGGCCCAGCGCCAGTCGCCTGGGCATGTTCCTGGGGTCGGTGACTATGTCTGCCGGTCTTCTTTACGTTGAAATTGCGTATGGCATCCGCGTTCAGTTCTACGGGGCTGATCCGATGTCGCTTGCCACCCCGCTGATTACTGCGTTGACAACGGGAGGAACGGCTGCGTATGTCATGCGCAACGCCTCGAAGTACGCGCCGGGGAGAACGCCATCGCCCCCGGCGCCTGCCGATGATTCGGGTACGCCGCCATGAACGCCCTGTTCCGATCCCTGGTTCCTGAGCCCTACGGGGCTCTGTTGCGACTGGCCCTGTACGCTGCCCTGGTGGCCTCCCTGTTCCTGTTCGGGTACTTCAAGGGAGAGGCGAATGTCCAGGGCAAATGGGATACCCAGGTAGCCGCCCAGAAGCTGGCCGTAGCCCGCATCGAAACCCGATCGGCCGAGGCCACTGTCCAGACGGTCACGGTTTACGTGGACCGCCAGAAGAAAGAAACTGCCGCCCAAGCCACTATCCAGCACGAGGTAGACCAATATGTACCTCTCCCTCCGCCTCCGCCGGCTGGCGCTTCTGACCAGCCTGGCGGCGTCAACATCGGGTTTGTCCGCGTGTGGAACGCCGCAAACGCTGGTGTGCCGCTTTCCGGAGCCCCCGGCCCTGCTGATGCAGAGCCCTCCGGGGTTGTCGACCATGACATTGCAGCGCAGCACGCCGCAGAAGCAGCCCTCTGCAGAGCAACCGAGAACCAGCTTGCCGGACTCCAGCAGTGGATCCGAAGCCAGCAGGCCGTGATGGCCGGAAAAACACCCTCTTCTTGAGGCGGGCGCAAGCCCTTTACACCGTCCGTCAGGGCGGTTTTTTTATGGAGGCTCCATGACCCAATCTGTCGCCGTCGGCAAAAAGTACGACACGGGAAAACCTACATTCCGCCTGCTGCTGGAAGACCACGGAGGCACTCTGGCCGCTATCCTGGCCGACATGCCCAAGTTCAGCCACGAAGAGGCATCCCGGCCGCTCTCTGCAAAGGTGTGGGCAGAGTGGTTCAACCCGGCCATGGAACGTGATCTGGTCAGCCTTGCCACCGAGACCGCGCAGCGCCTGATTGCCTACGGCGAAGGGTGGCCCCGGGTCGGACTACCGCTGGCCGATGTCGTCGGCTACGGCGCCCGCAAGTATGCAGCCCGGAACTGGCGCATGGTGCCGGACGGCGCACAACGCTATGCAGAGGCGGTATACAGGCACAGCTATGCCTGGGTGTTTGAGAACGAGGAGAAGGACAAGGAGAGCGGCTATCCCCACTGGACGCACATCCTCTGGAATTGCCTGGCACTCCTGCATTTCCTTCGGGAGGCCGACCCCCGGGTGGTCTACCCAGACCCCGTACCTGCGGTATAAGGAGATAGGCGGCGATTGCCGCCTTTTTCTTTTCCCCACCGGAGACACTTCATGGGTTACTACGTCAATCCCCGCAACATGTCCAAGGAAGAATGGTTGGCCAAGCACGGGATTCCTTGTCTGCGCATTCCGCACGACGAGGTCCCGAAAAACAAAATGCTGGTCGCCTTGATCAACAACGGGCCGTTCACGGCCGCCGGCGTCGCCTATTCGGCGCGAGAACACGAGGAGTTCACCCGCACCGATGACCGCCGACCCAAGTCGTATTACCTCGTCGACAAAGACGTCCTTTTCTCTGACCCCGCCATCACTCCGCCAATCCCGGAGAAGTTCCGTGAAACCGCTTAATCCCAAAAAAGTGGCGCTGCTCAAGAACCGCCTGAAGCAGGGCGGCTTGGCGGCGCTCGGCTGCCTGGCCGTGCTCGGCGCCACGTTCATCCGCGTTGCCATCAACCGCGGCGACAAGCTGGACGCCACGCGGGCGCTGGAATACTCCCTCAAGCTGTCCGCCGGCGCTGGCCTCGCCTGGTCCCTGTTCCCGCGCGCCGAAGAACCCCTGGCGCAAAGCTGGGACAGCATCAAGACCGAGGTCAACAACGTCACGCGAATGGCGGCCCAGCAAGCCCTTCCGACAACACCGCCTGCCCCGCAGCAGTCATACTCCCGAAGCACGGCGTATGAAGGCTACCCGAGTATGGCCTCGCCCGAGCGCCGGGCGGCAGTCGACCGCGAGAGCTTCTACGACCGGCACTTCACCCTCGACGATAGCATGTTTGACGTCCACCGGAGGCGATAATGGGCATCATCGTTCGCGAGCGCCAGTATATCTACATCCGGCTGGCCATTGAGGAGAGCGGGTCATACGGCGGCGGCAACGGCGGACTGGACTGCTCCTATGATGTCTACGACCCCAGCGGCAGGCTGGAGGGTAACCTGACAATCAGCTGCAAGGACAACAAGCTGGAGGAGATGCTGCATAGTCTGCGCGTCGTGACGTCTCAGCCGTCTGTGTTCGAGCGCCCCCAGGCAGCCCCTGCCGCCGCCCTTCCTTCCCCGGCGCAAGCCACATCCTACAAGACACACCCGCAGACGCCGGCCACCCAGATCACTCCGGAACGTCGAACGGTCTCCGCTGTGGTTGGCCGCCGCCCGGCAGACGTCGCACCCGATGTCTCCGCAGGTGGGCTGATCGCAGACCTCGCCGAGTCGCTGGGCGTCATGGATCCTTTCACGCTCTCCATGGGCGGGCTCATCGACGACCTGCTGCGCCCCCAGAAATGAACAGGGCCCCGGAGGGGGCCTTTTCTTTAGCCCGGATTTTCAATAATGGGTAAGCGAATTGGTATAAGGAAAGTAGACAGGGGCAATACCGCCCGTTTCTGATAGGAGAACTGTCATGAAGAACCCGAAACTGTTGACCGCTATCGCAATGACCTCGTTCGTGGCGTCTATCGGGCTGAACGCCCGGGCAAATGATCTCCTGGACAAGGCCGCCAAGGCCAGGAAAAAGGGGAAGACCGCCAAGGCCAAAGCCCTCCGCTCGGAAGCGGGGAAATACCTGGCGGGTGGCATCGCCGCCTTTGCGGCGCCGGTTGTGGCGGCAAAGGTGATGAAGTGGACGACGGACAAAGCCTCTGACGGTACTACCGTCGAGTCCCGGGATATCCCGCCGGCCGACGTGCCGGCGAGCATTCGCCGCCCCACGGCGGTTTGACGGAAAAAGAAAAGCCCCATCGCGGGGCTTTTCTTTAGCGGGAATTCCTCTGCTGCAGATACCGGTGTGCAGCGGCGGCTGCACCGCCTACGCCAACTCCCGCCGCCATTCCGTATGCTGCAGGGGTCAAGACATGCCGTCCAACAGAGAACCCACGAGTTACGGGCAGGGGCTGCTGCTGGCTAGGTGACTCCCTGTGTACGGGCGCAGCAACAGGCTCGTGAACCGGCGCAACGGCAGGCGCGGCAACAGGTTCGTGCACTGGCGCAGCGGTAGACGGAGTATCTGTGAACAGCCCGTGTTGCTCCGTCAAATAGGCGGTCTGATTGGCGGTTCGCCGGGCGCTACCGAGGACAGGGCTCCCAAAGGTGGACTCCAGTACGCTACGGGTAGGTGAAATCAGGTTCCCCTGCCGTCCTGCTGCAACTGCTCTCCGAAGGGGGTTCAGGAATATAGCGTTTCGAAGAGCCTGAGTATAACGGCGGTGGTGCAACTCCGGGGCCTCCATCGTATGCTTCAGAGCGTTCAACCCACCTAATGCAGGATCTACTACCCCTAGGGTTGCGCTCGTCGCAAAAGACAAGGCGGAATTTTGGGGGAATTCCTTGGCGTCCAAGTGCCTCTTCGCGTAGTCGCGCAAGTTGCGTACACCGGGTAAATTACCCACACGGGAGGACTCCATGCGGGAAACCCAGTTCCGGATGCTTTGCGGTGCTCCCTGAGGTGCATCCGGGAGGACATGCGCCGGCCGCCATACGGAAATATCCCGGCGAAGACTGCCCCCCACCAGGTCTTTGCCAAGGGCTTCCTCCAAGTGCGCGGCATACTCCTTGTCCATCATGGCCTTATGGACGTCGATATGTATTCCCTTGGTTTTCAAGGTAGCTTCCGCAGCGTCTGCAATGTTGCGCGCTTTATGGGGGTCGATCCGGGATAAGGTAGCGTAGTGTTCCTGGGCCTTGGATAGGTTACCCCCCATCATGTGGGCGAACATCTCCCCCTGTCGATCAGAGAAGTTCTCCGGCCGCAGACCTTTGGCCAAGAGATTCTGGCGAGCGGTTTGGCCAAGAGCGCGCATTTTTTGTTCCCCGATTGCCTCTTCGGGGATAAGAGCCCGCGGTGACAGAACACGATCCTTTATCTGGCTGCCCCAGGACGGGTACTTGTCATGCAAGCCTTTGTAAAAGTGACCGCCCCAGCTTTCCGTACCGCCTGCAGCCATTTGACCATAGATTTTCTTTTCCTTGTCGGCGACAAAGCTCTCCGTCTTGCGAAGAACCGGGCTTCTGGAAAGGTCTCCCAGCGCACCCGTGTAAGGTACATGGACAGAGCGAAGCTTGGAAACCATCCGACTGGCAGCGCCCGAGCGGAGCGCCAGCTGGGAGCCCATGTAGGCGTTCTGCGCAAGGTGCAGGCCGAGGCCGGAAGCGATAAGGGTTCCAATGCCCTCGGCCCGTTTATCCATGGCTTGCTTCATCATGCCGCGAAGCTCGTTCTGCAAATGTTTTTTGCGTTCCGATGAATCATAGAGATACTCGTCTATCGACGTATGCGGACCTTGAAGAAGGTGCTTGGGCAGGGTGGATTGATAGTGGACCACTTCGACGTGCCTCTCATTTTCGGGTAAATGGGCGTGGGAATTGAACCGGATACCGCGAGCAATCACCTGATCTATTTTAGACCGGTTGAAGTGCGGCTCCATGATTTGCACCAGCTTGGTTCCCTTGAGGTTCAGGCCTTCCTGACCGCTACTGGAGACGAGCACGGTATCCAGCTTGCCCGTGTTGTAGTCATGGACGATGCTGTCCTTCTCTTTCTGGGACAAGGATCCGTCGTAGAGGGCGTGCTTGATCCCGCGCCGGTTGAGCTCGTCAGACAACGGCTTCAGCCCGGACTCCAGGTAGTTCGAGTAGGCAATGCTGCGGAAGTTCGGCGTCCGAACCTTCATGTACTCGATGTGATCCGCCATCGTCTTGATCTTCGGAGACGCCGGATTCGCCGTCTTGTCGTAAGCAGCCAGCGTGTTGGATACCTGGCGAACTCCCGTGGCAAAAGCGTTCAGGTCCTTGCTTTCGCTCTTGCTGAGCGGCAGGCCGCGGCTGATCTTCCAGCGGATGTAAAACGGCACCCGGCCTTCCACGAACTTGTACATCTGCTCCTGCTTGGCGTCCATGTCCACCTTGATGACGCGCTCCTTCGCCGTGGGGAAGTGCTCCGGCGTAGCTTCACGGGCGTCGTAGGTGTCGACGTATTTGCTCAGCACCTTGCGGAGCTCAGCTTTGTTCTTGTATCGCTGCACCGTGCCGGGCTTTACCCCCAGGAAATGCTGGGCGAAGAACCCCGGCTTGACCTCGACGTTGTCGATGTAGCGGGCCTCGAACTCCTTCTTGTCTTCCGGCAAGACGGGCTGCTTGGCCACCGTGTTGACCAGGACGGACATGTCGTGGGGACCGTTGTAATCCGGGGTGCCGCTCAGCACCATGACCTTGTCGGAGGTCTTCGCCAGATCGCGGATGGCCTTGGATCGGCTAGTGTCAACGTTACGGATGCGCTGGCCTTCGTCCAGCACCAGAAGGCGCGGCTTGGATGCCTTCAGCGTGCGCACCATGTTCACGGCCTTGTCATACGACACGACGTTGAACCGCTTGTAGTCGAGATCGACCTTGTGCTCCTTGGCCTGGTCGTACATGTTGGAGACCAGCGGCGCCGGCACCACGGCCAGCACCTGGGCGTTCGGGTCGCGCTTCTGCTCGCGTTCGGCCGCAATGAGGGAGGTCAGGGTCTTGCCGCTACCCATGCCGTGCATGACCACCACGCCGCCATTGGCGTCGAGCTTCTTGAGGACGCGCTCCTGCTGAGGCTTTACCTCGTAGGCGACCTTCTCCATCGCAAGGGTAAAGGGGTTCACCACGTCATTCTCCTCACCTTGTCGTCGAAGGCGCCGAAACCGGATCCCGAACCGGTATGCGACGACCCTCCCTTCCGCCTGGCGGCCTCCGTCTCCATCGCCTTGGCGTACGGGTTCTCTCCGCGTAGGCTTCGGTGAGACATGTCATGATAGCTGAGGCTAAGATGCTGGATGTCAGCGTCCCATTCAGGCGTTTTTATGAGCCGATGCCTGCCCAAAAACACTTTGCCGGACGGATGGTAGTGCAGGATGTTGAAGGGTGTATTGGGAAGCATGGCTTCCGCCATCGCCACGTCCCCTGAACCCGGCACCGCCCCTCTTCTTCTGATCAATCCACTCGGGGCGGTTTGAAAATGGTCCCCGCGCTTCCAGGCTTCGCGCTCTTCCCTGTACTGGTATTCCGATGGCTTCCCGGGAGACCGTTCTTCCCGAATCGCCCGCATGTCTTCCGGAATAAAGGGATGCGTATGCGTATCCACCCGCGTATGCAGCTTGGCGTCCCAAGAGGAGTCAAGCAGCTTCTGCTCTCCCCGGCCATAGTCAAAAGACTCCCAGTTACGATGACCCTCAGGAGTACGCTCCATGCGGATCTCGTTCTCTTCATAGGATCTGGGGTAGCTCTTCACGTTGTGCAGAAAACCCTCACCCTGCCCAGGAGGCACCCCCAGACGGCGGTCCATCTCACGAGACAGCCACTCTTTCCCCTTGAAGCCTCCTCGAACGTCCTTGGCCATTCTTGCGTACTGCTTCCACGAACCATCCGGGATGACCCGTGCCTGCCATGCCAGATTACGCAGAGCGAGGGCGTTGAGAGCGTACTTGATCACTTTCGTGCGCTCCTTTCTGCTTCCGCCTTGGCCATGGCATCTGCGTATGGGTTTTCTCCGCGTATGCGGCGAGGCGACAAGTCGAAGTAAGTGGACCTTACCCCAAGAACGCTTGGGTTCATCCTCCTGCTGTTCGTGTCCACCTTGACCCGGTGCAGGCCAAGGAACTGCTTCCGGGTATCCCTGTCGTGCGCGAGAATTGCTTGTCGCTGATTAGGGCTGATCGATGCAAACGCTTTTATATCCCCCATTTGCTCCTGAAGGGACGCGCCGGGAGACGTGCGAATGCCGCTCGGTCCTGCGGCACGGTGCTTGCCCCCTTTTGCCCGCCACTGCATGTCGGTCTCTATGGTGGGCGGTAGCCCCACTTTGCCTTGCAAATGTCTTTGCAGAGACTCTCTCAGAGAGCCGGCAATAGGATGAATATGCGCCCCAACACCTACCTCTTGGCGTAGCTTGACCGGCAGGCCTTCCCCTTGCCACCCTTCCAGAGTGGCTGCTCCATGAAAAATGCCGGGAGACCCATATAAGTCAGGGACCAGTCCCTCTCCCTTCAAGTAAGACATAGGGAGTTTTGCCATAGACACCCCTCCCTTGTCAGAAAGGGTATTTTTCATCTTCAATCTCCCCTTCAGGGAAGAAACTGGAAGAGATGCGTATGGGTTATTTACCGGGGTGAATACGGGGTGCGGAAAGTGTGCTGTATGGGCATAGGGTACAAGGACTTCGTCCGCCTGATGGTGCAAAGGCCAGCGAAACATATTCGAATCGACAGAATTCCCGGAATGCTGAATCTGACGTATAGCCTCCGCTGGATAAACCCTTTCTGCCTCCGCCCTCTCCTCCCTCGGGTAAAACGTCTCATCGCCCCCCACCACCTTAACCCCTTCCGGCGTCTTGGTATGAAGCAGTGAATACGACCCAGGGGCTTGCGCTTCAGGCGGCCACCACTCGGAGCGAGTGCTTACCCCGCCGTGGATGTATGGCGCTTTTATGTCCTGAAACTCGTGAGAGTAGGTTGCCCTGTCTTGATGACGAGCTATTTCTCGGAGATAACCTTTTGCCGTACTTCCCGGCTTGGCCTGCAGGAGGCGGTCCATGACAACATCCCTGGCCTTGCCCTGAACCACCCCGCCGTAGGCATCCCGGAACTTGCGCAGCATGGCATCGGAAGCGTTTCCGCCTACGATGCCGACTTCGCGCTTGAGGTATTCTTTGGCCAGTCGCCGAAGAGCCTGCTTCGTCATCTCATTCACAATATCACCTCATCGACTTGCGGCTGCAGGTTGTCCAGCTGATCGATCAGCGACTTCACGTCGCGCGTCATCAGGATCTTCCACGCTTCGCATTCATCCGATGTCTCAAACGCCTTGCGGGCGGACGTCCACTTCAAGTAGGGAACCCCGAAGGTCGGCTGGTCCGGGCCGGCCGCCCACAGCTTGGCCTTGGACAGCGTCTCCACCGTACCCACGCTCTGGAAGTCCGTGAGGTTCTCCTGCTCGCCGTGATTGCGGTAGATGAACACCGCGCGCGGCAGCGTGCCGGCGACGATTTCCGCCTCGATCTGGAAGAAGGCGCCGTCGTAGGTGGTGGTGAACCTCAGGGTGGCCGTATTGGACATGGTCAGCTCACGGTGATGGACCAGCGGATGTACAGCGTCAGGCCGGTCGGCTTCTGCAGGGACGGAAACGTCTTCATAGAGAAGATTTTACCGCTTTGCGTGGCCATCGCGGCTTCATTGATCCAGCGATTGTTTACCGGGTCAAAGTAGGTGTCCGGCAGCTGGTAGGTGTACACCAAGGTGCGCCCGTTGTTTTCGAAGGTCGGCGCCGGCAGATGCGGGTCGTAGTTGCCAAAGGTGACGCCATTGAATCCGGGGTCGTAAGGCGTGTACAGGGCGCATGCCCCGGGGTCGAAGGACTCCGGCAGGTACAGGGCATCCGTGGCGAACGCATCTTCCACCGGCTTCACGTCTGCCGCGCCGACCGTGTACGTCCCGCCGCTCCCCAGCAGCAAGTAGCGAGGGGGATCCGGAACGAAGTCCTGGCTCCAGTCCAGCGCCTTCAACCAGGCCGCCCGTGACTGGTTGAACACCCAGTTCTCTTCGGGGCCGGGGCCATAGAGCCAGAGCGTCTTGCCAGACGGCAGCCGCGCGTAGATCGAAACGTGGCCCTGCAGGCCGGGGGCTTCATTGAGGTTCATGTCAGGCTCCGCTTACCAGCGTGTGCTTGGTGTTCAGGGGGTTATTGCCATCGTAGTAGTAGGCCGACAACGTGTCCAGTTGGGGAATGGGCAAAACCAGGTCGCCAGGGGAAGCGTCGACAACGTAGACGCTGACCACATCCAGTGTCGGCGTCGGTTTGACCAAGACCAACGTCACCGGGTTGCTGACCGGTTCGTAATAGTGATGGAGGATCTCCGTGGCAAACCCATCGCCTATCGGAGTGCCGAGGTCGGTTCCCGTGTCCTGGTAATCCCCGGTCGCCGGCAGCGCCAACAAGGATCGTGTCAGCAGCACGGGGTCTGCTGCGTAGGCTCCGGTCAGCGCCAGCGCGTAGGGGAATTCGACGGGCGGCGTCAGCCCGGCATGCGTCAGCTTGGCCCGCGCCTCGGCCTCCGTACAGGCGTAGAAGTAGCGCAGCTTGCCCACGGTGGTATTTAGGGGACCGCCGCCCGTCAGAGCGTCAGGGGCGGCCACCGTAAATGCCGGGTCGTCCCCGCTGGTGTCCGGAGGTGAAACGGGGTCGTTGAACCTGGCGGCGCCCCACGAGTCGAGGTTGGCGCGCACGAAGACCGGCGTGTTGCGGACGACCTCCTCGTTGCCGTCGCCTGCCCGCCGGATGTAACCGGGCGGCACCATGCTTTCCCGCAGCTTGAGGACCAAGGCATGGCTCTCGTCATCAGCCACGACGATTTCGTCGTCCCCCAGGTTCTGGGTAACCACGATCAGGCCGAAGGTATGAGCCGGTTTGGCGCGGCGCAGGATGGGGGCCAGCTTGGACGCATCCCCCAGTTCCCGCCCGGGGTGCCAGGTGATGTTGACCACGAACAGGTGGGTCTTCAGGAACTCGCGCATCAGGTTGTCGGCGTCACTACCCGGTGTCGCCACAACGCCATCTCCGCCCGGATACGTGCCCAGGACATTCGGCGGGATGTACATGTTGAGCCACCAGTTCTCCTTGGTAAGCCAGTCATCCACCTCGATCATCGAGGCCAGCGCGGTGCCCGCCGGCAGAGGCGTTCCGTCGACTTCCACGGTCGGGGCGATCCCGTAGGGCAGGGTGTACGTATCCAGGGTGGTCATCACCCAGTGGTTCCCGGTTTGGGAATTCTGTCCCGTCAGCAGCACGATTTCCCCGGTCATCCGCGTCACCGGAATGCCGAAGGCCAGGCAGAGCCCGTTGCGCAGGTTGGTCAACGTCGGGCCGTTGGTGTACAGGTACATCAGGCCCTGGATGAACCGCTTGAAGAGGGACGTGCTGACCTGAGGTGTCTGCTCGACCAGCGGCGCGTAGACCTTGCTGATCAGCTGCAGGTCGAGCGCACAGTCCTGCGCCCACAGCATGTAAAGGTAGTACGGCTGCCCCTGATAAGACACCACGCGGTACGGGATCGGAATGGTCACCAGGGGGCGTGCGAAGGTCACCGTGCTGACGATAGCCCCGTCCACCATCTTCTCGTCAACCACGTAGTCCGCACCCTCGCTCAGCAGCAGGGTCGGAAGCAAGGGCTGGTTCGACAGGAAGCGGATGGACTGGTAAGGTTCCGGAAGAACCAGCGAGATCTCCTCCGGCCAGGGCGTACCGTCAGCTCGGTACCCCAAGGGAACCTGGCGCAAGATGGGCACCAGCCGCAAGTCGGAGCGGGTAGCCACGGCGATATCGTCCAGCGACATCCCGGAAGTCGTCTGCAGGAACTGGCTGTACATCGACGCGAATACCGTCAGGTCAGACTGCAGCAGCGCATCGCCTATCGCCGGGTCCTCGACCATGGTCAGCCAGAAGTCGGATATCCCGTACAGGTAGGCCGTGGTCATCTCGGGGGTCATAGCCATTGGAAGCTCACTCCGGAGGGGAAGACGTCACCGACAAACGTACCCGGCTTCAGGGAGTCCAGCAGCAGCGGCAGCCGGTCTCCCGTGGTGGCGTCCGTCAGGTGCGGCATATTCTGGAACACGCAGGCGTTCTTGACCTTGTTGATCGCCAGGGTCTCTGCGGGACGTCCCATCAACGTCTCGATGTCATCCGGCCCGATCGGGTTTGACGCATTCGAGAAGGTCTGCAGGAAAGCCTGCCCCTGCGACGCATTGCCGTCGAACAGCCAGAGTTGCAGGTCGAAGGTCGTGGTCAGGCCGGCCGTACTGCCGACCGCCAGGGCCTTGGCCAGGATCTCCGTCGGGTACAACGTGGCGCCCGGATTCAGGGAAGCGTAGTAATCGGCCAACGCCGACTCGATGGCGTCTGCCAAAGAAGCTTCCGCGGAGGCGCCGGGGTTCGGCACGGACATGTGAAAGCGCACGGAGACGCCGACTACCGGAAATCCCCGGCAGATCTGGCTGGCGTTGTTCACCCGGTTCTGCTTGTTGTCCAGGTAGGCTTGCACGCTGTCCAGCCCGTCCCAGTACAGCATGTCGACCAGGACGTAGCCGCCCGCCGCGCCCAGGGCAGGCGGCGATCCGGGGAAAGACAGCGTCGGCTTGACCTGCTGAAGGCTGCAGAATCCCGTCTGGACTTCCCGGGGCTGGCCGTTCACGTAGTTCTGGTCGAGGTAGGCCAGGTTGGCCACCGTCGGATTGGATATGTCGATCCGGTTGCGATCAGTCGTATCGGCCTGACCCCCGTAGATGGATTCCTTGGGCGTGTAGGCGTTGTCCGCGCTGAACACGCTGGGCGTCAGGAAAACCACCGGGGCCACGCCGGTCACGACGGCCATGCCATAGGACAGGTCGCAGGGGATCATGACGGTCTTTACCTTGAGGGCGGACCGGGCGTAAATGTCCACCATGCCGCCCCGGTGGATGGAGAACGGTGCTCCCAGGGACTGCTGCACCACCAGGTAGTCCCGCATCATCTCGTAGTCCGTGTAGCCGGCAGAGTACTGGTAGGAAATGAAGTTGAACAGGTTGCGGATGACGTAGTCGATCGACGGGAGGTTCACCAGGTTGCGCGTGGAGACCGCACTGGGGGCGCGACCGATGAAGTGGGTGTTGGACTCCGGGGACACCGATTCGTTGGTCAGGTAGAGCGCCGTGGCCCCGACGAAGTAATTGTTGACGATGGAGAAGTACAGGAATTCGCTGCCCGCCTTCAGGTTGTATTCGTTGCCCTGCCCCGTGGACTGGCAATCGATATCCACGTAGTAGGACCCCGCCACGGAGTCGAACGTCATGGCTGACACCGGGATGGTCTGCGCCTCGATCGGGCTGAACTCGTGGATGTTGTCCGTGCTGAAGGTCAGCGACGTACTGATATACACCGAGGAGATACCCACCAACGGCATGCTGGCCTGAAAGCGCAGGCGCACCCGGACCCGGGAGTACTCCCCCTGATTGCGCTCCAGGAAGAAGTTGGAGAGCAAGCCGTCCACCACGGCCGTCGACGTGTCGTCAGTGGCGTTCACCAGCATGCGGTCACTGTCGTACTGCTGGATGGCCTTCCGCAGCAGGGCCAGCTGGGCGCCCTTGGGGCGGATCAACAGGTCGCGCAGCGCCGCGCCGTCCCGGAGATCCAGCGTGGGATAGGCGGCGTTCAGCAGCTGGACTACCATCTGCTCGGCGGCGGTAACCTCGTCGGCGGTGACCTGCAGGCCGGGGAGGACATCGTAGAGATCATAGGGAGTCGTCATGGCCCCTCCTAGAGAATGTTGACGGTCATGTCGAGCAGGGGGAAGGGCGCGTAGAACGCCACCGTGGTCCCTGACTTGGCGGTCAGGCTCATGGCCACGTAAACGGAGTCATCCTGGACGAGGATGGTCAGGATGTCCACGGATTGCAGGCGCTCGTCGTCATTCTCGAAGTTGGTGGTCAACGATACGACCTGCGTGGCGGCGTCATTGATGTCGGCGCGCAAGGCCGCCGTCAGCTGCGAGGTGTCGCCGATGTTCCCCCGGGTGATGCCGGAAAACACGGAGGTTCCCCGGCCGGGATTCATGGGATCGCTGCCCTTGGTGGTGAACAGCACCTTCAGGAAGTACTGAACCAGCTTCTGGATTCCCGCCGTGGCCCGGGAGAACCCGTTGGACGGGCCTGGCTGCAGGGATACCGTCGCCGCCGTGCCGCGCAGGCGGTAGGTCTCGATTTCTCGGGCGCTGTACGGTGTGTTGTCCAGCCGGAACGGGTAGGTGACGCCGTTCAGGGACACATAGCGGACCGTCTGAGTGCCCACTGTATCGAACCCGTCCACCGAGACCTTTTCGCCGCTCAGGTAGTAGGTGTCATTGGACAGGTCGATCAGGGAGAATCGGATAGGCGACGTGCCGTACCCGGCCGAGAAGTCCATGAACAGGATGTCGTAATACCCGCCCGCAGGCAGGTTCTGGTCGGTCAGCAGACGGGAAACGGATACCAGGGACATCAGCGGCCTCTCTGCTCGGCCGTGTTTGCGGTCAGGACGAGCCCCAGGGTTGCGATCAAGTTGTCACAGTATAGTTTATCCTGCGCGATGTCCGCCTCGGCTTGCGCCAGATAGCTCTCATGCGTCAGGACCGCCATGACGGATTCCCGGTACATGGCTTCCGCCAGCACCGCCTGTTCGGACAGCCTGCCCTCCAGCACGGAGGTCCTGCCCCGGGAAATGCGGGTGATCTCTGTCAGCAGATTCTCGGCGTTTTCCTGGAAATTCAGGCTAAAGAAAAACGTCCCCGCATGCGAGGACGGACCGGCGAGCCAGGACAGCGTATCCGCTGCCTGGTCGCTCAGGACGGTCTGGTTGCCAACCGCGTCATGACTCGCGGGGGAACTTGCGGGGTTGAGCGCTGGCGGCATGGATGCTCTCCATCTCGGTCTTCAAGCCCTTCATTTTATCGACGAGCTTCTTCTGGAGATAGTTAAACCGGTTGAGGTTGACCCCCAGCATGGCAGCTTTTTCCGCGCCGGTCTTGTGGGCGTTTTCCGGCGCCGAAATCACCGTCACCAGCTTGCGCTCATCCTCGTTGAGGTTGTCAAACACGTAGCCATGCACCAGGTAGTTCGAATCGAAGGAGGATGCCGTCGGGCTGCCTTCCTCGCCGGACTCGTAGAGATCGCGCTGGATCTCGCGCTGCATCTTCTTCACCTGGCGGATAGACCAGTTCAGGTGACCGGCCAGCTCCTGATGCGTCGGCTCCCGGTTGAGCTGTGTCGACAACTCCTGCAGGCCGGTGTTGTAGTGGCGGAACTTCAGCTGCTGGCTCTCGGACAGCCGGGCGGCATTCTGGTTCTCCATGTTGATGCGGCTGACCTTGCGCACCCAGTGATTGACGTGGGTGTTCAGGCTGGCGCCGCGCGTCGGGTCGTAGGTCTTGATGGCGTGCACCACCCAGGACCGGGCTTCCGCGTGCAGGGCGGACTTGGGAATGCTGCCGGCCTGCTCGTTGACCTTCTTGTTGATGACGCCGTTGAACCGGTTGACGATGTTGGTCAGGTTGCGCGGCGTCGGGTTGTTCTTCCAGACCGAATACAGCATTTCGTCCTGCTGACGGTTGGACAGGCTCTCGGGTTCCGCCGCTTCGGCGCCAGGCTCAAATTGGTCGGTTGACATCTTGACGTACCTCATCGGAAAGTGGGACTCCGGACCGCACCTTGATCGCGTAATCGAGCAAGAATTTCTGCAGCAGTCCACTGAACTTATACCCGGTGTACACGGCGGCGTCGCCATCGCCCTGGCTGTCGAAGACATTGATCACCGGCGAGATGTACTTGGCCTGGTCCAGCTCCTGCGGGTAGCTGTAGCCGTAGACCGCCTTGAAGTCGCGGGTGCCTGACTTTGCCGGGGCCGTGGGTACGGGCCCCTTGGATGCACCAATGAGATCCGCCATGCCGTTACTCCTTCTTGGACGTGTCAAAGACTCGGTTGAAGTAGTCCACCATGGCCGGGTTGCGGGCGTAGAGGAATACGCCGGAACCCTCGCCCTGAATACCATCGACTGCGGACTTGCTGATCACCTTGTTCACATTGCCCTGCCCGATGTTATAGGCGACCACCGCATTGTTCCAGCAAGCTCTCGGCGTCTGGTTGGGATACTTTCTGCGGAAATACGTGTAGAACCACTCCAGCAAGTACGCCGCGTACTTGATGTTGTGAATCGGGTTGTAGCTCGAACCCTTTCCGACATGCAAGCCTTGCTTCAACGCATCGGCATTGTTGAACGGCATGATCTGGCCGTATCCGTAGGCGCCCACCGGACTCTCCCGGTAAGGCCGGTAAGAGCTCTCCACGCGGATGATCTGCTTGAAGAGGTTTGCAGGATACTCAGGATACTTTTCAGAGAAATACGTATCCTGACCCGCTATCTCCATCGCATGTGCCGCGCGAGCCGAATCCCTCGCCATGGCAAAGAACGACCCGTCATTCCAGCTGGCATGCCCCGATCGTACAGGAGACGTATACGACGAATTCGGGTTAGGATCGTTTACGGTTGCGTCAGGGTGGAAAATGTCAGGCGTAAAGAGGGGGGTAAACGCCGGCGGCGTCACCTGCTTCGACAACATCATCGACTGCTTCACGATGTAGTTGTAGTTCAGGTACAGGCTGTGCGTGGCCGGGATACCAGAAGGATCTAGCGCCCCGGGACCGGACTGGGTGTAGCCGTCCGGGTAGCCGTTCTCAAACGGGTATTCGCGCACGAACCGCGCCCGCTCGGGGATCATCTCGGCGGAGATCAGCGTGAAACCATGCACATTCTCCAGGTTTTCCCAGGTCTGGATGCTGCGGCGCACGGCTCCCATGGCACCCCGCCAGTCCTTCGCCCGAAGATCCTTCATGGACGCCTGCACCTGGACGTCCGGTTGCAGGTAAGAGTACTTGTACTCAGACAGGTCGTCGATGAACGCCGCGCCGACGCCCAGCACCTCCTTGTAGTAGCGGTCGGCGGCGTCGCGCGCTTCCTTGGAGGCGTTGACCAGCGTGTGGTACCGGTACACCCCGAGGCTGTCCTCCCCGGGCGTCTTGATCTTGCCGATCCCCAGCAGGTCGGCCAACCAGGGGAGGATCTGGCTGGATTCGGTGGAATAGAGCTTCTCGAAGGTCTGGGCTCCCTCGAAGCTGATGGACGTGGACACCGCGCCGCCGCTGTTGATCGAGTGAGTCACCGACGTGCAGTAGGCGTGGTAGCTGGGCCGACTCGGCGAGGCATCGATGATGTCCATCGGGTAGCCGGGGATGATATACGGGTTGAACACGCCCGACACGCCGCCCGCCTTGGACGCCAGCACCTGCAAGCCGTACTGATAGTCCAGGTACTCGTACATGTGCTGCCAGACCGCTTGCTTGCGCGTCTCGTTCGCACTGATGTCCTCCGAGTTCAAATACAGGTTGAGCCAGGACGGCACCTGCGCATAGGCGGCGTTGATGCCGCGACCCATCTCATGGCTGGCCGGCGTATTGCACGGATGCAGGGCTCCGGCGGCCAGAGATTCAGGGCTGACCGATCCCTGGTACTTGATGGCGACCGCCTCGCGCACCGCGAAGGGAGCGCGCAGGTGAAACATGGACGGCATGTCGGCGGCGCCGAACGCCGGGTGATTCCAGTTGGATACCATCCGGGTCGGCGTGTCATAGACGGTGCGCACGCTGAGCGCGTTGTACATGGACGGAAACAGCACGTTGCAGCGCGGGGCGAAGTAGCCGGGCATCACCGGCTTGACCACGGTCTCGATCGGCGCGGCGGCGGATCCCGGCCCGGATTCGTCCCCCGTAAAATCGCCGGAGAAACGCATGACCGGGCTGGTCAAGGTCACCATCTCGTAGCACAGGCTGGTGTAAAACGACGACAGGAACCCCATCAACGGGGTCGTGGACGGCGCGCTGTTGGCCAGCGAAGTGACCGCCATGAACGTCGCGTCATTGACCGTCGCCTGGATGACTTTCTTGGTTTCAGCATCCGCCTTGTCGTCGAGAATGGCCACCTGACGGGGATTCATGGTCGCCACCTTGTCCTCGGGCGACGCATCCTTGACCTGCTTGTAAATCTTGGGCGTGGCCTCGCTGGTCGCCACCTGGCGGCCGCTCTCCACGGCCTCCTCAATGATCGGATGGCCGGTCAGCGACTCCAAGTACTTCATGTTGCGAATGAGCGGGTAGTAGATCTTGCTGATGGCGTCCTGCTGCCAAGAAAAGGCGTAACCGTCGTTCGCCATGCCGTTCAGCAGGCGGGCTACCGCGCCGGGCATGCCCTTGAGCTGGCTGCGATAGTCGTAGCCGGTCTTGCTGTACATAAAGATCGGCACGCCGCTGTCAATCGCCTGCAGGCTCTGGGTCGGGGTCTGCGTGGCCGCGTCCAGATCCCCCAGAACGGGCTTGAACAAAGTGCCCGACGGGTCCTCCGCCGTGATGGACTTGGGGTTGATCCCCTGCAGCATCTTGAGGGCCACCAGGCCCGCGTTGAAGTCCTGCAGCCCGCCTTGCGAGAAGCTGCCCGTGCTGTCGCCTGCCGCGCCGCCCGCCAGATCATTGGCGAACTTGGCGAACCCGATGCCGATGCGCTGCATGACGTGGTTCTTGTGACGGCACTGGTAGGTGATGGTGGTCTCCGCATCGGCTTCGCCTTTCCGCTTGGAGAAGTCCGCCGCCCAGATCTCGCCGGTGAACAGCACCTTGTAGACGCGCTTCAGCTTGACGATCTCGCCGATCTTCAGGTCGGACTGGGAGAAGTAGTAAAGGTCCTGGAAGTAGTCCAGATACAGGATGTGGACCTTGGGGAAGTACCCTTCTCCGATGGTCTCCATGCCCGGCAGGTAGCCCAAGGTCAACGTCGCCGTCGGGTAGCGGTTGGCCATGGAAGAGACCGTGATGTTGGCGAACGGAACTTCGATGCCCTCGATGAACAGCTTGAAGTCCGGGGCGGAGACGCCGGACAACGGATCGTTCGACTGGAATTCGTCGACGGCCGCCGCCGGCAGGGTCTGGAACGCCGGTACCGGCTTAGGAATAGACATAGGGCTCGGCCTCCGCAAACACCTCGGGCGGGTTGTTGTCGGCGTCCCGGCCGAACATGCCGTACATCAGGATGCAGAACAGGGCCTGCTCCAGAGGGTTGGTGATCCGCGTGAACAGGTCGGCGTAGTCTTCGGGAACCTGCGGGTTTTGCAAGGTCTCCTGCGTCACTTGGGCCAAAAGGTTGGCGGGGATCACTGAATGGTAGAGGGACTGCTTGACCGGCAGCGGCAGCTTCTCGATGGCGGACAGGCCGAGGAGGCCGCCCGTGTAGGTATCCGACAGCCAGGTCAGCAGGGCGTACTCGGACGGCGTGAAGAACTCGCGCACTTGCCCCAGGGAGCACCGCAGGGTGAACACGCCCGCCGCCAGGATGTGATCGGTGATGACCTCGAAGTCCTCCGGCGGGTAGACGGTACCCGTGGACATCCGCAGGTTCGCCAGCGCGCATCGTGCGCAGATCCCGCCCTGGGATGCGCAGTATCCGGGGTGCCGAATGAAGTACTGGAAGGGCTTTGTAGCCTGGTAGGCATTGCCGGTTGCCGCGAGCACGTCCCCGGTTGTCGTCGGGTAGAGAATGCCGTAGCCCGGCGCACTGATCACCCACTTCCACATGTCGCCTTGCGTCAACACCCGCCGGTCCACGGGAAGCCCCAGGTAGGTGCCGCAGTCCCGTTCGACGACGGGGACGGTCGGGTTGACCACGCGGTGCAGCAGGGTGTACGTGTTGCCTGCCGCCGGAGGAATCACGTACAGCAGGTTCTCCAGCATCAGGTTGGTGGTGTACTTGCGCGTGCTCATGGACGCCTCGTCACGAAGTCGGTAGCGGGGTCGACGACGGAGCCGGGGCCGCCGCCTTGAAATTGGAGATGAACTTCGACGTATTCTGCAGGCCGTCCTGCGCGAAGGAAATAGCGGGCAGCACCGATACCTGGGTCTTCGCACCGACAATCGGCACCTGGTCTCCCAGATTGATGATGCGCTTGATATTGGCTATGGATGCGCCCCCCGTGATCGCGCCGATCTTGCCGCTACGCAGGATGGCCGCCTCCGACCGGATCAGTTTGTCCGCCGTGCGCGCAAACGAGGAGATATTGCCCCGCAGTTTCTTGGCCTCCGCGATGACCCGTTTGGTATCCTGCACGGTCTTGATGAGCGGGTCGGCGTAGTTGTGGACGCTCTGAACGACGCCGTGAATGGTGTCACCGATCGACTTGATGCCCTTTTTCTTGTTCTCCAGCGTATCTCCTGCGGACTTCAAGACATCGAGAATACTGGTCTTGGTACTGACAGCGGGCTGCGCTCCCATGTTCTGGAACAAAGGGGAGTACGCATTGCAATACTCTTCCTCCTCTTTGGCCTGAAGGGCCACGGGAGAAAACACGCCTTTGGGGTCCGGGCCCTTCGTCGCCGTACTGAACAGATTGCTCACGAATGTGCCGTTGTTCAGGGAGGTGATGAGATTTCCGGCCTTTGATATGGCAGTCGGCGCCTGCACAGTCAGCTTGCGGAAGTCCGTGTCGGAAGCCTTTGCCAGCAGCCCCAACATGTTGTTGAGGTCCGCTACCTCTTGCTCCTCGGAAGAAGATCGCGGTTGGTACGACTTGACCAGGAAGTCGATATTGAACGAAATTCCGACATCGTTCGCCGCGTTCTGGCCGTAGGAGATGCCGGTGATGACGCCGATGATGCTGGCGTTGTGCAATTCGAACGCCACCAGCCGGAAATACCGGGCAAGCGCCGTGCCGCGCAGCAGCTTGTCATAGGCGTACATGAACTTGTAGAACCAGTTGTTGATGTGGTCGTCGATGAGCACGCCGGAAATCGTCATGCGGCGCGGCGCGCGGCCCATGAAATACACGGCAAAGTCGTCGCCGAACGTCGGCAACACCATGGTCTTTTCGCCGTCCTGGTAGCTGACGCTTTGCAGCAGGAAGGACGTCATGCCCGCCAACCGGTTGAGATCGCTGCGCTTGACCGAAAGCTCCTGCAATACGGCGCGCAGGGTACGATCCTCCGTCTTGTTCACCTGAGCGCTGGTCAGGTTCAGCAGGTGCAGCGATGCGTAACTCCCTCGGCTTGCCTGAGCCGGGCCTCGCAGGTAGTACCGGGGCAGCGCCAGCGGCATACGCTGGTAGAAGCCATGGTTTTCCAGCGCCGGCTGGTCGAACATTGCCATGTCAGTACTCCCGCGGGCGGAAGCCCGTCATGCTGACCACGCTCTTCTCGCGCAGCAGCTCACGTTGCCCGTAGAGACCGCCAAACTGGGACGGCAGGAAGTTGTCGCCGTCGCGCTGGGCGCGCATGTATTCGAAGATGTCGCCCAGCTGCAAACCGACCAGGGTGGCCTCCGTCAGGGGGACCGTGCGCAGGATGATGCGAGGGGATGTGTCTGCCATGGGCGTGTCCTCAATGTACCTGATAGTCCGAGACCAACCACCGATTGGGGTTGACGGTCTCCGTCTTGGCGTTCAGGACGCCGCCCGGCGCAGCGGTTGTACCGCCATCTTCTCCCTTACCGGCTTTTCCATTGAAGCGATCGACTGCTTGGGCGAAAACTTGTGCGGCCAGGCTCATGACTTCCTCCGGAGAATGGCCTGCGGGGTTGCCTGTGGCTTCCCGGAGGGCCTCTACCGTCGACACCGCAGCTTCGTCTCTCCGAGCCGCCATGATCTGGGCCTGTGCCCTCTGCCAGTCTTCCCGCAGTTGCTCCGGGGTTGCCCGCAGTGCGTGAGACCGGATATCCCCGATCGCCTGGGCGTCCCGGAAATTGGAATGAATGTCCAAGCCCACATGAGTCGCGGTTCCTGCCGCTCCGGCCATGCCGAACGCTTTGAGGCCCCCAACGTAGTCTTTTACTAACGAAATGGTCGCCAAGAGCTCTTTACGATTGACCTCGCTGGGATTACGAGCGAGATTGTTGCGTGCTTGTACGAGCCGCCGCTTGGTTGCACTTCCCTCCGCCAAATCCCCTGACTGGTCTATCCGGTCCGCCACGATAAGCAGTGCCTTGTTCTCATCCGCCACGCGATACCCTTTTTGGCTGCGGATACCTTCCATGGTTAAGGCGCCTATAGACACTGCATTCGATATCTGGGCGGCCAGCGTGTTTTGCTCTGCCGTCGCTCCGTAGCCCACGCCGAACAAATCCCCCGTCAGCTTTTTACGGTACTGTTCCTCTGTCGTGGCGTCCCGCAGGTTGGAGTGATACAGGGAACCTTTGCTGTACCACTCCTGGGCTTCGTGCCACTTATCGGCGATAAACGCTGCGGTTCCCTTGTCCTCCATATCATTAAGGATGCCGCGGTATACACCATACGCCGCCCCTACGCCGCGGCCTATGGAAGCCCCCCATGCAGCGCCGCCAACGATGGCGGTAGGTACAGCTGCGAACCCCAGTCCGCCCGTCCCCAAGCCAAACGCCCCGGCCGCCACTCCGCCAACCGTTGCACCAAGAGCAGCCCCTATTCCCGTGCCCAAGACACCATAATAGAGAGTGTTTGTAGCTATGCCTGCCGCACTCGACCCCGCCTGACCCCAACTGGACCGGGCCGCCGCATTTTTCATAATGCCTTCTACACCAGTCCCGCCGTAACCTCTTTGCAGGGCGCGGGCGTTAGAGTCCTGCTCCTGCTGCTTGGCCATTGCACCCCGTGCAGACCCGGACTGGATAGCGCGTATCTGCTGGAGCATGGAGAAGGTTTCGTCTTCGCCCATACCCTGAGAACGGGCTACGTTGATCAGCATGTCCTCAGAGACTTTGCCGGTAGGAGAAAGCATTCTGGCCATGCCGATGACATTGGAGTATGCCCCCATCGTCCCCTGGTCCATCATCGCCGCCGACTGCATCATGCGGCCCTGCTGGAAAAGCTGGGCGCTGACGTGCAGCGGGTCACGCCCTGCATTGATGGCAAAGGCATTGATCGTGCCCAAGGCCCCCGCCCCTTGCCCGCCACCCAGGTACTGGTTGTACAGCCCCATCATTCCCAACGGGCTGCCGTAGAGCTTGCCGGCACCGGACACCGCTGAGTTGGCTATCCCGGAGACGCCGCCGTACATGGCCACCCAAGGCTCGGCGATGCCTCCTTGGTTGTACAGTGACCCCACCCCAGCCATGGCACGGGCACCCGCCCGAATACCGGATGCGCCCAGCATACCCATGCCGGCTGCCGTCATCCCGAAGCGACCGGCGTTCTGCAGTACACTCATGCCGCTCATGCCTGTGGCCATGCTGGCGACGCCAATATCCGTGAAGATGCCTTCCTGCACGCCGCCGTACATCGCCCCCTGGTCGGCGAACTGCTTCATGATGGCCTGGACTTCCTGCATGCTGTCTTCGGTCATCTTGAGGACGCGCATGGCGGTCTTGGTCGACCGCAGGATGCCCTTGAGGCGGCGGTCCATTGCCTCGGGGTTCAGGTTACCGATGCCCTCGAACAAGCCGTTGGCCATGCCCATGCCGGCGATCTGGGCCACCGTATTGTTGGAGAACTCCGTCTCCTGCCAGCCACGTTGGACGACCATTTTGCCCAAACGGTATGCACCCTGCGCGGACAAGCCGACACCGGTGGTAGCCCCCATGTCGCCTGCAACGTACATATCCGAGTAATTGGACAGCGCGGCTTCCTCCGCCCGCCTGCGATTCATGTAGGGTTCAAATACCGTTTTCTGGGCGCCCCAAGTCATCCCTTGCGCCAGAAGGACCTCCGGAGCCATGAAGAGAGACGCGCCCATCCCCAGGCCACCGCCCAGGAAACCACCAACGCGGGCGCCCATCAACGCAGCTTCCCCTCCGCTGCTCAGGCCAAACAAACGCTTGGACATATAACCCGCCGGAGCCGCCATTGCGCCCCCGATGCCCTGACCCATCCGATAGCCCGCTTCTCCCAAGACGCCCCAAGTCGGAGCAGTCGCGCCAAACGTCCTCCAGGTGGCGCCCCACCCCGACTTCATTTCGAATTCGACAGTACGAAGACCGGATAACGCTTTCTTGGCCAACATGAAGCTGGCGATCGGCGTCACCCACTGCTGCAAGAAACCCATACCGGCGTCAACCGGCGTATTGGCCGCCATGTAGGCGTTGTGCGCCATCCATGCCGAGGGGTCGTCTCCCCACCCCGGGGCTCCGTGGCCCCAAGGCAAGGTCATGCTGGTAGACGACCAGGGCGACCGTTCGCCACCCGGCGTCCCGTACATCGGACGGCGGTTCGGCCCCCACCCCGAGTCAAACCAGTTCTGGTTGCTGGAGTCAGGGTCCATCTGATCATACGGGTTTGCCATGCTTTTCACCTATCCGGAGCTTGGGTCTCGCGTTCGGCTGACGCGGGTCCCGGGTCAACGTCCACGTCATGGTCCTCATGCGGTTGAACTCGGCCAGCATGGCCTCTTCCGCCTGGTCTTCCTTCTCTTCCTCTCCGTACACCGCAAAGGCGTAGCTGGATAAGAGAGATTTTAGACGATTCACGATCTTCTCTTCCGGCGTTCCACCGGCGAAGCCCTGCGCCAGCAACTCGCCGAGCAATTTGCGCTCCTTGCGCTCCATGGCGATGACCCTGCGCATGCAGATGTCCTCAAAGCTGAACAGCGGGGCCAGCGTCACGCCCCGCGCCTTGAGGATCATGCGCTCACGCGCCCAGGGTTTCTTCAAAAATTTTCGGGGCCGACCATCCTGACGGCCTCGGCAACCTTGTTGTCGAACTGGGCGAGGCTCTGCTCCAGGAAGGTCACGAATTCCTGCGGCAGCTTGTCGAGGAACGCCCGGCGCTTGGGCAGTCCTTCGCGGTCCACGGGGGGAAGGTCGGTGCCGCGATAGTTGACCAGGGCAACGAGGATGCTGGCCTTGCGGTACGCCGAGCTGGCGGCCACCGGCGTGGAGAATCCCTGGTTGTCGACCATGCGCATGATGGCGTCGCTTTCGACGGACGTGCGCGTACGCCAGGTCACCTTGCCGCCGCGCTTGCCCAGCGCCACAGTCTCCTCGTACTTGCCAGTGGTCATCAGGCTGTCGAAGATCACCAGCATCTCCGGCGTGATGCCGTCGTCATCCTTCTTGGTCATCTGGTCTTCCACCGGCGCCGGTGCCGTAGACTCCAGGTCAGCCAGCAGGTCTGATACGCCGCTGGCAATGGCCAGGTCGTCGGCGGAAAGGTCGCCCACGGCGTCGAAGCCATCGGTCGGTTTTTTGGAGGCGGGTTTTGTCATGGTTGTTCTCTCAGGTGGCAAATTGATAGCGTCCGGACAGGTACTCGAAGCCGACCAGCGCAAACACGAGGGAGTGCAGCCAGTCGTCCGGGGTATCCTCGTCCTTGGAGTATAGGCGGTTGTTCGTGCGCTCGTTGACCTCTTCGAACACCGCCAGGGCGTGCTCCCAGTAGCCTTGCGTCACTTCCCAGCAGGGAGTGGTGAACTGCGCGCCGCCGCGACGCATGCGGTGGACAATCAGGTCCATGCAGGTCGTGCGGTCGGCCGCCAGGAACATGCCGGCCTTATTGTGCGCCAACCGGCGGGCGGACGTCACGTACTGAACCATGTGGACCTTGTCGTAACCGAAGAAGTTCTGCAGCAGCTGGTCCTGGACGACGCCGACGCCACGGTCCGCCGCGCAGATATCGCAGTTGAACTGCTGGATGATTTTCTTGATGCGGTCGACCTGGCTGAGGATGTGGATGCCCTGCATGATCTCGCTGTAGAGCAGGTGGACGACACCCATGACGTCAACACCGATCACCGAAGCCACGGTAAAGCTCTTTGTGGAGCCGGTAACCGACCAATCGACTCCACAAATCACTTTCAAATAGCCATACTTGGCTTCGGCCTCTCGCCTGGTGGAGAACCACTGGGTCTGCGAGGGATCGCAGCAGGCCATGGCATCGTGAACGCTGATCGACTTGCCTGACAAGTCGGTCGCCAACCCGAAGTTTTCGTTGGCCAGCACGGTCGGCGAGTAGCTGATCCCCTCGTTGGCCAACCGCACTTTGGCGTTGAGGTCTGCCCAAGCCACGCCTTCCGTGTTGGCCGACATGATGAACTGCGGCAGATGGCAGCCCATGGCGTCCCGCCGCCCCTGCACCGTCTCCACCCATTGCCCCACCCGGACATCGATGTAGCCATGGCAGTGGTAGCACGTCGGCCCCTTCGGGTCGATGCACATGGCCACGCAGCGCGGATAGGTGTTGGGGATGCACCACTTCCGGCAGTGCGGGCACTTGATCGCCCACTCCATCTGGTTGCTGCGCAGCCACAGGCGCTCCAAGGAGTTCGCCGTGGACTTCGATGTACCCGAAAACACCTTGTAGCGGTACGGACTGGCGTCCGATATCGGGTTGATGACGTCGATGGCCTCCAGGAGGATGTCCTGGACCTCGTCGTAGAGGATCTGGTCGGCGGAGATACCGCGAATACGGTCGCCTTCGCTGGCGTTCTGTGCGTAGCGGATGTAGATCTTGCTGCCGTTGCTGAACTCCTTTTCAAAGACGTTGTCCACCGAGTCCTTGGCAATGAAGTATTTCCGGACGATCTTGCCGTGCCGGAAAGGCTTCAGGTACATGTTGGAGAATTGCTTGGCCTGCGTCGACAACGGGGCCACGTAGCACGTCTGAAAGTGTTTGTGCGTCACTGACTGGGTGATCGTCCGACCGCCTTGCGACACCGACTTGCCGATCTGGCGGCCTGCCTTCAGCACCATGGTCTTTGGCTGGACGTCGTAGATGAACTTCCAGGGGACGTGCTTGCCGAAACGCAGGGGGTCACCGCGCAGCGTCAGCAGTCCGCTGGCCAAATCCGAAGGCTTCGTATTGGCCAGGCGTTCCCGAATGGCGTCTACCTGTGAGCTACCCATTTTCCCGTCAAACCCCGGTATAAGAACGTGGGCAGATGGACTGCCTAAATTTCTCCGAGGTTATCATGAACACGAGCACATTCAAAAATAGCGGTAAAGGCTATAGAGCAGTGGTTCTCTGCACCGACCTGGCGGGCCACGTAGCCCTCTCGGCGGTGTTCAATCGTGATCGGGAATCGACGCACCAGATGTTCGATCCCCAAGTCCACACGGTCGTCGGCATCATCGACGGCCGCCTGCAAGTCGCCACGCCTGAGAAGGCCCGGCAAGTCACCTGGGCGGACCCCACGCTCCAGGCGGCGATCAAGCAGCTGCCCTGGCTGCGTGACTGGATCCTGAACCCCAAACCTCAGCGCGGGATTCCGGAATCAGTCGTCCCCGCCAAGGACTATGTGATTGCCGAAATTCGGCGCAGCATGGCCCTGGCGGAATGCAACAAGTGGCGGCTTCCGCGCGGCGTCACCGAAGTCATGGTGGCCAACGCGGATCACTTCCATGTCAGGACGACGACCGACGTGGCGGATTTCCGTCACAAGAAGTTGCCTGCCGGCACGCTGCTGTATGGCGTGGCGCCGGGGAAACCTGCTGAGCGCATCCCGGTGTTCGAGGGGTGGCGTCTGGCGTATGGCTATCCGACGCTGGTGGAAGTTTGCCCTGCGAAAGGTCTGTTGATCGTTCACAAGAATCCGAAGCGGCGTCAGACCGCGCAGGATTGGCGGAAACAATTCGAATACCAGTGGCTGAACCGGACGGTCAGCTACTGTCCCGATTAACGTGTGGGAGAGGGGGCAGGACGCCCCCATTTTTTTAGCGGAAATTGGTCGAAAACCTATTTTCTGTCGGGCCCCAGGTCCAGATATCTCTGGTGAAGCTGTGCATGCTCCAGGTGGTATTGCGCTTCGCTCAGATCCCCTCGTGCCAAAGCCTCTGCCGCACGACTCGTGTGATGCTTGACTATCTCTTCCGGAGACCGTTTTCCGAGTCGAAATGTGGCGCCAAGTTCGTTGGTCACCGCATTCGCCACCTTCTCCATTTCGCTCAAGTACACGTTCATGTCACGTCCTCTCTCGTTGCGTCAGCTGCACGGTATCCGTCATGGTGAAGGTCTGCAGCACCTGACCGTTCACCCGGTAAAGCGTCAGCACGCCGGTCTGCTTGTTCCACGACCAGCTGCCGATCGCCGCGTCCTCGATGTTCTGCAGAAAGCTGAGGTCGCTGCGTTCCTTCACCCAGACCGACGCCGCGATGGCGTTGTCGATGAAGAACGTGTAGAGGCCGGAGTCCGTGAACACCAGGCTCAGCGTGTACAGGCCGTTGCCGATTTCCGCCCAGGTCAGCGGAGACTGCAGACTGGTGTAGACCACGCCGTCCTTGAGGATGGTCAGCGTGAAGTTGGTGCGACCCGAGTCGTTGTTGCGGGCCACGAAAGGCACGCTGAACGGCTGGTTGATGACGGTTTCGAGGCTTAACATATTGGTCTCCGGTACCTAGCGGGGCAGTATCAGGTCAACCCACCTATCACAGTATTAGCCAGGGAATCCCCTGAATGATGGCCGACCGTAGTCAGCCTTGAAGCCTCTCGCAAAATAGGGCTTTTCCCCAGATCTCCCAGCTTGCCGACATGCGGAACGGTCTTGGTCGACAGCTTTGCAGCTCCCATACCAACGGCGTGCGCCACCCCGCCTGCACCGGCCATTCGCATCCCCGCTCCCGGAGTCGCCAGTTGCCCTGCAAGGTGAACGCCATGAGTCAGCAGCTCCATCAGAGCCGCCTGTTTCTCCATGGCCTTCAGGTAGGGGTTCATGTGGCCTCCATCTCCAGGATATACAAACCCATGGCTTCCTTCAGCGCGTTCTCCTGGGAAACCGCCTCCGGAGTACTGGCGTCAGGGAATTCCGTGTCGGCGACGAACGGGAAAATCGGCCGGCGGATGCCTTCGTGATGCAGGACGGTTTCGGCCAGCATGGCGACGGCGGTGTCCGGGTGGAATCCGATGGGCAAGTGGTGGAGGACGTACAGCGTGTAGGCCAACTCCAGGACGGTCGGCAGCACCAGGACATCCGGCTCATCGGCCTGATTGTTGATGACGTCGCAGGCCGCCAGGAACAACACCTGGTCTTCCTGGATGCGCGGGACTTCGGCCAGATCCATGACGCCGTTCGAGCTGTCGTCGGCGATACGCTCTTCGACCGGCCGGGCATCGGATAGCAAGCCCTTCAGGAGACGGATCTTCGCCAGCATGAGTGGTGTGAAAGCCACGCCCAGGTCCAGGGACAGCGTCTCGTCCTCCAGACGCCACCACTGCGGGCCGTGCACCGTCGTCAGCAGCTGGTTGAGCAGGACCAGCGAGGTGCGGTCAGAGAGCGGGGCTGGCATCGAACTTACTCTCCGTACGCACGACGACTTGACCTGTTGGCCAAGTACCCCATGCCGCCTACTACAGCCGCTCCCCCCAACATGGAAGCCGCCGTGCGGGGCAGGCTCACGGGCGTCCTGTTCAACAGCGCCGGCATAACACCTCCGGCAAGCCCGCCCAAAGAGGCCCCAAGCATTGCAGAAGAAGAAACAGGAACACGTTGCTCGGGTCGAGGCGCCCTTGCCTTGAGGACAGCTAAAGTGGCTGGAACAGCAGCTGCTGACGCCAACCACGCAGGATGCCTCTCCCCCCCCATGTACAACAAGCCTCCGCTCATCGTACCCGCCAAAGCGCCAAGACCCACCAACTCTCCGGCCGTCATAGGCTTGCGCTCTTGCTCAAAGGCGACCTTAATCATGCCGCTCAAGTACGGATTCATGCGACCTCCTCACACCCGGCTGGCCAGCAGTTGTTGTTGCTCCAGCGGCAGACTCTCCACCACCGCCTTGAACTCCTGCGGGCCGCCGGCGCAGGCTTGGGCGACGTCATCGCCCAGCAAACGGTCGATCGGCAGGCGCATCAGGCTTTCCACAGGGACATTCCGACCGGCTACCTTGACCTGCAGCGCGCTGGCGGCAGCAGCCTTGGTGATGAACGCCTCGCCGTAGATGTCGAAGCCGCGGCGATTGAGACCGGAGACCTCGTCCATCTCGCGGATGGTCGAGCAGATCTGGCGCACCTCGTCCTGATCGAAAGATGCCTTCTTGGTCATGGCCAAGGCGATCTCACCGTAGCCCAGGCCGGGGGTTTCCCGCTCACGGCAGGCAATGTGAGCGATGGCCAGCACCGGGTCAAACTCGTCGCCGCCGCCCAGACGCCGCACGGCGGCAGACTTCACCATGTCGCCGTAGTTGTCCACCAGATGCTCGGCCGCCTTGATGATGGCATCGTGGTTGGGCATGAACTGCGCCAGGGCGCTCTCGATGGCGCGCTCAGAGTCAACGATCTGATCCTGTACGCTGGCGACCTTGTGAAAGCCTTGCGCCGCATGGAGCATGGACTCCGCAGCCTGCTTGATCTGCTCGCTGAGGCCATACAGGGCGGCTGCCGTGGATACGCGGTCATAGACGTCGCGGTCGACCGGGACGTGCGCGACCTTGAGCATGTGCTCCAGGCGCAGGGCGGACAGCACGGTGTCAGCCGGCGTATCGATCGGGAAAGCGCCCTCGACGAGACGGGCTTCCTTGACCAGGGGGAGCACCTCCGGGACCAAGCCCAGCAGGTGACGGATATCGTGGATGGAATCGATCATGGCAACCTCTTATCGAATGGCGGCGAGAGCCAGCGGGCCGTACTTGAGGGCGGCATCCATGTGGTTGATACCCAGATGGTGGGTTTGCGAGCGCTGGGCCTGCAGGTCTTCCTTGCGGAACATCAGCGCCATGGCTTCAGCGTCGGGATCCGGACCGGTGCGGATACGGTGGAGCGCGGCGTTGGCGGCCTGACGGGTCTTCTCCTCTGACCGCTGGTTCATGTAGGCGGTGCCGGCGGAAGCCAGTCCCATGCCCAGAGCGAACATCTTGGTGGGACGGCGCAGGCGGCTGATGTACTTGCGCACCGGCTTCTCGTAGATTTCCGGCGGTATGTACCGGTCGTGCAGGGTTTTCTTGACCAGCACAGGGTCGACGCCGAGGTCCGCTACCTGGGACAGGCGCTCCTTGGAAAGCATGGGGGCCCCGATGCCGTGTTGTTTCAAGATTTCGGCCGGAGGCGACGGCAACTCGGCTTGCAGGGCACGCATCCCCTTGCGGGCTTTCTGCTCCGGCGTCTTGGCGCGAAAGCGGTCCCACCGTTGCCGGAATCCCGGGCTGACTTCCCGGTGCATCCACAGCGCGTCTTCCTCCGAGAGCGGTGCGTACTTCAACTGATCGCGGCCCGCTCGCAAGAGATCGGCGTTCAGCGGCATGTATTCGGCCTTCAGCGGGTGCAAGCGCTGCAGATGCGGCTTTCCGGCCTCCACTGTCTTGGCGATCTCCTCGTCATAGCGACGGGCAACCTCGGCGTTCATCTCCGCCAGGTAGTGGTTCTTGTAGGGGTTGTGCACAGCCAGCATGGACCCGACCAGGCCGCCCATGGCCGCCCCGCCGAGGCCAGCCTCCGCCACAGGCAACGCCTGGTCCGTGAAGGACGGCTTGGGGATATCGGACCCCGGTCGACTGGCGTACATGCGCAGGAAGTCCACCTTGTGCTGCAGCGGCAGGCGGTCAAAGGTGTGACTGTTGACGATGTCCAGCATGTCGGAGTTTCCGGTCTGCTGGGCAATGGCATGGCCGCGCATGACAAGGTCGGCGTTGTTCAGTGGGTGGGTCACGACGGTGCTCCGGGAAACCTGCCCCCTAGTTTAGCCCGAAGTCGGCAACGCGGGTATAAGGCTATGGAGGTGATAATCATGTCTGCCCAAAAACTTTTGGTCGGTTTCCCCCGGCCTGCTGCAAACCTCACGGACGGAGACCCGGTCCCCGGGTGTCTGGCGTCGATCAAATGGCGTTGCCACGACAAGACCGTCGCCCACCTGACCGTCGATCAGAAACCCTACGGTCTTTTTTACTTCCTGCGCGTCTACGACAAGACCGGCGCCCTGATTCGCGGCACCCCCAAGGTCGTGCACGGCCGCCGCGATGAACTCTCCCTCCTTGCCACCCTGGAAAAATACCTATGACCGCGAAAACCCACCCCTTGCATGCCGATCTGGACGACCTGGTGTGCGCCGCCGAAGACCTGCGGGACGCCATCCGGGAGACGCCGTGGAGCCTGATGTACGCGGAGAACCGTCTCGCTTTCGGCGGAAAACTCGTTCCCCGGCCGGCAGCCATCACCAAGCAGTTGAACGACTTCAGGGAAGAAATCCAGGCAAAGTCCACAATGCACCTTCTGGAAAAAATCCAGACAAACACAGACTCCCCGAAGCCGACCCTTACCCAACTGTTCCACGCACTCTCCGGCATCAACGAAGGCGTCCCACTGACGATCCGCACGTTCTACCTGGCCATGTCGATGGATATCCCCTTGTCCACGGTAGTCGACGCCTATATGGCCCGCCATGGCCTGCCTTGGCGCTGCAGAAACGAAGAGTCCATCAGCGAGCATGGCTTGATGAGATTCCTCTTCGACCGATGGGGAGTTGCCTATCCCACCGTCGAAATCACCGAGGAAATGCTGAACAGCATGATCTCTCACTTCAACTTGTACAAACAGGAGAACTGATGTGAGCCACGCCGATCCCTACCTCAATCAGGCCCTGGACGCCACAGAAGGCCTGCGTGTTGCCCTGTCCAAGCTGCACGAGCACAACGTCGACATCGGCAGCCTGGGCGATGACCTCCGCAACATGCAGGCCAAGTTGACCGCCCTGAAAGCGGACACCGACTACGGCGACGGCCTGTCTGTGCTCGAAAACGCACTCGCCGAACTGGCCCGCATCGGCCCGCGGCGCGACGACCAGCATCTGGATTGGCGCATGGTGCTGCTCAAGCAGATGTTTCCTTTCAACCGGCCGCTGCCCGTACGCGCCCTGTGCTTTGGCTATGGCATGGGCATCCTCTGCGACGTCACCCTTTCCCGATTCATGGACGAGTACACCGGCGGCGCGCTGAGCTTGAACGGCAGGTTTCCCGGAAACATCTCCGCCGTACTGCAGCTGCTCAACGGCTCGGGAATCGGGGCCTCCGCCGGCACACTGGGGGTAGCCGATCTGGATATCCTCCGTCAAAAAGACTACGCGACGGCAACCCATGCGTGGGGGGACATCCTCCTGCAAGCCGGCAAAACAGGGGGCTTCCGCCTGATGACTGCCGACGGCAAAGTGAATCGCGACGCCGGGAAAAGCTCATGATTGTCGCCGCGAAAGACCTCTCCGGCGCCGCCCTGGATTGGGCTGTCGCCAAAGCGGAGGGATTGCCGCTGAAAAAAGACCCGATGGGGTTTGGGTCAGGGAGCGAGGCCGGATGGTGGGTGTGGTACGGAACGCCTGCTTCCGAAAAGGTAGGCTCCCAGCTCTCCCCCTCCAGAAACTGGGAACAAGGCGGCGTCATCCTGGAGCGTGAAAACATCGCCGTGGAGCTGATGACAGCCCCCGGCCAACTGCCGAAAGTCTGGATGTCCCATTCACCGTCCCACCTGTGTTTTATCTCCTACGGGCCAACCGCCCTGATTGCCGCCATGCGCACCCACGTCGCCGCCAAGCTCGGCGGCGACATCGACATCCCCGAGGACCTGACATGAAACTGAACAAGACCATCAAGAAAGCCATGCGCGAAGCCGCCGTGAAAGTGCTGTTCGACGCACAGGCTCCGGTGCTGCGTGCGGAAGCCGTCCGACTGGCGGACGGCTTGTACGCGCACGAATACAATGACACCGACTTGAACGCGATTCTGGCTGCGCTCGCCGGCAAGGACAGACGTTGGCTGCACTGGGCGGACAGTGTCACCCTGCACGACGGGCTATACCTCTCCCATTTCATGAGCAAAGACAGCCACGAATGGAACAAACGCGATGATATCCGGAAGATATGGGGAACGTATGGCTGGGCGACCCTGCCGATGAGCGCGTCGCGTCCCTTCCCCCACGCTTACGCCGGACGACTGCCGAAGATATCCCAGAAAAGTCACCCCTTGCACGAGGGCTTCAAGAACGCCGTGATGTACCTTTACAGCAGAACCGAGCGGTTGATCCGCGATAGCGACGCCCTGACGGAGGAAGTCGACCAGCTGCTGGCGTCGATCCCCACGTTGAAGAAGCTGGAAGAAGTCTGGCCGGAGGGCACGCGCTTCCTGCCGCCCATCGAAGCCCCTGTGAAACCCATCGTCCCCGTCAACCTGACGGAATCCATCAACGCCCGCATCTTCTCGGGAGCCAACGTCCAATGAAAGCTATCGCCAAGGAAACCCTGATCCGTGCGCTGAACCGCATGGGCTACGGCCAAACGCCGAACAGCCTGCAGATCCACCACGAACCCTTGGGGCCCGGCCTCCCCATCGGCTTCCGCGTCTATCGGGACGTCGACCTGTCCCTGGAAGACTGCGTGGATTTCCTGGTGTTTCACGGTAATCCGTCTACCCTGGTGGCCCGCTTCCAGTACACCACGGCACGCGGAAACCTGATTTCCGAGGAAATCACGACGGGCGCAGCGGAGTCCGGTCAAGTTGCCGAATTCCTCGGTGTGGTAGCTGAACGCATGGACTCGTACGGCTATTCGCGCGCACCGAACGAAGAGCAGCCCAAGGAGGAAGTGCTGCTCGGCCGCTACTTGGAAGTCCTCTCCTTGCGTTTCCCGCATGTTCCGGCGCCCGACCGCTACGACCGCAACATCGTCGACGGCATCGCCATGGCGGAGTGGATCCCCAAGCGCAGCCTGGATTCGTTCCTGCTGGAGGTCTCGGAAAACCGGTTGGCCTTCTTCCGGCAGAAACGGGAAGCCTACGGCGGTCCGGTCAACACCACGGAATATCTGATCCTGGACGGCGGGGAGTTGCTGGACGCGCACGGCGCGGCAGCGGCGACCATCATCGGCCAGGTGCTGGACGTCTACTGGAATGGCGGCGGCGACCCGTTCCCTGACATGCCGCCGATTAAACCGGAGGGTAAGCCCGCTCCAGTGTACGTCCCTCCGGTTACCGGACAACCAAAGCCGAATGACCCCGACCGAGTGGTGATCCCCGGGGCGCTGAAGCGCGGCATGCCGGAGGTCGACTTCGGCCCGCTGGCCCCCAGCACGGAAGACAGGGTTAACGCCATGCGTGCGCCGCGTGCGCCGGTGGACCCCAGCAAGCCCGGCGCCACGCCGGATAACGCCATCGACCTCGGCGACGACTGAGGTATAAGGACTCGGGGTGCTATGCCCCGAGCCTGCTTTTCTGGAGAGTCCCCATGGTAACAGCGCTTCTTTTTTTCGCCGGATTAGGCGCCCTCATCCTATTTGCTTTCTTGTGCTTCGCTTTCCTGCAAGGAGCCGGGCCGCGCATCACCGCCGCCGCAAGCCGTCTTTTCCCTGATCCAGCGGCACTAAATGCTGCCCAGATCAACGACAACCTTGCCAGCCAGGTATTTTTCACGTTGATGCAGGTCTACAAGCCTTGCGCCAAGGCCGGCTTCCGTCCGCTGACTGCGACGGAGATGAGCCTGCTGCAGAGAGCCTTCCAATACGACCTGAAGCGGCAGATGTTCCGCGAACGCTACACCCACCGCAAGGCAATGATGTCGAACTCCGAATTGCGGGAAGAAGCCGCGGCGTGCTTTGTCCGAGTAGTGTCTCCGCTTTTTCCGGATGCCGCCGTCACACGCCTGCTGGAGCATGCGAACGTCATCGTCCAGATGGAGAGCTACAGCGGCTCTACGCCGGAACTTCGTGAATGGACGATCGGCATGCCTATCGAGGCACCACAACCGTCCGCCGCTGACGGCGCGCCGCCCGCAGTATCGCTTTCAGGCCTTCCACTGAAATCTTCGTGACCGGCCCCAGGAACCGCTTGTCGTCGTACTGCTTGAGGAACGCCCGGATGGCTTCGTCGCGCCGGCGGAAGCCCAGCATGACCTTGTCTTCGTCCCACTTGCCCCAGTCGCCGGCCACCCGCTGGTGGACCACATAGGCAAACGGGGCTTTCTTGTCGGGACCGACGTAGACATCCAGGGCGTCGCCGTCGCGTCCCCGGGTCGCCTCGATGTAGCCATAGGGATGGTGCATCTTCACCTTCCAGCCCGGGCCTTCCCGCGTGCTGCCCTTGGGGTTCTCGATGGCGATCGGGATGCCCTGAAAGTCGACCCTCGGCTTGAAATAGTTCCCCGCGCGGATCTGGGCATCGGTCGGCTTCCGCCACACGCCGCGACCACCCAAGTCTTCGCGCAATTCCGCGAGCTTTCGCATCTCACACAGGAAATCGTTCATGTCCAAAACCCCCAACCCGATCCCCGATGATACACCCGGCGCCATTGTCTTTGCATACGGCGACCCCCTGCCCAAGATGCAGTGGGGTGGAAACCCCGTGTTTATCCTTCCCGATCGCAGCGTGCTCGATCGATTGGGCCTTTGCCGACTGCTCAAAGACCTCGACCTGAATCCTGACCAGCCTCGGATCATGACCTTGCACTTGATGCCGCTCCCACGCCCGGAGGGGCTCGGCAGTACCACCATCTGGTGGCGTAGCCGGGATGGTCGCACGGACCTGTCTCCCGCAGATCAACTGACCTGGCTGAGCCCGGAAGAGCTGAACCATGCCTCTGCAATAGGCCGCTACGATTTTGAGCTTTGCGACGGAGACATCATCGACTGGTGCATGCCCTATCGCCTGCAAGGCGGCTGGTACGCGCTTCAGCCCGCTCCGAAAGGCCTGCCCCCTTTTCTTCGGAAAAACGAGTACGAGGATACCGGGACGTCTGTGGTGAAGGTTACCGTCGTAGAAGCGGATAACCGGGTCTTGCCGTATTTTCTGGACCTGGCGGAGGTTGCCCTTATGAAGCCGGTGGATGTCGTTCTGTCCAAGAGTGCCCGGGTAGAAAAACGCACGGGGGTGTACCTGAGAAACCAGATGGCCTTGGTCGTCAAAGGTCACGACATCATCAACCGCTGGATCGCTTACAAGGCCCGGGTGCAAAAATGAACAAGGATGCTCCTCTGGAATGCCCCTGCGGAAAGGGGGAAAATCGGGCCTCCCACTGACACGATGTCGAGACCGCAATGCGCCGAAGTTACACCCTGACTATCCGGTCGCCCCAAACGACGGTGTCTTCCGTGATCCGGAAAGACACTCGCCTGGAAATCAAGGACGCCGCTCTGGAGATGGTCGCCGTGCTCTGCCCACCGCAGGTGCGCGGCGCCGCCCTGAGCAACCTGGCCCGGATGATGGCCTTTGAAATTCCGCCGTACTCCAAGAGCGTCTCCACAGTGAGCGCCTGCGGACAGTACGCGGTTCTCCTGCAAGAAACCCTGCCTCAAGAGAACTAGACCCATGAGTAATCTCGAACCCCTCAACGTCATCATGCAGTTCCATTTCGCCGTGACGAATTACTCCGGAGACCCCTCTCTGGAAGACCACCGCCGTCGGGCCCTGAAGGGCCTGCAGACCAGTTTGACCAAGAGCACCGGCGTCGACCTGTCGGCCTACGACAGCGTGCTGGAGACGGCGGCCCCCCTCCCCGAGACCGAAACCTACCCGGACGCCCCGGGCGATGAGGTGATCATCAGCCATGTGTTCGGCCGTGCTGTTGACGTCATGGCCCTGATGGCGCCCAATTTACCCACGCTGGTGGCTTTTGCATCGGGCCGCACGGCGACTATCTTCCCCGCCGGCCTCTACGAAGTGCTCTGCGCTCTGGATGACGTCGACCTGGTGACCATCTCCAATCACCCGGTTTCCCTGACGCGCTTCGTCCGGGTGCTGAGACGCCAGCCCTGGTACACCGAGTTCCTCTCGCGGCAGGAAAACGGCGTCGTGCTGAACATGGGCACCATCGAGTATCTTCGCGATGATTGCCCGCAGCCGGTCAAGATTTTCCTCAACCTGGCCCACGATGCGCTGGCCATGAAGGGGCAAATCGGTCCGAACGGGCCCTACACGCTGGCGGAAGACCCTCCCGAGGGCACTTGATGCCCTCGACGCACTGCGAACCGCCTCCGGGCGGTTCTTTTTTAGCCAGGATTCGGTTTCCGGCTACCTCTGGAAGACGTCAGGTAGCCGGAAAAAACCGCTCAGGTAGCCGGCGAAACCCTTGCGCCCCAAGGGATGCAGCCGTTGGGCTACCCGGACTACCTCGGCTACCTCGGAAATAAGCCTGAATATATATGCGCGTGCGCGTCATGCGCGTATACAGGAGTGACATGAGAAAGTAAAGACCGCTCGTACATAATCTTGTCTGACAATCGACCGCCCTATTTTTTCTTATATATATATATAGTTTTCAGAAAGTAGGTAGTATAGGTAGCCCAAATGACGTAACCGTTGGGGCGCAAGGATTTCGCCGGCTACCAAAAGGTAAAAACGAAGTAGCAATTAGGTAGCCGAGGTAGCCGGACTCAGGTATAAGAATTCAGGCAGGCAATCACGCCTGCAGTGAAGGAGAGACCTGTGTATTCCGTGCGATTTATAAAGTCGAAGGGGGGTTGGTGCATCGTCCATCAGCTCACGCCAGACCACCACCGCCGCCACGTCGAGGGGCCGTTTCCGAGCAAGCCGCAAGCCGACGCCCGCTGCAAGGCGTACCAGGAAGGCCGCGCCAAGGAGGAAGACTGATGGCCGGCGTCGAAGACTTTGCGTACCTTCCTACCCAGCATTCCTGGCTGGCGACCGAGACGCCGCGCAACGCTATCCCGATGGGCAGCCTCCACCACTGGATCCGGGATGGCCAGACGTTTGAAAACTATTGCCGCAACCTGGCGGCGTACCTGGCGATCTACGACTCCATTTACGAAGAGGCCGACGCCGAGTTCAACAGCTGCAAGGAATTCCACCGACGCGCCGCCGGGGATAAGAAAGGCGGGGCGTTTCACCACTACGTTGTTTCCCGGTTGCGGACCATTCGCCTGCGCTATGACCCCGATTTGGCCGGACTGGGGATTACCCGGTGCGTCTACTCGCGGGACTCCGTCAAGCGCGTGGCCGATCGTATTGTCGCCGACTGGGAGGAGAAGCCCGTATGAAAGCCACGCAAACGCCGCGCGGCGAGCCCCTGTGGACCGACGTGATCACTCCGAAAGGCGTGCCTTTGTCTGATCTGTATTTCTACTCCGATCCGGAAGGGGTAGACGTGGAGGCCAGACTGGCCGGGTTCCTGGCCTTGGCTGACGAGATCGCCGAGGAGGTTGACTCGACCTATGCGACCCGACGCGAGGCGCATTGCCAGCCCCACCAATCGGCTGCAACCTGGCCCTACGCCTTGTATGACCAGGTCGGCGTGGCGGTGAGGAAGCGCATAAAGGGTTTGATGGCTACCGAAATTGCCGTCGCGTTCTCCATGCAGTACTCGCTCCAGAAGTGCATCGCCGTGTACTTGTTGGCGCGCCATGAGGAGGGTGCATGAACTGCAAGATGTGTCGGTTTGCCTACCGCCGCCGGGGGGATGGGGGGCCGCCAAGCTCCCCGACATCTTTCTGCCGCCAGGTGAATACGAAGTCGAAGTCACCGTCCTCATTCGCCCGTTGCCTGGAAAAAAGCGCCGACCGGTTTCGGGCGCTACTAAACCATAGGGGGAGGCTGTCGACCTAGCATACTTGATTGAAAAAAGCTATTGCCGGTATAAGGAAATGTACTGGTACGTACATCCCATCATTCCCACCGGAGAATCTCCATGAGCAATAACGAACACCCCGCGGACTGCGTGTGCTGCGGAACCGGCCCTGATGCCGTCGAAGCCGCCCTGCGCGACATGATCGCCGAAAAGGGCTTTGCCATGATCGGCGTCATGGCGGAGTCCAAGGAAAAGCCCACCTTCGTGTACACCGTGGGCATGACCGGCAAAGGTTTGCCCGAGATGTGCATGATCGGCGTCCCGCTCAACGTCGCCCAGCTCATCATCGGCGCCATGGCCAACAGCTTCATCGAAGGCAAGATGAACCTGGCCAACCTGGGTCACAAGCAGGAGGCCTACGCCAACGTACCCATGCTGCCCCAGCGGGTGTACCCGCGTACCCCGGAGCAGTTCAACTACTTCTCGTGGGTGCCCAAGTTCGTTGACAGCCCCGAGGACCTGGACAACATCGTTCTGGTCCAGGTGGTTGTCCCCGATCGGCACGGCCACTTCCCCGGCGAGGACGGCTACGATTTGCCTACGCAGATCCTGCTGCCCACCGAATTCCTCAACATCCCGGCCCAAGTCGCCGGGGAGCCGCGAGTGCATTGATCATGGCCAACAACTACACCACCCTCTCGTACACCCTCCGCGACAAGGATGGCAAACCGCCTACGCTGGGCCCCGTGGGTCGGGCGTTGTTCCACGGGTTCAACGGTTGGTTTGACGAAACCGTCGGCCTCGGCGTAGTCGATCAGAGTGACAGCCTGGACAGTTTCTATGTCGCGGAGGTCATCCGCAAGGTGTTCCCCGACAGCGACCCCGAGCAGCCGGTGAGCAGCATCCTCATGGCCAAGGCAGGCTTCCCCGAGGAAATCGCCAAGGCATTTGACCTCCACCCGAGCGACGATTTCCTCTCCCTCGCCGACGTCTACGCCCTGGTGAAAAACGAAGCCGGATCCACGCTGGCCAGCCTGTTCTGGGAGGAGGGCTGGTGGTGCGACAAGATCCGTCACGGCAACTTCGGCGGCCACGGCGAGTACATGGGCCGACACGTCGGCCTCTTTGGCGGCAGCGGGTACGTCGAGCGGATTGGCGAAGTCATGGACAAGGCGCTGGACGCCGGTGATGCGCAACGGGCCGCCGATATCCTCCGCAAGGAATTCCTCGACCCCGTCTTCAACTCCATGGACGCCGAGACCCGCGAAAAGGTGCGCGTCGCTCTGGCCGCCGCCCTGGCCGCGCCGTCCTGACAGCAGCAACAGGCCCCGCAACGGGGCCTTTTCTTTACCCCGAATTATTCAATTCAAATATCCCCGATTGGTATAAGGAAAATAGACCTGGGCAATATCGCCCGATTACCCGAAGGAGGGCATTATGGTCACAACGCAACAACGCCGGGAAAGATCCCGGCAACTCCGTGCGGAGACCGCCGCGCGGAAGGCCGCCCTGGCGGCGCAGGTCGAGGCGGAGCGCCTCGCCATCCTCACGGATGAGGAACGGGAAATCCTGCGCCGGGCGGCGCAGGTCCAGGCCAAGATTGCGGCCTGGGAATTGCAGCGGCAAGGTGGGCCGCTGACCGTGCTGGGCCTGACGGTCCGCACGGCGAAGGCGCTGCAGGATGCAGGCGTCACCACCCGGGAAGGTCTGGCGGCAATGTCAGACCTGGACATTCTGAAAATTCCCAACCTGGGCAAGAAAGCCTTGGCGGAGATTCGGGATGCCTTGGCAGGGACGCCATGAGATTAACGGGCATCTGCCCGTTTTTCTTTACCCGGAAATACTCAATTCCAATATCCCCGATTGGTATAAGTAAATCAGAAACCAGATTATCGGAGATTATTATGGAATCTATTATTTCGAAAATCCTCGGCATTGACGCCGAGAAGTTCCAGGCCGGCAAGGAAGCCGGTCGCAAGCCGGTCAAGCTGGCTTGCGGGCTAGGCGCGTCCTACGACGCGGCCGAGATATTGGCTCCGTTGTCCGTCGCCCGGACGGCGGCGGAGATCACGGCGGCCTACGCCGCCCTGCCGCAGGGGAGCTGCATGGCCGGCAAGGACGTCGGCCCCTTCTACGCCCAGCTGGGCGTGGAATGCCTTTGGAGCCCGAACTTTCGGGCCCTGGTGCTGCCCCACCCGGATCGGGCCGGGGCCTGGGTGACGCCCAGGGCCTATGGCATCCACAGGGAACGTGTCTTGGCTTTGCTGGGCGATACTCTGGTCGAATGGCCGGAAGCGTTCAGCCGGGCCATCCCCACAGAGGAGTATCTGTGGGAGCGCAGGGAGCGCGTGGTGGATCAGGAGGGCGTGTACCGGTATGACTACCGGTATGAAGTCACCGGGATAGTGACCAACCATCTGCGGGATGAAGTGCGAGCCCAAGGCCCGTTCCCCTTCTGGCCGTGGGATCTCCCCGCTTTGTGGAGGAGAGAAGAAGACCGCATCAAGGCGGAGGCCGTGGCAGCGTTCCCCGGCGGGTACTATCTCTCTTCGGACGGGATGAGCATCCGCCCGGAGACGATGTACACCCGTGTAGGAGGTGTACTGGTCCAGCTGACCCCGGTGGTTACCCGCCGTACGGTGATACGCCCGACGCTGTACGCCGTCCGGGTACAGCGGGTCGCTGCAACCCGTCACGTCCAGCCCGACGTGCGGTTCATCCCGTACCCGGACTATCCGGAGGTCTGCCACTTCCGCCCGGCGGAGTGGATAGACTACGACGTGGCATCGCCCACGCCGTGGGAGCGGATTGCCCACGACGTGGAGTCCAGGTTCAACGGGTACGTCTACTGACGCCTGGGCCCCGCAACGGGGCCTTTTCTTTAGCCGGAATTCCCTAACCCGGGGTATAAGCCCAGTGGATCACAAGATCCTTACCGGAAACCCTGCGATGTCATTTTTCCTGAAACTCTGGTGGCGTTGGCGGCTGCGCGGCACACCGCGCGACCACCTTGTTGAAATCTACGCGCTGACCGTGCTGGCCGCCCGGCGGTGCGCCTACGACCTGCGGCACGCCAGCGAGGAGATCCCCGAAGACTCCCTGCTGGGGCGCGATTACTACCACGACCGCGCCAGCCACTGGTTGCAGATATTCCAGCCGGATGGCGGCAAGCGCTACCGCCACGAACTTCACCATGAAATAGACCGACTGGAGATGCGAATCAGCGACCTGCAGCGCCGCCTGCGGGAAGCCGGTCTTGACGACGGCGAAGAACCTTTTTGAAGGAGACCTGCATGACCCCGAACCCCCTTGACTCCTACGACGCCTCTAGCCTGGACGGCGAACTTTTTGCCGAGCGCGATCTCTGCGACCTCATCAACGACGAAGGCGTGGTAGCCGGCCAGACCGTCTACCTGGCTCACAAGAAAGCCGTGTCGACGGACGACCTGCTGACCCGCCACCACGTTTTCTGCCTGGGCGAGCAGATGATGGAAGCCGCCTACGATCTGGTCGGGGAAGCCTCCAACCTCTGGGACTTCCCCGTTGAGAACGCCGCCTTCGAGGAACTCCGCCAGGCCATGCTGCCCGTCGTCAGCAACTGGCTGGCTGAGCACGCGCCCATCAACTTCTGGCTGGCGGCCGACGTGATTGAGTACGTCGTGACGGCCGATGACATCGCCCGGGCAAAGTCCGAGGAGGAGAACTGACATGCAATGGCACAACGTAGGCACGAATACCGCCGGCGGATCTTCGCCGGCTCCCCTGGAAACCTGCAACTGCGTGGGCCCGCAGAACGGCCAGCCGGTTTGCCCCTGCCAAATGCGGCACGTCGTTATCGAAAACGGCCGCTACGTCCTGAAAAAGGATCTGGGCCCGGCTCCCGCGGGGGCGATGGGCAGCCTGCTCAGGCTGGGCGCCGGCGTAGCAGGAGCCGGCAATGTGTGATTGCATCCAGACTGTTAATAAAGCTCTGGCAACGCGGGGACTGACCCTCGACTGCCGGTTCTGCCTGAGCGACGTCAGTCCGGTGGCGATGGTGCAGGTCAAGACCAAGAGAATCGGCGCGGTCAAAGCCAGGAGATCGAAGGAGCAGCCGATCATCGGCGCCTTCTGCCCGTTCTGCGGAGAAAAACTTGTTAAGCAGGAGACCCCAGGTGAGCATGCACAAAATACCCCTCAGTGAACTCGAAATCCAAGGCCTGAAAGCCTACGGGCTGCCCGTAGGCAAGTCCAGCGCAATGGCCGACTGCTTCCGCCTGGGCATGGCCTGGGCGCATAAGGCGGCAGCAATCAATCCTGCTCCGAAGTACCTGCTGGGCGGCACCCGCTTCAAGCTTCTGGTCAATCCGGGCGGCGGCTACCACGGCTTCAACAACTACCCCGAGCTCAACGGCCGCTGGGTGGCGCTGGTCGCCGCCGAGGACAACCGCCACATGTTGCCGGAGAACTGCCGGGTGCGCCAACAATCGGAAGGGATCCACTTCTCCCGCATGTCGTGTGCGGTCTGCGGCCAGGGGGCTCCCCGCCACATTGACTGTGGAAACGCCCTGGCGGAGCAGGACGACTCCCTGCAAAACCTCCGCGAACTCGCTGCCGACACCGCCCGCGCTCTCCTCCTCCAGCTGACGGCCTTGCAGGAGCAGGGGGTCGATATCACCGAATTCCTTGACGGGATACAGCCTCGTGGGTAATCCGTGCACAGACCAAGATGATACCGGCCGCGCCCTGGTCAGGCTGGTTGCCGCCGACCTTTCCCGGGAGGGCGATGCCACGCCGCTCGGCACGGTCACCGCAGAGTGCATTCGCCAGGCAATTCCCCAAGTCATGGCAGGCGTCCGGGAGAACGCCGGTGACCTGATCGCCGGCATTCGCTGGCTCGTAGACCTCAACGCCGATATCGCCGATCTCCGCCTCAACGACGTCATCGCCGAACTGGTCGGGCTGCAGGAGCGCTACAACCTGCGGAAGGCTGCAGAGGACCGCCGGCGGGCGGCCGCAGCAGACCCCGCGGGCACCGATTCTCGGATATCGATGTTCGTCAACCTGGTTCGCGCCTGGAAGCGCACGGGCAACCCCGCGGCGAACCGGCTGGCGGATGAAGCCCTGGCGGAGGGCCGCATCACGGCATGGGATCACGCCGTGTTCACCGCAGTCGGCGTATCCTCCGGCCGCAAGATCCTCGACCGCCGCGTCAAGATCGATGACCTGGAGGACGCCCTGCGCGTCTACGCCCGCCTGCTGGCCGACGCCTTCGGCTATCCCCAACCCACCGCGTTTTGCTACCGGGCTGCAGCCCGTATTTTCAACGGGTTCTCTCCCGGCTGGAGCCGGGCGGCGGACCGCATATTCAAGGAGTTCTCATGAAACCCAGTCGCCAATCCCTGGCCATCCTCTCCTGCCTGGCGGAAGCCGGGCAAAACCTTTCCTTCACCAATGAACGCGGCTACGCCGTCGACATAACGCTTACCGCAGCCGACATCCTCTACGCCGTCTATGAACTGGAGGAGGCCCTGGCGGTTCTCCGCACCGGCGTGCCGTGGAGCGACCCCCTGGTCGTGCAGTCCGGCGGCGATGAGTCTGCGGTCGACCGCTTTGCCGCCGCCATGAAGCGCAAACTGCTGGTCAAGGCAGTGGAGGGCCGCAGCGGCTGGGATAACCCCGTGGACTGCCCGCCGGGTCGTCTCCAGCGCATGTTGGTCGAGCACATCCCGAAGGGAGACCCCGTGGACGTCGGCAATTTCGCCATGATGCTGTACTGCCGAAAGGAGAGCACGGCGGTCAGTGACGCCATAGACGTGGGTCCGGTAGAGGATCTCCACGGCCGCCTGACTGCCGGCGGCGATGAGCCTGATGACGCCTATGACTACGCCGTGTTCACGGCGGAAGACCGCGTTAGTCGGCTGATTGCTCTTGAGAGGCTGGTGCCCGGCATGTCCATGGCTTTCGACGCTACGGGGCCGTTCAGAGAAGTTACTCAAGCCGATGTTAACCGCGCCGCCGCTTTCATTTTGCGTGCCCGCATGATGTCCGGCGACACCTCCGAGAATGCCTTGGATTTCCTGGACACTTTCGTGGGGGTATCTTGGCACGATGCGGTGGCCAGGTTGCGAGCCAAGCTGGAGGCAACGTCGCTTTGGGACGTGGTATCGGAGGGCATTCCCGACCCCTATTCTTGGGAGGTTACCTGGTCGGCTATCTACGGACCCGAAGCTGCCCGCCCCGGTTTTCCCGGCGTTTTGCGAAAGGAATGCGGAGCGACTCCGCCGGCAGGCTTCCTGACCGTAGCCGAGTGCGACTGCTACAGCCTCAATCTCGACAGCTTCGAGCGCGGCAGGTTGTATGACGCCATTTGCAAGCACGAACTGCATGCCGGCGACAAGATCTGGCTCAACGTCGCCCGTCCGGCCACGCTGGCCGGCACAATCAACACCGAGCTGCTGGAGATGCTGCTGGTGAACGCCACCGACCACGGCGTCGTCCTTCTGGAAGACGCCCGCCAAGTTGCCGCCAGTCGCCTGGATGCCGTCAAGGCCGCGTTGGCCGGCATTCCGTTGGCGGACGAATCGGGGTTCAGCATCGACGTCGATAAGACCATTGAGTACGTGATTACGCCGGCCGACGAGGAGGCGGCAACCGGCAAGGTTGGCGCAGTCGTCCCCCCGGTCCCCACAACGCCGGCGACGGCCACCTGCTACAGCTGGGACGGACAGACGTGGCATCGAGGCTGCTACGCGGCCGTGGTGCAGGGGCAAGGAAAGGCGTCTGTCGGAAAAACCGTCTGGCTGGGGAGGGTGGGGTACCTCTTCGCCTCCGACCTCTTTGAAGGCGCGGACCTGATGGACGCCGTCCGCCTCAACCTGCGTCGCCTCATGGGCAGCGCCCGCTACGATGCCGATCCGATCCCCCCTCTGTCGGATGACGTCATGGGAACCCTCAACGACGCCGTCTTCGGCTGGCTGACCGACAACAACATCCCCGGTAATCGCTTTGCCGTCTGCGGCGCCACGCCGGTCGTGGTGACCGAAGAGGACTGGCGGAGGTATGGTCGTGAACGCTGACCTCAAGAAAATCTTCGTCAAGGCGTTGAGGGACGTCCTTGACGCCACCGAGTTCACCAGCGCCGGCAATTCCTGCCCCACAACTGATGCGGTTTGCGCTGACGGAAAAACCCGCACGTTCGTTCCTGTTCACGGCATTTGCGCCGTCCTGGACATGTGCATGGGGTACCGGGATGCCGCTGCGGTAGCCGACGACCTGCGGCAGGTCATGGATGACTGGCCCCGCCATAGCGGCAGGGCGGCATATCCGGTCCCTCACCCGGAGAAGGAGCCGGGCGACGCATTTGACGACGCCTCGTCCTGGGAAATGTGGTCACCCAATCACCCCTACGGAGCCGCGCGGCGACCACCACGTCTGGATGCAGAAGGCCGGCCGGGAACGCAGCGGCCGCACGCTCTTCGGCAAGACCTATGAAACCAACCCAGGAGACCTGTATGTCCCTTTCTGACCAAGACAAGCAGGCCATCGCCGGCCTGCGTGAGCGCGGCTTTGCCGTGATCGTCTTCAGCCCGGATGAACTCGGCGGCAACGCGCCGGAAGCCGTCGAAGCCGAACTGGTGATGGCCGCCAACAACCTCGACCTGGTGGGCGGCCCTCCCCGCGACAATCGCCAGTACGCCGTCATCACCCCGGCCACTTTCAAGGCCGGCCACCCGACGCATGACGTCTGGGACGCCTTCGTCCAGGAGTTTGCCGTGACGCCGGAAACCTTCAATGACGGCATTCCGCTGATCTGGCTGCTGGAGGGCATGCCGGTCGTCGACGTCTATTGGGCTCTGCGCGCCCTCACCGAAGTGCCGCCGGCTGTCGTTCGCCAGCGCCTGGCCTCCCTGCTGCTCTCCTTGTGGCGTGAACTGGACTTGCAGCCGGTAGGATCCATGCGCGCCGATGCCCTGGCCGGCGTCACTCGCACCGCAGCCGGTCATATCGGCGACCACATTGCCGACTTCGTGCACATGCACCGGTTGGCCGTGGTCATGCAGGCTCACCGGGAGACACGGGCGATGGTGACCGATCGCCTGGCGTCCTTCATACACCAAGTCTTCAAGGAGACGCCCTGATGGAACCCGTATACGCAACAATCAGCTGCAGCAGCGTCCGTTCTTGCCAACCCTGTTCCCCCGGTTATGAGATTTTCGAGGACATGTGTGAACACTATGGCTATGGGTTTTACGGTGAAGTCCCGCTACTGCGCGCTTTGGAGAGTAACCCGGTGGAAGACGTCTACTGGGCGCTGCGGTCTCTCCACCAGCAGAGTATCCCCATCGCTTTCTGGAAAGCGTTGGCCGGTGACGTTCTGGCTGTCATGGTAGGCAACCACATTTTAGAGGGGGAATACCCCTTGCTGGACGAGCTCTATAGCCAAGGTCGGGCGGCGCAAAGGTTGTCAGTAGCCGTTCACGACGCTCTGGGCTGCTTGCCGCGCCTGCGTACGGAGTTCGAAGCCGTGCTGCGCAAATATTTCAAGGAGACACCGTGATGACCCCTGTTTACGCGGCCGTGACCTGGCCGAAGCTGCAGAGATGGAACCCCTGCGATGACGGCGAGGAGGCATTCCTCGACGTGTTCATGGACCAGGCGGTGAAGGGAGAGGAAATCCCGTTGCTGCACTGTCTGCAATCCAACCCGGTGGACGACGTCTACTGGGCGCTGCGCGGCTTGACCGAGCCGTTACCGCACGGCACCATCGAATATCTGATGCGCGAAGTCAGAGATGCCATTGACCCCTACGCGCACAAGTTCATCGAGCCCGAACAGCAGGACTATTGGAATCGGCTGACTGACGTCAGGGACCCCGACTTCCGCGCGGGACCCCGTTGGTTCTCCACGCTATTCAACTGCATCTGGATTGCCTGCTGGCCCCAGGCTCCGGAAGGCCTAAATGACCGCCTGGTCGACATATTGCGAGCCGCTTTCAAGGAGACGCCATGACCGTGCTGAGCGCCGCCCGCATCCGCGAGTGCAGCAACAACCCCGAGATCTGGGCCAACCTGCCGCAGACCGGCGAGATCCGCGTGGCCGACCTGCTGACGACGCACAGTCCTCTGCTGGTGCTGTTGGCGCTCCGCGCGGCGGATGCCGACACCTACCTCCGCCTGCCGACCTTCACCGCGGACTTGTGGACAGCCGTGGGAGAACAGGGCGACCCCCCGGACTTCCCCGGCTTCGGCTTCCGCGAAGTCTGGTTGTTCGCCTTCAACCGCATCGGGCAGCGGCGGCTCACAGAGAGTGCTCTGCAGGACCTGATTGCCCGTCACTTTGCCGGAGAACCGACATGACTGCGAAAACATTGGGAGAAATCATCGACGCCGTGCGAGACGGCGAGCGCCCAGATTATGAAGACCTGCGATACGCTGTTTGCGCCATGGACGCCTTGATGACTTTCGATCGGATGGCTCTATCCAGCCTTCATCAAGCCGAGGCGGAGGGGCAGCGGAGGATCCTGACGCGCAGCGCTATCTGGCAGTCGGAAGAGAACTACAATCGGGTGAAACGCGCCTTGGAGAAGCCGCCCAAAGAGTATGTCGGCTGGAGCAATGACCCCGACAACCCCGAGTTTCTGGAGCGCCGACGAAAGTCGATTAGGGCCATGAAATCGCTCTTGGAAGGGCAGGGTAAAACATGACCGCATACCGCCTCTGCCCCAACTGCCGGGGCTACAACTTGGAACGCCAGTGGTGCCAGACCTGCAAGACGCTGGGCTACCTTGAAGACAAGGACGCCGCGCCGCGCGACCCCGCCAACCGGGGGACGCGCATCGTTCGTCCGACCCACTACCTTTCCCCGGGCCAACCCTTGCACCGGGGGACCATCCATGCGGCAATCACCGATTTGCACCTGACCGCCGGCGATGTCGTCTGGGTCGCTTGCCCGGAGCAAGGAGTCGATCTGCTCCCCTATCAGGTGGACCCGGCTGAAGTCGCCGTCGCCCGGGCGACGGAAACCTCCCTGGACCGCCAAGCGGAGTACGAAGCCCGGATAGGCGCGGAAACCCTGGCCGCGTCTACTTGCGACCCGGCGTTCGAAGAGATGTCGCAGCGCGTTATCGATGCCTGCATGACCCAAGCCAGTCAGGATGCCGATCTGCAGTCCTCCCTGTCAGGCTGCATTGATCTCTCTCCCTCATCTGATTGAAGAATTCCCTATGAACGACCACATCCTGGGCGCCATCGAGCGCCTGAAGAAATCCTACTTCGGCCGTCTCATGCGAGACCGCAACCGTGCAGTTGGCTTTGCCATGGGCAACGTCCCTGTGCCGGACCTGGTGGAAGTTGTCAGTTACGCGGAAGAGGCCGTCGTCGGGCTCCCCCGTATCGCAGGCGATGAGAAAGGCCATGCGACCTTTGAGTGGTGGTGTGGCGACCGCAAGATTACGGTCTGCCCGACACGCGGCGTCTTGCTCAAGGTGTACCTTTCCGGCGATTCCGCCGAGGTCGAGGACGTTCCGCTGACTGACTGGAAAGCCGTGCAACTGGCATTCAACTGGCTGCGGGAGGGCTGACCGTGCTGCCCTGGGTCAACACGCTGTGGTCGCGTGCATGCCTTAACGCCATGCTGGTGCGCCACCCGGACTCCCCCCGGCTGTGGTCTGTCCGCCAGATCGAAGTCGACCGCTTCACGTATACGCCGGCCGTGACCTACGGAGAAGGCTGCCGGCAACAACGATTCTATCGACTGATCTGGTTCCTCAAACACTTGCCAGACCGTAAGCGCACCGACGGTCAGGCCATGGAGTTCCCCTTGGTTGACTACGCCGAACGGTTCTCTTACTTTCGCGGTGAAGAGCCCGTCCTGCTGAAGGGTCTGGTTGACCAGATGCACGCAGACGGGTGGGACACCTCCGACCTCATCCCACAACAACAAGAGACTGTCTCATGACCCCCCCTGCTTACGAAATCATCGACTCCGCCATTCTCGACGCTGTTCTCGGCGCCCGGTCTCCGCTGACCGATACCCGCGTTTGCGCCCTGGCGGAAGCACTGGCCCGCGTGACCAAGCGCGAAGCCTTCCGCGTCATCGACGCCCGCCTGCAGTCCTTGCGCAAGGCCGGCAAGATCCACTACGTCCGCAACGCCCAGGTCAGCAAGGGCGAGTGGCGGTTGGGAGCCAAGAAGTAATGGACCGCCACCAGTGGTGCTACCGCAACCCGTACTCCCGGCGCTGCAAGACCTGCGGCAAACGGGAGGACATATACTCCAACAACGGCCACCTGGAATGGGAGACCGTGTATCCGTTGGTGGATAATCCCTGCGGGCCCCTGACGACGTGGGAGGTCGTCTGGCAGGTTCTCTCCCGGGCGCTTTTCCTGATCGCCTTTGTGGGCGTCATCGACTGGCTCGGTTTCCTGATTCTGGAGAAGATCACCGGGTGATGCCGGGTATAAGACAACAGGGCGCCATGCCCTGTTTCTTTTTAGGGGAAAACATGACCCTGTACATCGAAGACGACCACCCGGGACGCTATGCCTGGATCGAGACCGCCTTGCAAGAGATCCAAGCCGTTAATATGTCCTTCTCGGTGATCACGCACCCCTGTCCGAACTGCAAGTGTCCCGTCCGGTATCCGCTGATCGTCCGCCAGACCGACCTGGACATGATGGAGAAATTGAAGGCATCGATCGACCGGGTCTGCGACAAGCACGGCATCACCGTTCTCCTGCTCCAGGAAGTCCTGCGGGACATCCGCAACGCCAAGAGGAAGCCATGAATCTCTACACCACGCTCCGTCAAGTCAGCCGATATGAGCCCTGCTTGGGCGGGCGGACTGCGTTACAGGAAAAGGTCGAGGGCGCCGATACCGAGTTGTCGGTCCGCCGCGCGCTGACCGAAGACCCGCCCCTGCTGGTCACCCACGTTATCTGGGGGCTGCGCGCCGCCCAGGTCGTCGGCGTCGACAATCGGGCGGACGCCCTCCCCGAATTCCGGGCAAAGGTGCACGCCCTGATTCGCGCCGCCCGGACCTGGGTCGTGCGCTACCTCTACCGGCAAGACCGCGATCACTGGAGCAACGTGCCGGTGAAGTGGGAGGAAAACTTCGCCTACGAGGCGCGGATGGCCGGTCTGGACAACTCCGTGGACGAGTGGGCCACCCTGGCGTCCCTGCTCTGGCGCGTCGCCTCCCAGGTCATCTTCGTTGCAGAGACCCTTTGGGGGAATGATCGCCCGTATTTCAGCGAAAAGCTGGACGCAGCCTACGACAAGTGGCTGGCCGCGCGCCTCCTCCGGGACTTCGGAGACGGCCATGCCTAGCTGGCACCAGATGCAGGCGGCGCGCACCCCGCTGTGGCACGCCGAGAAGTGGACGGTCGTTGAAGACCGGGACTTCCTGTCGGTGTCGCGCTGGGCTACCGCCGAGGAGGCTGCCGCCCACTTGCAGGGCTTGAAGAAAAACCACCCGGATATCCGTGCCTACGTCCTGCCTCCCAAAGGAGAGAGCCATGCCCAAGCAGTTCCCTGAAGTCGACTGCAGCCGCGGCGCACCGTTCGGCCGCCGCCACGCGCCGACCCTGATGCCACCCGTCCGCTGCTTCCGTGTCAGGATGGTCGGCGGAGACTACGACGACGGCGGCGCCTACTGGGGAGGCGGCGGACTGCCCTTGTGGTGCATCCGCGATGAAGACGGCAACGAGCAGTTCTACCGGGCGTCCTGCCGGCTTGGCGCGCTCAGCATCGGCGGCTACACCCGTGACGACGTTAGCCCGCGCGGGCGTGCCGGTGTGCCGCACTGCTTCGCCCAGGCAGAGTTCCGCCGCAAGGACGACTTTACCCGCGTCTTCCGTTACTTCGGCGGAGAGAACACCTTGGACGTGTACAACGCGGTCAGCCATTACGTGAGCCAATACGGCAAGCACCTGACCCTGGTCGAGACGCGCTTCAACAAGGGCGTTCGAGAATATTAGGGGTATAAGCATTTAGGTCAAACCGACCTTTTCCTGCCGAGGTAAATATGAGCTATGCCATTCTGACACGTACTCTTTCCGGCGCCGTTCTCGCCGAGTTTGTAGACCGTACCGAAGACTCCCTGTTGTTTACGAAGGAGGGCGAGAACATGCACGAGCGCGCCGCCCTCGCCCTGTTGGCTCGGCACGGTATTACGCCGCTCCCGACTCAAAAAACAACGGTTGCTTGGCCGCCCGTCCAGCGGCAGTACCAGTGGTCCGCGTACCTTTTTGTCAGCCTGTCCCCTGAAGTCGTCGACGCCCTGGAACAGGGACAGAACTGCGTGCGGGTCATCGTCGACTCCCGTATGGGAGACGAAAGTGACACCGCCTTCATGGAAGCCGCCAATCGCGTCCTGGAGCCCCTTCATGGCTAAAAAGGTCTTCGTGCAGGTCCGGGTCGAGATCCTGGACGGTCGCCGGAGCCCGCTGGCCGTGTTTCCCGGCATTCGCGGCAGCCGGACGCTGCCAAGGTCATGCGAAGCCTACAGCAGCCGGGAAGGCCATGTTCCGGTCGATCCTGACTGGGTATTCTCCAGCACCCGGCACGCCACGGACGAAGAAACTCAGGAAATGCTCAGGCGGTTGCGCAACCTGGGCTATGCCTGTCTGGCGCCGATCAAACGTATCTTTCCCCACCACTGGTGGTTTTCAGGAGACAAGTCATGAGTTCGCATCGCTTCCACTTTGACATCTACCGCGACGGCGCGCGCGTCAATTCCGAGGACGAGCCCTACGTCATCACAGCGCCTTCCATTGACGAGGCCACCGTCAAGGCTGCGCAGCTCCCCCAGGCGCAGAACGGCGTGGTGGTCGTCCTGCCGTCCTCCCCCGGCCTGGCGCCGCCGCTGAGCGGCCGCTCCGCCAAGGACTGGGACGTCATCTACGACTACCTGCGCGCGCATGACTTCGACAGCGAAGCCGACTACCTCAAACGGTCAGTCGAGACTGCCGTGCACTACCAGCAGAGGTCGGAGGACCAGAGCAATCGCCTTCACACGATGGAAGGGCGGCTTCGCGAGCTTCTGGAGTTTCTCCGCGAGGTGTTCGGACGGGACTCCGAGTACGATGATGACGGCGCGTTGAGCGGAGATCTCATCGAGACCTCCCGGCACTTCAGCATGCTCATGGACGCCCTGCGGGACGAAGCGCGTGCCGGCGCCTGCTGGAATTCCGTGTGGATGACCCATTTGTCTTCCCATGTGCGCGGCGTGACCCGCTTCCTCTCCCGGCTGTCGTGCACGCAGAGCTATGCCGGGGAAAGGCCGGGGGAGCTGTACGAGGCCATTCGGCGACTCAACTACGCCATGACGATCCAGAACGCCAAGCCAATCCAGATGCGCGTAGACGACTGGGTGCGCGACTGCTTTGGGCACGACGTGGCCGAGCACCGCGGCGAGCGCGTCTCGCGGTTCATGGAGGAGGCGCTGGAGCTGGCGCAGGCCAGCGGCGAGTTCACCGCCGCACACGCCCATCAGATGGTGGACTACGTGTTCAGCCGGCCCAAGGGAGAGGTTCCCCAGGAAATCGCCGGGGTCGCCATCACCCTGATGGCGCTGGCCAATGCCTGGCGGCAGGATGTCGGTCAGGTCTCCCAAGCCGAACTCATTCGCTGCGAAGCCTACACCAAAGACATCCGCGACAAGCAGTTCACCAAACCGGCCATCGGCCTGACGCCGCGACGGTACCAAGAGTACCGCAAGCCCTGGGGAGACAAGCCATGACTGTGGACGCCAAGGCGCTGGTCAAATACCTGCGGGAGAAGACCAGCCCCAACCAGAACACCGTGGCGCCCTGGGACAGCCAGTTGGCGCATGACCTCAACCTGACTGTCGAGGAGGGCGCGGCTATCCGCGCTCTCTGGCGGTCGTACACGCTGGCCAAGGCCGTGGATCTGTTCCTGCCGAAGACAGCGGAATGGCTGCGCAGCCTTCACAATCCGCCGCTGCGTACGCATGTCCGCCTGATGGCCATCAACGAGCTCGCCGGGTTCAGCGGGGTCGAGAACAGTCGCCATACCTGGTGGCTCAACGCCGGCGACCTGTACACCCCCACTTTGGCGACCAAGGACGGCATACGTCTGCGGGTCGTCACCGAGGCCGATCTCCGGGAGATGGGTTGGCTGAAAGGAGATGCGCCGTGACCAAGCCCGAACCGTTTCAAATCGAGGAGCCTCTTTCCTGGGAGCAGTTCGTCGTCCTGCTGGGCATCCTCTGGATGACCGATGACGACGACGTGAGCTTCGCGGGTTTCACGAACTACCTGACGGCGGCCTACATCTACGATTTCGAGCATAGCCGCGACAGTCGCTTCGACCACATCGAGCGCCTGATTTGCGGGTGGGAGGCCATCGATGGTGACGAGCGTGTCGACAACGTGCCGATCCGCTTGCACTCCCGGGTTCAGGACTGGCTCGAAGGCAACCGTCCGGTCCAGGACGTCAACGATTTCCTGGCCTGGGCCTGGGACAACTTCATCCTCTGGGAGAAAGAAAATGCCAACGCCGCGTAGGCTTTACGAGGGCATCCACGCCCTGACTTGCCGGCTGTACCGCCGCCTGCGGTATATCCGCGACACGAACGCCGGCGATGCGGAGAACGCCGATGACGCCGAGGATGTCGAGGCTTTGATGGATCGCCTGGACGCCTTTAAGGACGAGGTCGAGGCCAGGCTGGATGTGGATGACTGCTACGAGGAGGTTACTCTGGCAGTTCGCTGCGAAGTATCGTGGGAAGTGGATAGCCTTGACTACCCGACTATCGCCACCACGGTCATGGACGCCGAAGACATCGCCGACGCCTGTCAGAAGGTATGGGCGGAGTTCCCCAAGGCGCGCATCCGTACGGTAAAGTTTGACTTGGTCACCACTGTCGGAGAACCGGTGTGATTACCAGTTACCACCTGTACGCAGCCGTTGCCCTGGCGGGGGCGCTGTACTCCGGGTTTCATCAGGGAGTAGACGCCATGTGGCTGTTGGTCGGCTGCGCCGGTGTCCTGAACTACGTGGGGGACCGGCAGATGAGGTCCAGGGCCAACCGGCAGGCTATGCTGACGGCCGCCTACACGCTGGCGTACGAGAAGATCCACGCCGGGGAGTACGATTCGGCAGACGTCGATATCCCCGCCGACAATCTCTCCACCACGGTGAAGTTCGTCGCTCCGAAACCCGACTGCCGCAAGCTGACCTTTACGATCAAGGGGGGCTGACTTTTCAACTCCGGACGGCCGGATTGGTATAAGGATTTCAGACAGGGGCAATTTCGCCCGTACCCAATAGGAGAACTGTCATGAAAAGCCAACAATTCCTGGCCGCCCGTGCCACTACCGCCGCCGCCATCAGCGCTGCGTTCCTGCAGCTGTGGGAGCAGGGCAAGCCCTTCCCGGAGGGGGTCGAGCTGATGCCGAATGGCACCGGGTATTTCGACAAGACGGTGGACGCTTTCAAAGGTGTGGCGCCGGATCGCAACGTGGTGTACGCCACGAAAGACCAGTATGGTCGCAAAGTGCTGGCCGTTCCGGTCCGCAACTTCGGGGCGCTCCGGAATTCGGGGCAATTTCAAGAAGGCCAAGCTCTGGTCTTCTTCGAGCGTAACCGCGGGGGCGCGGACATCGTGATTGAACAACTCACGATGTACAACAACGTGGACCAAACCCAGACCTTTAAGATGGCGGCGTTGATCGCCGACGTCGGCGACTGGCTGATCTAACCCCAAACCCCCGGCAACGGGGGTTTCTTTTACACAGGAGTGAAAATGCGTCCCAACACCCACCCCGAGGTCGACGCCCTGCTGGCGGCAGGCGCTGCAGTTGCCGTGGGCGTCAGCGGCGGCAAGGACAGCCATGCCTGTGCGCTGGCCGTCGCCCGCCACCTGGACCGCATCGGCCACGACGGCCCGCGCATCCTCATCCACGCCGATCTCGGCATGGTCGAGTGGAAGGATAGCCTGCCGTCCTGCGAGCGCCTGGCCGACCACATCGGCTGGGAGCTTGTGGTCGTCCGTCGCCCGGCCGGCGGCATGATGGAGCGCTGGGAGAAGCGCTGGGCCAACAACGTCGACCGCTACCGGGCGCTGGAGTGCGTCAAGCTCATCCTGCCATGGTCGACGCCTGCCATGCGCTTCTGCACCAGCGAGCTCAAGGTCCAGGTCATATCCCCCTACCTGAGAAGGCGCTTTGCCGGCCGCGACGTCGTCAACGTCACCGGCATCCGCCGCCAGGAAAGCAGCAACCGGGCGAAGGCGCCGGTCGCCGTCGACAACCCGGCTGTCGTCAAGGCCGGCGGGCGAGGCATGACGTGGAACGCCATCATCGAGCACGACGTCGATCGTGTGTTCGAGTTCATCCGGGCCTGCGGCATGGACCTGCACGAAGGCTACACCAAGTACGGCATGAGCCGGATATCCTGCGCGTTCTGCATCATGTCGAATGCCAAGGACCTCCTGCAGTCGACGACGTGCGCCGACAACCTGCCGGTCTACCAGCGCATGGTTGACCTGGAGGCAGCCAGCACCTTCGCCTTCCAGGGCAGTCAGTGGCTGGGCGATGTGGCGCCCTACCTGCTGGGCGCCGACCGCTGGAAGCGCTTGCAGGCCGCCAAGGAAGCCGCGGCGATCCGCACGATGTGGGAGAACCGGATCCCCCGGCATCTGCTGTACACCGCCGGCTGGCCGACGTGCATGCCTACGACCGCCGAAGCCGCGCTGATTGCCGACGTTCGCACCCGGGTTGCCCGGGTGGTTGGTCTGGACGGCGTTGGCTTCCTGACGGCAACCGAAGTCAGCCGGCGCTACGCCGAGCTGCTGGAGATGAAAAGTGAACGGTAGAGTCGCCAAACGTATTCGCCGAATGCTGCGGGCGGAAGGCCGATTATCCCTTCCCTCTGAGTACCGCCGGGAGAAGAGGGGGTATGCAAAGAACCCCTATCATCGCCGGTATGACCGCCCTACCTATCGCCAGGCGTTGGCCTGGTGGTGGGAGTGCCAACCTTACCGGGCCAGCCTGTACTTCAGAAACCGGGGGAAGTATGTCGAGGGATTTTGAGTACGTCCGCCGTGTCTACGGCGTCCCCGCGGAGATGGGCCTCCGTGTCACCGTGGACAGCCATCCCGGAGTCATCGCAGCCGATCGCGGTCACTATATCGGCGTGCGGTTCGACCGAGATCCGCAGGTCGTCGTGAATTGTCATCCAACATGGGAGGTGGTCTATGGAACACGCTGACTCAAGAGTGCCTTCCACCTCTTGGCTCATCGGCGGCGATGAACCCGTCACCCTGACCGTCATCCGCTTGCCGGAGAACCGCATGCAGGTCGTCATGGTGACGTGGACCGATTGCTGGGCGCTCAACGGCCTCTACGAGGACGTCCACGTCTTGTTCCAGCGCAGCGCCACGGCGTATATCGCCAACCTGTTCTGCTGCCGCCTGCGGGTGAAGCCTTCCCCATCCCACCTGCGTCGACTGCACAAGGCAGTCAACGCCGTCAAAGAATGGAGTCAACAACATGAAACCAGCTGATTTCGTCGACGCCGTCGTCGTCAAGCTCAAGGCTTTGGGCAAGCTCATCCTCAACGGGCTGGAATTCATCGGCACCGACTTCACTGTCCGCATCCGCCGGGAGTCCATCACCATGATCAAGGATGGCCAGGAGACCTACCGCATCGCCGCCGACAACTCGATCAACGGTGTCCCCTTCCCCGCGCTGACTATCGTCGTTCACGGCGACGTCAAGACGATGCGCTCCCTGGCGGGGTCCGTCTCTGTGAATGGATCGGTGGGGTCCGTTGAATCGGCCGGCGGCGACGTCTACTGCCACGCGGTCACCGGGAACGTCGAGTCCACGCAGGGGGGTATTACCTGCGGCGACGTAGCCGGCGACGTCACGACAATGCAGGGGGATGTCTCCTGCGTGTCTGTGAAGGGATCGGTATCCACTCAAATGGGCGACATCACTATCGGAGGTCGAAAGACATGAGATTCCTGTTCTTTTTCACCCTGTGGTGCACATTTCTCTGGGGGCTTGCCTGGTATGTCCACGAGGGCTTCCAGATGATCTGGGCGTACAACGGCGCCCTGGCGGTGCTGGCCGCACCCGTTCTCATCTGCTACGGAAGCTGGGTTTCCCGGCAAAAATGGGGAGGCGACTCATGATCTGCCAAGACTGCCGCCAGCACATCGCCATGCTGGAGACCGCCGAGATCACCGCGGAAGGCGTCCGCCACATCTACCGCTGCAAGTCCTGCCAGTCGGATTGGCGGGTGGACAACCCGGATGTCGTCGCCCAGGTCGAACCTATCGAGCCCGGCCTGATGTTCGCCAGCCTGCTGGTGGACCACTACGATGGCCTGCTTACCCCGATCATGGCCAGCGAAGCCATGACCCTCTCCCGGACCTACGTGAGGGCCACCCGCGATGCGCACACTGCCGTTCGACGTCTGCCGCTGCTCCGCGGTGAATTGCCCCGTACGTGACCACTGCCTGCGCTACGTCCAGCGCGACGTGCGCGGCCCGCGTACTCCCATCAACGACTTCTCCGGGCTGCCCGGCCTGGAGATCATTCAGCCGGCTGACTGCAACCAATTCGAGGATATCCATGGACAATCTCATCGATGACCTCCGCGCCTACGCTGACCGCCTCGATGCGGAAGCCCAGACCATGGACGGCGTGGGTTTGGACGCCCCGTTGCGTGCGGAGGCCGACCTCGTGCGCCGCGCCATTCAGGCCATCGAGACCCTCAGCAACTCCCATTTTGAACGGGGCTTCGTGCGCGCCCCCAATCACGTCGATGTCTTGAAGTCCAATCACTTCAGGCAGGCCATGGCTGACCTTACGTCACGCCGGGCCTACACCAAGGGGGAGTGCGCCATGTTGATCGCGGAGGCCCGGTATGCCCTGCACAATGAAGGATGACGCTGTCCGCCGGGGACGATTCGCCGCCTATGCCAAGAAGAAGGGCCGGGACCCGGAGCAGCTCTTCCGGGAGATGGCGCAAACCATGACGGACGAGCAGATCGGCGACGCGGCGTGCATCTCCTCCTCCTGGGCGCAAAAGCTGCGCTGGAAGCTGGGAATTCGCCGCGCCGATACTGCGCTGTCCCGCAACGCGCTGATATCCGAAGCGGCGCAGCGTCAGATTCCCCTGCGGAAGTTCCTGGTCGACCTGGCCAAGAAGCACGGCAGCGGCCGGGATATTTGCAAGGTCAAGCACATCGACGTCTCCGTGCTGCTCTACGCCCAGCGCAAGGCCAACGTCTGCCTGGATCCGCGCTGGTACATTCAGGGAGAAGACGGCTTCTGGCTGGAGCCGCGCCACGTCTTGCCCGGCCTGCGCGCCGCCGGCCTGAAGCTCCCCACCCACGCGGCCATCGCCGGTCGCGCCCACTGGCGGAAGATTTCCCTGGCCCAAATGGTGGCGGTCCTCGCCGCCGAGCAGGGGGTGGAGCTGACAGTCGCCCCGGGGATAGGCCTCGATCTGGACAAGGTCGGTCACCGCCGATCCTTGGTATAAGCACTATGCCGGCGCCATGCCCGGTCACAACACATCAGGGGAAATACCCATGGATAGAATCCATATCGGTCACTTCATCGCCGCCATGAAAATCGTGGCGGTCTTCTTCGTCCGCTGGCTGACGCCGAAGCTCTGGAGCTGACCGACCCCTCGTTTCGGCCCGTTCGCGGGCCTTTTCAGCAGGATAAGCACCCCGGAGTTTCAACAAAATCCGGGCCGATTGGTATAAGGAACGTACAGGAGACGAGATAACTCGTATTCCTATTTCCCACCAGAAAAGGTATTGAACACCATGAACACTCAATCCAATGCTGTGCCGGCCACCGTCGACAACGTCATCGCCTTCCCGGGCGAGAAGAAACCCACCTTCCTGGGTGTCGAGCAAGACACCTGGTACGGCGCCGGCAAGTTGGCCGGGGCGGCGGCCGTGGGGGCGGGCGCCCTCTACGGCTACCAATGGCTGACCTCGCCCAGCGAGGACGATGAGGCCGCTGCGGCCGCGGCCGCCAAGGCGGAATTCGACCGCCTCCATGCGGCGATCAAGGAGAGCGGTGACTCGCTCTCCACGCAGATCGGTGGCTTGGCGAGCCGCCTCGACGCCATGGACGGCCGGGTGGCCAAGGTGGAGGGGGCCGTTGGCAACCTCCACCACCGCATCCAGGCGCTGGAGGCGGCCAAGCCGGCCGCCCCGGCGTTTGACGTCGGGCAGCTGATGGAGGCGCTGGAGGCGGCCAAGCCGGCCGCCCCGGCGTTTGACGTCGGGCAGCTGATGGAGGCGCTGCCGGCCACCGTCGCCGGCATCGCGGCGGCGGTGCAGAACGCGGTCCAGCCGCTGGCCGCCGCGCCGGTGGCTGAAGCGCCCACCGCCGCGCCGGTGGCTGAGACCCCGACCCCGGCCGCTCCGGTCGCCGCTGCCCCGGCGGTGGAAACCCTCCACCGTCCGCAACCCGCGGCTGTCAAGCCGCAGGGCAAGCGCTGACTCCAACGCCGCCCGCTGCCGGGCGGCACAACCCCACAAGCCCGGCAACGGGCTTTTCTTTAGCCGGAATTAGGCAGGGCCGCTGGTGTTGCTGCCGCCCGGGGTGACGCCGCCGTGGACGTGGGTGAGCAGGTGGACGGTCTGGGCGATGATGTCCACCGGAGCATTGGCGTTGGCCGCCGTCAGGCTGTTAGCCGTGAAGACGAAGGTCGTTTCGCCGATGGTCAGCGTGGCCTTGTCGGCCTCCAGCTTCCAGGACAGGGTAGGTGCGTTGTCCGGGCCGATGGTCAGCGTGGCCTTGTCGGCCTCCAGCTTCCAGGACAGGGTAGGTGCGTTGTCCGGGCCGATCGCGACTTCATAGTGGTCAGTCGTCGTAGTGACCTTCACGGCGCCCGTCGTCTCGATCTCGGTGCCGTTGGCGTTGAGCGTCCGCGAATAGGGGCCGACGTCCTGCCGGTAGCGGATGCCGTCGTCATCTCCAGCCGGAACGACGCCGTGCTGCCAGTCGAACTTGTTGGCCAGCGCCGACCGGACATCCCCGGACGCCTCGGAGTAGGACGGCAGGTTGCCGCGCATATCCGCTGCCGACTTATATGTCTCGACGTACCGGTAGGCTTGCGTGCCGCAGCCCGCCTGCACCTCCCGGCCGGCATCCGAATACTGCTCCCAGCGGCGGCTCACCATCCGGATATAGGCTCCCAGGCGGGAGAAGACGGCCGTGCTCAGCGCACCGGCCCGGACAATCACGCTGCCGCCCAGCAGGGTCGCCACGAGGCCGCGCATGCCGCCGCCCAGGACTTCATCGCCCGGCAGGGAGTCCGCCGGGGTCTGCACGGTGCTCCGGGCATTCCCGGATTGGTCTGATGCGGCCCCGTACCGATCGACGGACTCCACGACGCCGGTGCCCAGGGTGTTCGACGGGAAGACCGGTGAGGATGCCGCGTAGTCGATGCGGTTGATGATGTACCAGGTGCCGTCGATCTGGACGGCCAGGCAGCGGTCGCGCGGCGCGGGGATGCCGACCTCGACAGTCCACCGGACGTTGGTCAGCGGGCTGCGATCGAACTCCCGCATGCACTTGGCGGTGCGGGAGTCCAGATTCACGGAAGAGACGACCAGGATGGCCTGCATGAGGGTTACAGGTCGACGGGGATCACGCGGTCGAACGCGCAGGACAGGCTCTCGACCATGGTCGGCTGGGTGGCGCCCCAGGCCAGGTCGAGGCTGGAGAACATGACGTACTCCAGGTAGACCGCGCACAGCACACGACCGTTGATGGCATCGCCGTCACCGTTGCCGCGACTCTTGAACAGCACCATCAAGCCGAAGGGCACGTTGGTCAGCTCGCTGTCCAGGCTCAGCCAGATGTTGCCGTTGGTGCTGCGCGACGCCGCCGGTGAGGAGATGTTGCCCTCGTTGGAGTTGTCGCCGCCGTACACGTAGATACCGGCTTCGGTCATCTTGGCGCGGGCCTGCTGCGACAGGACGTTCATCAGGCTGGGCGTATCGGCGATCAGCTTCTGGAGGCCCAGGCTGCAGGCCGTCTTGCCGCGCGTGAAGAACGACCGGTTGCTGCCGATTTCGTAGAGCTGCGCCAGCTGGGCGTTCTGGCCGAAGCTGACGCTCTGCGTGAGCCCGATCGGCGTCAGGGACGCCTCGGTGGCCGCGCCCTGGAAGCGGGGCGGGCCGGCGAACAGCGCCGTGCTGTCGGGCGTCGCCGACAGCAGGCCGAACCGTTCGAGGCCAAACTCCGTTCCGTCCTTGCCCAGGCCCTGGGTATAGGAGTTCTTCCACTCCCATCCCGGATCGTAGGAGTTGGAGCCGGTGCCCAGGCCGCTCGTGTCGTTATTGGCCATGATCAGACCTCCAGGATGATGTCGATGTAGTTAGCGGGATCCACGATCGCCACACGCAGGTGACAGGTCACCCGATCAGCGTTCAGGGTGCTCTGCGCCAGCGTGACGATCTTCAGGTCAAGCAGCGGCGCTCCAATCTGGTCCACGCTCTGCGCCTTGAGCTGCGCGGCCTTGCCCATGATGAGCGTGCGCGCCGCCGTGAACAGACCCGGCGTGATGTTCCATTTGCCGACGAACGGATCCAGCAAACGCAGGAACGTGTACGACAGGAAGTCCAGGTTGCGGGTCTTCATCTGCTCCTGGTAGAACAGCGCGGTCACGTCCGTGGTCAGGGCGTGCGAGATGAACGGGATGCCCTGCGGAACCTTCTGCACGGCGAACATGATGCCGGCCGACGCCATGTCGCGCATCTGGGCACGCGAGAAGTACAGGTTGCTGTGACGCAGGTCGGTGATCGCCGCCGTCGCCATCCGCGTGAAGTTCTGCTGCGGACGGCTGCCCGCCAGGATACCGGCGTGCTCGGCGGCGAAGTACGTGCCGTCGACCAGCGTCGGCGTACCGGCCACCTGGATCTCGATGACGTCCGGCTGGGCGTGCACGATGCGGCGGGTTTTCAGCGTCGTGCTGATCGACTTCAGGTACTGCACCACGTAGTCCTTGGTGGCTTCCCGGAAGCAGTAGTACGGGATGAAGCTCGACGAGCTCTGCGGCACGACGTTGGTCGGCCGGTTGTTGGTGTCCTGGTAGTAGGCCTTCGGATACGTGCCGCCGATCGGCTTCAGCACCAAAGTATGCGAGTCCACCAGAGAGTCGACCTGCCAGGAGCCGATGAAGCTCGACGCATGCGTGCCGCTCGGCAAGGTCTGGGCGCCGTCCACCCGGAAGTTCGGGATGACCACGAGGTCGCCGGCCTTCACGCCCGCCGCCAGGAAGTCCTTGGTGGTGTCGATCAGGTGGGTGACGTAGCTGGTCGAATTGTACTGGGGCACGCCGACGCCGTTCGGAGTAGCGATCTGGTAGAGGCTGGCCGCCGCCAGGGTGTCCACGCGGTCGCCGCCCGACAGGAACTGCTTGGTCGGATGGGCGATGTTGAACACGCCGGTGCGCCAGGCGTTTTCCAGATTGGTCGACATCACGGCAATGTGGGTACCGTAGGATGTGATGGTGGCAATGTCCCGGGTCAGCGGCGCCATGCAGTGGATATCGTCGCGGCGCTCCAGGTACTCCATGGCGCCCATGTGCGCTTTCAGGGTGTTACCGACGGTGGCGTACGCCTTGATCGGCACGCCGCCGGAGGCGGCCAGCGCCATCATCAGGCCCAGACCGAGCGGATTGTCCGGGGTCTGCTCACCGATGGTGGACGCCACTTCCGCCAGCGAGCCCACGCTCAGCAGCTGATCGGCCAAGTCCGTCCGCAGGGCGCGATAGCCCAGGAAGATGGCTTCGGCAAAGCGGACCACCGACAGGTTCCAGTCAGACGGCAGCGGCAGCTGGTTGATCTCGCCGTACAGCACGGTGACGCCGTTCGACCCGCTGCGCGGCGCGCTCTTGAAGTTGGCCGGCAGGGTGACGTAGCCCAGGTCCTGGGCGTGCACGGTGTCCAGGAAGTTGGAAGACAACGTCAGCTTGTTCTGACCGTCCGCCGGGTTGGTGTAGACGTCGGCTTCACGCTGAATCACACCATGCTCGTCCTGGAAGTAAATCCACGGCATGTTTTCGTCGGACGGCGTCTGGTCGAGCGGGATGCTCAACGTCGGGTGCACCCGGTAGATGTCGAAGTCCACCATGCGGTTTTCCACCGCTGCCGGGTTGAAGTGCGCCGGCAGGGCGTTGTACACCGTATAGCCGTTGGTCAACACGTAGGAGTGGGCGCCCTGGGTGTAATCCAGGCTGGCCGGAGTCCCCGGGGTCGTCAACACCTGGTAAGCATCCGGCAGCAGGCGACCGGACGTCTGCAGGGTCCAGATGCCGGACTCGGACTTCTGGGCGTCGCGCAGGGCCGTGGTGTACGTGCGGGGGGCGGCGTCAATCGTGAAGCTGCCGTCCAGAGCAACCGCCGTAACTTCGATGCCCGTAATGGTCTCCGCAGCGACAGCCCAACCCGCAGATCCCGTCGGCGGAGAAGCCAATGCGATCAGGCCGGTCACGTTTTCCAGGGGGGACCCCGGTTCGGCATTGATGACGTGGTAGTAGTCCCCCGCCTGTACCGCACCGCCCACACCGGAGCCGCCCGTATGCGGGTAGTCGGAATTGATGGCAAGGCCTGCGTCAAAGCTGCCTCGCGCGCTGACGGCAATCGTCAACAGGATCCACTTGGACGCGGTCTGGCCGGGGGCATTGACCTTGGCGATGGCGACGGTGGCGCCGTGCAGGGGATGGGCGGAGTGAGACGGACCGTCGTTCACCACGGTAAACCAGTCGCCAGCCACGATGGCGCCGCCTACTCCGGAACCTTGGCCGGCGGCGGGGAAACCCGTATTGCCGGGCGCGTTCAGGTCGTAAGCATGGGGGCCGTTGATCAGGCCGATGGATGTCGTCGCCCACTGATCCGGCTGGCTGGCGCCGTTGACCAGAGCATACACACCGCCCTTGCCGTAGAGGGGGGACAGGGAAGTCGCGTTGATCACGTTGAAGAAGTCACCGGCCACGATGGCGCCGCCCAAGCCTGATCCGCCGGACGTCGGGTAGCCGTCCTGAGCGCCGGCGTCGAAGTTACCGCGATCGTTGACCGTTCCGGAGAAGCCTTCAGCGGTCGGCGTGGTGCTGACCTTGAGGGTGACGTTGACCTTGGCCTTGGCGTACAGGGCCGAGTACTTCACGATGTCGCCGACCAGCGTGCTGGGGGCGCCGTCGTACCCGTTGGCATCCAGGGCGTAAGCGTATTTCAGGGACGGGTCCCAGGTGGTGGCTTCCCAGTTGGCCGCAGTGGACCCCGGGTTGTCGACCAGGGCAATCAGGCCCTTGGCGGTATCGAAGGGCGCAACCGTGCCTTGCGGATGGATCTTCCAGCAGTCACCGGCGCGGATGCTGATGTTGCCACCGTAGTCGATGCCGGAGCCGGATCCCGCCAGGGGATAAGTGTTGGCGGTCGCGTCGAACACGCCGCGATAGTCACTGCCTTTGGCGACGACCGTGATGGTCTCCCAGTTGGCGTCGGTGGACCCCGGGTTGTCGACCAGGGCAATCAAGGAGACCGCCACGGTGAACGGAGCCACGGTGCCCTGCACGGTCACTCGCCAGTAGTCGCCGGTCTTGATGGCGCCGGCCAAGCCGGAGCCGCCGGTAGTCGGGTAAGCGTTGCCGCTGGCGTTATAAGTGCCACGATCGGACAGGCCGAGCTGGGTCACGGAACCGCTGTTGCGCGTGAACACCGGATCCACTTGGGTAGCCGGGTTGGCTTCGATCCAGCTGGACGTCATGGGGATCGGCTGGCCCTGCACGGTCAGCGGAAGGAAGCCTGCCAGGGGATTGTTCAGCAGGCCGCTCTGGTCGACGACGTTGCCCGGGATGGTGCTGAGGACGTCGGGATCCACGCCGGTCGCCACGACGACATTCTGGCGGACCTGGGCGTTGACCATGGTCAGCTCGAACTCGCCGTTCTGGTACTCCTGGCCGGCAAACGTCGCCGGGATCACGAACTGGAAGTGGCCGGGCTCGGGATCGGTTTCGCCCTGCGCGGTCGTGCTCTGCGGGATGTGGTCCTCGAACGTGAAGCCGCCTGCGGAGGAGCGGTACTCCACGGGGGCGTTCGGATCGGTGATGGCGGCGATCTGCTCGACCAGGCTACGCGCGGTGCCCGCATGGACCACGTTGAACGCCGGGCCAATGATCACGGAATTGAGGTCGGCGTCCGTGCTGGACGCGCCGCCCGCGGTCGTCACGACCTGGGTTACATTGGCGGAAGGTTCGATGTAAGACATGGGTCTTCCTCGCTATTGGGTATCAACGGTCATCAGGAACTCCCTGACGACTGGTCCAAGGTTCTTGGCCTGCCATTTCATTTCCAGTGAATACGGCATTTGCATGTCGATGATCCACTTGGTGCGGTCGTCCTTGTCCCGGATGGGACGAGAGACTTGCAGGCCGCCCAGTTGCTGAAACCCCTGGGAATTGCAGAGGTAGGGCCTCGTGCAAAACAGGAAATGGGCAACCAGTCTGCCGAGAAGCTCCGCGGTGCCGAAGTTCCAGGTAATGATCCTGAAGTTCGCCATGCCGTTGGCCATCGCCATGTGCATCGTCGCCGCTATCTGGTGACTGGGGCTCATGGCGTAGTCCGCCGCTGAGTTGTCCATTCCCATGGGCTGGACCCCGTAGTCCCCGCGATCCACCAGGATGATCGGCCGTGCGCCAGGCGGCATGTCGGGTTCCTGATCGTCGCGGACACGAATGTCCAGCCGGGTCTGCTCCGGGTCTTCGCTGTATTTTACGTGATCCGGTGCGGCGGTACGAAACAAATATCGGAGGACGTCCACGAACAGCGGGGCGATGGACGACGGGTTGAAGGACGTGAAGAACTTCAGTTCGGACGCCACGGGGTCCGGTGTCGCCAGCATGGGGCCGCGCCCGCCGTCCTCCAGGGTAACCGGAGTCAAGTGCTCGGTCGTCATCAGACGCCCTCCCGGTTGAGGAGCAGGTATTCCACCGCAGTCGGCGGCAGTTGGATGATCTGCAGGTTCTGCTTGACGGGCACCGTGCGCATCAGGGTGGAGCTGAGGTTGTCTACCCGGTACACCCGGCGCTCGGGAATATGCACCAGCAGATCATTGGGGTCGATCTTCGGATAGGCGATCGTCCAGGCCATGCGCGCGGCGTTTTCCCACCGGCCTTCCTCCATGGGGTAGTCCGTGGACTGGAAGTCGGAGTAGTTCACGTACGTCCGGATACCGTTGTAGTACCCCATTTCATAGGACGTGCCAAAACACACCGGGCAGTGATCGTCCGTAACCATGCGTCGCGTGGGGTCCCAGCAGCGCGAGCAGCGGTACCCGTACTTACCGGGCTGCACCCGTTTCAGGATCATGCTGGGCACGCCGTTGAACCGGCTGAGGATGATCCACTCCCGGCGGTTGATCTCCTGCTTGCGGCGGAAGTGCCAGGGGCTGAGCTCGTTCTCGTGGGTGATCGGCGCGGAGAAGCCGATGGAGACGTCCCCCAGCCAGACCTGGACCAGGTACCAGTCCGAGTAGTACTTGCTGGCCAGCTTGAAGGACGGATCGGTGTACTGGTTCCCCGCAACCGGCTGTTGGGTCAGCTTGATGAACGGGCCCTCGGGAGACTCTCCCCGCCAGATATCGTAGACAGGACTTACCCAGGAAGGGTCCGGTTCCCAGACGAGATGCGCGGAGTCGAACCACTGGGGGTGCAGGACGCCCGTGAACTTCGGGATGGTCATCCGGTTGACGGGCAGGCGGACCTTGTTGCCGACGTGCGGCTGGATGATCTCGACCGGAAGATTCTGGTACTTCCCGGGGAGGTAGCTGAAGTGCAGCGTATCGAGGGTGCCGCCGAACATGGCGCCTCCTTACCAGACCGGGAAATTCCGGTAATCTGACCCGATATCCCCCCATCCGCTCTGAATGTTCAGCTGGACCTTGATCTGGCGAGCCAGGTCGGATCCCATGGATCCGAACTGACGGGCAATTGCAGTGAACATCTCGAAGCGCTCCTCGATGGGGATCGTGGTGCCGCCATCAGAGTAGCTCATCTGGTTGCGCGCCGCCATGGCCGCCTGCCCTTCATAGAGCGACTGGGCGACCAGGTAGAGCATGGCCTTGGAGTACGCGGTCGGAAAGCTCTCGACGGTGTAGGTGGTGATCGGCTGGATGGAGTTCAGGGAAGACACCGCCAGGGTCATGGCCAGATAGATGCGTTCGTCAGAGAACTCCACGCCGTCCAGCAGCATGTTGTTTTCCGGGCTGTCGTTGAGGAACAGCCTGACCATTTCAGGCGTGAGCTGTGCCATACACCACCCCTGTATGAGATGCGTTGCTTGCCTTGAGTTCCATCAGCTTGGGCAGCAGTGATTTGCGAATGGTAACGTCTTTCTCCACCCCGATGACGCCGACGACATGCCTATCTTCGTCGAGGACCGGCGTGCAGCACAGGCGCACCCACCGGCCGTCCACACACAGGTCCATGGGGAACGCCGAGGTCATGTCAACGTGCCGCCAGCTCTCCAGGCTCTTCTCGACGAATTCCCAGTCGCTGTCCACGGTCAACTGCGCCCTCCAGTCTTCCAGAGTCAGGCCCTTGTTGTGCCAGAAGGTGCCGTCTCGAAGGTCGTACACCCACAGGTCTTCGTCGACCAGGGCTGCCGCTGCCTTCAGAGTGTCGAGGTTGATAATGCACATGGAGAGGACCTCACTGGTTTCCCTGCGGGTGACCGGCAAGAGCATGATGGGCCATAGCGAGGCCTCCGACAACCAAGGCTCCCTTGGCCGCAAGGCCTGCCCCGGTGGTCCAGCGGTACAGTTTCTGCATTTTTGCCGAGTCCTCAACCGCAGCAGTCGACATGCCCTTTCCTTTCATGTACTCGATCTTTTTGTCTGTCGACATGTTTTTCATGGCGTCAAGATGTGCCTTAGCAGCGGCCTCATCCCCTTCGGAGTGCCTCCACACCGTATGCTCGATCGTCCCCTTCAGATGATCTCCTGTCAAAGGCGAGAAGGGGTTGCTGCTCAGTATTTCGCTGGGGTGCCGAGGAGGTTCCCCTGCAGCCTTGCACATGCTATGCAGATACGGATTCACCGCCGCCTGCTTCTGCTGGCTGCCGCCACTGCCCAGGAACGCCGCGCCGGCAACAGTGCCGCCGCCAGCACCGACCGCTGTGGCGATGCGGGCAGTCTTCTGCGCCCGGACTGCATTTTCATAGCCGGAGGTGTCATGCACGCCCAAGGTCTCCTTGAGATACTTGACCTTGCCCTCGTGGTCATCAATCTTCCCGAGTTCCTTGATGTGCCGGTCGACGTCTTCCGGACCATTAACCCGAGGAGCCGACGCAACGGTCTTCTTCAGCGTTGCCTCAGTGTGTTGACCGGACAGGTGCCCCCAGTAGCCATCAGTGTCCTTGGGCTTGTTCTCTTTTGGTGCCTCCGTCTTCGGCGTTTCCGCAGCAGGGGCCTCCGTCTTCGGCGCTTCCGCAGCAGGGGCCTCCGTCTTCGGCGCTTCCGCAGCAGGGGCCTCCGTCTTCGGCGCTTCCGCAGCAGGGGCCTCCGTCTTCGGAGCTTCCGCAGCAGGGGCCTCCGTCTTCGGAGCTTCCGCAGCAGGGGCCTCCGTCTTCGGAGCTTCCGCAGCGGGTGCCGCAGGCTTCTGGTAGTGCTTTGTCATTTCGGCATGCACGTCTCCCAAATGCTCATCCCGTATACCCTGGCCTTTCAACGTCTTGACCAAAGAGTCGGGGCTCCCAGTCTTGGCATGGTACCTGGCCATCGACTTTACTTGGATTTTTGCACTCTCGCTCAAACCGGATTTTGCGGCGGCGTGGCCGGCCTTTTCCACAATAGCTTCAACGGCCTCTGACGGTAATCCAGCCAGTTTTTCCATGTAAAGAATAAACGGATTCATACAGACCTCGTTGTTAGTACTGACCTTGGTTACGCTGCCCGGATACGTGAGACATGACTGCTGCTCCTGCCGCCGCGCCCGTCACGGCCCGCGTCGCAGCCCGACTTCCCATGGCATTCTTGATGGACTTCACGGCTTCGGGGCCAAGGTTATCCTGCGTGAACTTCAGCTTCTTCTCGTCAGAGAGTCCGCTGAGCTGTTGCTCGAAGGCAAACCGTTGGGCCGGCGTAGAGAACTTGCCCGCCATCTCGGCATGCCGCATGATTTCCCGATTGACGTTGGAGCCGAACAAAGCCTGAGCGTAGTTCACCGGAGCCCGGACCAACCCGCGCGCGGTGTTGTACCCTGCGTTGACCACGGAACCGACGATGCCGGGGCCTTCTTTCTTTGCAGCGCCCGCCACAGCCTCGGCCGCCTCTGCCGCTGCAGCCGACTGCTTGTACATAGGCAACGTCGCCGCTTCCCGAGGAGCACCGATCTTGGCGCGCTCCAGAAGGTCTTGAACCAGGAGGCGAGGCTTTGGCAGGAGGCCAGCCTCCTTCATCATGGCTTCCAGGTACGGATTGCTCATGGCCTGTTACCCCGGGTAAGAGTTCATGGCCGTCAGTGCGCCGGCAGCCGCCAAGGCGGCGGGAACCCCGTATCGGCCCAACCTGCCCATCGCTTTTGGAACAGGGAGAGGCGCATGCCGTGCTTCCCCTTCGATCAGTGCGAGGCGGGTTTTATGAATGGCATCCTGGGCCTTGGCTTCGGATTCCTCGATAGCCGCTGCATGAGCCTCCTCCAGCTGATGGAGGGTGGCCGAAGGATACTTTTTCTGGGCAGCTTGATAGTCCCGATCAAGATGAATCTGGGCAATCTCTCTCCGAGAAACAGCTCGATGCTGACGAAGGTTTGCCGCAGCTTGATCCCGAAGCATCTGCAAGTGACGTGCCGCCTGAGCGTTGTGCTCTCCTACGGTCACCGCATCCAGCTGACGATTGTGGTTGATCCAGCGCACGGCGCCTTCTCCAAGCAGTCCCCCGGCCGCAGCCCCCGCGCCAACATAGGGGAGCACAGACGGGCGGTCATCTTCGAAGCGAGGTTGTGACTCCGCCATGTAACCGGCTACCTTCTGCAGGATTGCAGTCTTCAATTCTTCGGCTGTCTTGGGAAAGGTGTGCATGGTTGACGTAACTCCGTGCGACTGATCCGGGAAAGTATGCTCCCGCGACTTGAAGTGATCGTAGAGCGCCATGGCTGCCAGGTCAGCAGCAGCAATATACCCGCCATGGTAGGCAGCGTAGCGCCAGGGGTGCGCAGGAAGCCCCTCGCTGGACGACTTGGTGAAGTGGTGCAGTGCAGCAGTGCCTGCGACACCCGCCGCTACGGTCCCCGTGTAGGCAGTTGTTGCCGGGTAGGTATGCAGAAAGTTTCCGACGCCATGTAAAAGCGTCCCCTTCTCTCTGTCCTTCATCAGGGAGGATCCCCACGATTGTACTTTGCCGGGCAATCCCTTCAATGCACCCTCCGCGGCTGCGACAACCTCGTTGGACTGCTTGCTCAACATATGATGTGCCCCAACCGTCAGGCCATAGGCAGCAGCGCCGTGGGCTACGCCTTCGGCTACGCGAAATGCGCCAGGATAGGATTGCATGAGATTACCAACCCCTCCGACGATGGCCTTGGGGATAGCGCTCATGTCCTGGGCGTGATGGGATGCGATGACGCCTTTGCGGACAATCTCTGCGTCTTCATTACGCAGCGCGCCCTCTACGAGACTGGCAATGGTCATGGAGCCTCTCCTAAACTGTTTCTAGTTTAGCACTCGCCCTCGGAGCGTAAACTGCAGAAACGAAAAAAGCGGATTTCTCCGCTTTTTTCACCGGGTCGATGCGTCGGTCAGAGACCGCGCAGCTCCAGGGCACGCGCCAGAACAGCAGCTTGGCGCTCATCCGGAGTGGATGCCTGCTTGAAGTGCTGGTAGCCATGGTAGCCGGCAGCACCGATGCCCCCCGCGGCAGCCAAACCGCCGGCGGCAGCCAAGCCCAAAGCAGTCTTGGGATGAGACTCGATGAACTGACCCAAGTGGGTGCCCATCGTACGACCGTAGCCGGACAGGTGACGGTCCACCTTGTGCCAGAACTTTTCGGCTTCTTCCGCAGTGGCTTCGCCTGCTTCAGCTGCCTGCTTATAGTGCTCGTACGCCTTGTAGCCGCCATAGCCAACGCCGCCCACTACGCCCAAGCCTCCCAGCACGGCAGTTGCCACCGCGCTCTTCGGGTACTTCTTGATGAAGTTGCCCAGAGACTCCATGGCCTTACCGACGTGGTGGGAAATGGGCACGCCGGCTTTGCTTTCGGCATGGTGGGCAACGTGAGCCGCCACCGCCCCCGGAACCCCGCCTTGCCCGGCCAGAGCAGCGGCTGCTTCGGCCACCCGCTCTGCGCCACCGCTCACCGCAACACGCACGGGATGCTGCATGCCAATACCCTTACGAACAAAGTAATCGCCCATGCTGTGGCCGTAGCCTTCCACCGCGCCTACGCCACGGCTCCACAGCGAAGCCTTGGCGGCTTCATCGCCTTCAGCGGCCATCTTCATCAGGACGGCATCGAGAGAGGGAGAGATAGTCATGATAAATGTTCTCCAGAAACTTGAGGAGGGACGCCCTTAGGCGTCCCCATCTTTCGAAAGGTCGAACGCGGCCAGGCGGAAGCCCTGCACGTTACCATAACCGATCCCCACTGCTTCGTACACATAGAACTCGACCATGTCGGCCTCGTTCTTCAGGTACACCGTCGGCTCCTGCAGGCTGTAGAACTGGCCCAGGTAGCCTTCCGGTGCGAAAATGGCAATCAGGTCGCCGGGGCCGTTGACGGCATGCTGGGTCAGACCGGAGGTCATGATGTCCAGCTTGATCGTCGGGATGAACTCGTAGCCGTAGGCTTGGCGCATCTCTTCGCCACGGAAGTGGGCGTCGAACACCAGCGAACCGACCACTGAGCTCGGACGGCTCAGCAGGATGTTGTACAGGGTAAAGCCCAGGAGGATCTTCGCCGGCTTTTGGCGGGCGCCGATCAGCTGGTTGACCGCACGGATCAGGGTCTTCACGCCGAAGCCCGGACCGGTGGTGTGCGCACCGGCGTCATAGCCAGGGGCATAGATGCCGTACTGCTCGCCGCTGGCGTTCGTCACGCTGGTGTAGCCGGCGCCGGTGTGATTGGCAGCAGCGATAGCCTTCAGGCCCAGCATGTGGTTGATGTCTTCCTGCTCGTGGATGTCCTTCACGCTGTTGCCTTGCAGCACCTGGCGGATGTCCACGGTGTAGGTGGCCAGTTCCCACTTGGACTTCTTGAAGACCTTGGACACGATCTTCTCGAAGACCACTTCGTAGCGCTTGCCGCGGAAGTAGCGCAGTTCACCGGAACCATTCAGGGAAATGGTGGCGGCGGTGCTGTCCGGTTCCTTCTCGACGATCTTGCGCGGCTGGTCGGTGTCCACGTCCTTGTCCAGGTCGGCGGAGGTCAGCAGCTGCGGGGTATAGATCTGGCGAGTGGTGCCGTCTTCACGGAGCTTCTGGCGGACGAAGGCGGTCATCGAAGTTTCCGCTTGCTTCGTCATGGTGGGGTCGCCGCTGTTCAACTTGTCCACGAAGGCCGTGTTGAACAGGCGGGTGTTGGTGGTTTCGATTGCGTAATCAGCCATGTCAGCTCTCCTGTTACTTCACGTCGATGACGTAGCTGGTTTCGGCGGAGCCAACGATGACCTGCAGAACGACACCGATGAACGGGTCGCCCGGGTTGGCCACTTTCTTGAAGACGCCGTAAGTACGGCCGCCTACGGTCACCGGCGCTGCCGACACTTCGTCACCGACCGCCAGGGGTCCGGTGGTCTTGATGGTGCGCACCTGGTAGTTGCCGGGAAGCAGGATCGGCTTACGGCAGCCGTTGACTGACTTGTCATCCAGGGTTCCGCGAACCACGATGAAGACGCCGGAGGCCACTTGGGCGCCGGGGGCAACCACGTTCGAGCTGGCGTCCAGGACAACCAGATCACCGATTTCACATTCAACGCCGGAAGCCATGGAGAACCGGTTGGTTTCACGGCTACCCGAGTCCGGAGCGGTGGGCCACCCACGGAGGAATTCCGCGGCGTAGTCCATCGGAGAAAGATCAAAGGACATGTCAATGTCTCCCGATAGTCGTGTTACGACAACACGAAGGCTTCTAATGGATCAACCGCTTGGGCAGCGCCAGCCGGATCCGCCGGTCCGCCAAGCCCCCAATCGGGGCTGGCCTTGGGCATCGCAGCTGCGACCTTGTGCAGAAGTTCCCCTGACAGCGACTGCGCCACTTTCGCGGCGTCCTCCGGAGCGAGGCCTCGGGACTGGAGGTCCCGGACGACTTCGTTCGCAGAGGCCAGTTTGATCTGGTCATGCTGCCCTTCCAGTACACTGATTTTAGCGGCCTGCTCGCTGATCATGCGATCTTTTTCATCAAGCAGTTCCGCCGCTTTCACCAGGATTTCCGCAACGCGGAGGTTCGTCAAAGCGGCAAGCTGAGTGTTCATGCAGCACCTCGATGGGCCCGCAGGCCTGCCAATGCTGCCTGCGCACGCTCCCGGTCAATCTCCCCGGCAAGCAGGCGACGGCACACGTCTTCCTCGGCGGCCTTGAGGAGTTCTTCGTCCGCCCCGCCGGCCTGTACAGCTACCACCGGCGCTGCCGCCGGAGCAGCAACCGCCGGAGCGGCTTCTGCAACCTTGGCCAAGGGAACGGGCGCAGTCGTCAAGTCGTCCAGCGAACGGCAGATCTCCTCGATCTCTTCCCCGTAGGGAACCGACCGATTGACACCTGCCGCTTTCATCAGGAACTGACGACCGGCTTGAAGAAGGCCGGTGTCCGCGCCCGCCGACTTGTGCAGGGCGGACAGCGTACGACGGCCTTCGTCGAGGACGCTCTTGAGCTCGACTTCCGCCTGCTTCACCAGCACCGATGCCTGATAACGCAGGAGATCGGCGGCAGTGATGTCTTGATTAGGCGTATTCATCGGGACTCTCCCGCAGAGTGGATTACCAGCCGGAGGCCAGGACCTGGTCGGTGCTGTGCTGCACATAGGCGGCGGCTTCCACCGGATCCACGCCGCGCGCCACCAGCTCGTGAATGGCGCCGGCCTGAGCCTGCTTCACGATCTGATCGGCTTCCACGGCTTCGGCGGCCTTGATCGCCCAGGTGGCTTCGTCGAGGGTCGCCCCTTCGGCCATCAGCTGGTTGATCTGGGCAGCCTTCTGCATGTTGTCCTGTTCGATCGCCATATTGCTCTCGGCGGCCTTCAGGAAACCGTAGGCTTCGTCCACGCTGTAACCGCGCTGCACGAAGTCAGCGATGGCGGCAGCTTTCTGGACTTCCGGGTGCTCGCCGACAGAGCCCATCGCAGCGCCATTCGGGGCGGCTGGGATCTGGAAGGAACCGCCTTCACCCAGCTGGTCGATCTGGGCATTGACGGCGCCGCTGGCGATGCCTTGCAGGATAAGGTCCTTCAAGGTACCGGTGATGGTTTCGCCCGTACGCGGAGTAGCGGGCTGGCTGACCATTTGATCAGCGATCATCTGGTCGGATTGGGTGATCGTGGCATTCGCTTGCTTGCCCAGACCAGTGGCTTCGCCACCCAGGCCGGCCAGCAATTGGGAAGTGAGTTCCCGAGCACGGGCGTGAACGTCGTTCATCTTGAGATCCTCGTAGACTACTGTTTCAACCTGGACAGGTCGGCCAGAGCCACGCCATCCAGAAGGGATTCGACAACAGGATACGTGTGGGCATACTTGACCTGACCCGCATCATAGCCTGATTTTAGCCCAGATTTCGCAGCCACCAAGGAGTGTAGCAAAAAACGGGCAACCAAAGCTCCACCCGCAAGCGCCAGAATGTGATCCAGGATGCTTGCCGACGGCGGAGGTGCTGCTGGACGGATCGGAGGAATCGACCCGTATTGCACACCGGGAGACGGGACATACCCGAAGGGGATGTCTTCCGTAAAATAGGCGCGCTTCTCCACGGCGGACGGGTGGATAGACCCCTCCGCCAGATACTTGGAGAGTTCTCGCAAAAGATCCCGGTTGGCAGGCTCTTCCCGAACTTCGGGGACCAGAGTCACGGCGCTCTGCGGAATGTCTTGCAGGGAGATGCTGGAGATGGCCGCCCCGACTTGCTTGCCCACTTCCTCCTTGGGCGACACCCCGTGCTCCTGTGCGATGAGTTCCGCCAGGAATTCCAGAGAAGGGACCAAGTGCAGTTCGGCCAGCGCATTCAGGATGGCGCTGAAATCACCCAGGGTTCGCAACTTGGCCACGCATTCCGGGCCCAGGGGCTTGATGGACTTCAGGATAGGGTTCAGGATTTTGCCGCCCTGCAGGATGGTGCCGCCGGGGATTTTCTTGATGAGGTCGGACATCTTGCGCAAGGCGGCTTCCTTGGTCACCACGCGGTGGCTGGCGATCTTGGTATGATCGCCCATTCCAGCCTCTTCCGCCAGGATGGCCCCGGGGACGGCGCCCACCGCATGCGCCACCTTGCGCAGGGCGGACGACGTGACATCCGCCGGACGCAGCACGAAGGACATGTCGAAGAACTTGAGCGGACCCAGGTTGAGCGCCATGACGCGCTGACCGTTCGGGTAGATGCGGTTCATCTCGGTCTTCAAGTGCTGACAGTACGCCGCCGTGCTGTGCGCCTTGTTGTTGCAGATCGAGCAGACGTCCCAGGGGGTCTTGCAAGCCATGGATGTAGATGGGTAGTCACCTCGCGCAATACGCTCCAGGATGTCCTTGCCCTTTTCCCGATCCACTTCCTCCACGACCTCGATACGGTGCATGTCGCGGTTGTAGACGGCGAACAGGACTTTGCCAATGCTCTTGGCCGGGTCGTCGTTGATGTGGTGGCGGAAGACGTGCCCGTGCTCTTCGAACGTCTTGCAGTACTGGATCAGCTGGTCTTCCGGGAAGTAGTCGCCGTTCTTGTTCGAACCGTAGTACTCCCCTGCCCCCATGGCGTTGATGTGCAGGTAGAACTTGGAAGGGTTGGGCCGCAGGACATGCGTGATGAAGTGATCTATCTCGGCATGCGCAGCCCGCTTCGTCAACCCGGAGAGGGACTGCCCCGGGGTAACCAGGTGCATCCGAGGCTCATCGTCCTGGTAGAACGAATCGAGGTCAACGATCTTGGTCAGCGACATACTGTCCTCACTTCACAACGTAATTCTTGATGGGCATTTGCTGGTTCCCGGAGTACCGGGTCTCCAGGTTAGTCAGCATGTCGATGGTCTTGACATCCAGTCCGCCGCTTTCGATCGCCGGCACCAGGATGCTGGCCAGGATGTTGGCGTCGGCCGCCGCGTTCGGCGCATACCGGAAAATGGTGGCCGCCATGGCGTTGATGACCGTGCGGTCCGCCATGCGCAGACGAGGCTCCTTCATGATCGCCTGTTCCAGCGCCTCGCGAAACTTCGACGCCTGAATCGGGTTGTTCACCACGGCCTTGCTCAGGCGGGCCAGCCCAAGGATGGCTCCCCCGGCCAGCGTGGCCCCGAGGACGCCAAGGCCGATGCCGGAAATCTTGCCGGCCAGACCGGACGCGGCAGCGCCCGCCAGCGCCGGGCCGCCCGCGGCGAAGGACGCTTTCTTGTCCATGGGCAAAGCGTCGAAGGAAGCCAGAACTTCCTGCGCCAAGTCATTACATGCCGTCGAGTGGAATCCCATCTTGCGGAATTCGGCGACACACGCCCGCTTCAGGTAATGGGGAAACAGATCGCTCATGAAATCAATCTCCGTGCAGGGAGGAGTAGACGTGTTCGGATGGAGCAATCTGCTCCCGGAAGAAGAGGGGCTCCGCCTTGTCCATGGCCCCTTGGATAGACGGATTCTTGGCCAAGCGCCCCACAGGGGATGCCTTGAATCGACGCGCTCGATCAGACCAGCGCTGGGCAGCCGTCATGGTTGCCTTGGCCGTACCTTCCGGAGGGATCTCTGCTTGCTTGCGGAAGGCTGCACTGGGCTGCGCGCGGCCGGGGGACGCCTTCCTTACGCTACCGCGCAAAGTCGGACCGTCTCCCGGAGCCGTACTGCGGCCATTCCAGATGCCGGGACCGATGGCTCCTTGCGGCTGCGCCATGTGCGTCGGCGCCGGATGGGAAATCGCCGTGCGGTACCCCGGGGACAACGGAGAGCGCAGGTCTGCCTTCACCAGGGAGGCGATGCCGTTGGCGCTGACCAGACCGGCCATCTTATCCAGGCACTCCGCCACCAGGTTGCTGCGCTCGACCAGCTCTGCGGCCTTGACCAGCAGAAGGCCGAGTTGGGCCAGCGGCTTGAACTCGTTCACCCGGAAAGGGACGCGGCCGGCGGACTTGCTGTGGCCCTCTTCCGCCAGAAGCCCTACCAGGTAGTCCTTGCCGAGGCCGGTGTACGACGCCAGCTTGTCCTGTAGCCAGGGATCCCGACGAATTTCCGCCGCCGACTTCTCGATGGTCTCCCGCATGGCCAGCATTTCATGAGTCAGCACGTCCCGGTCCCGGCGCAGTTTCTCACTCCAGTCCATGGCAATCTTGATCTGGACATGGCGAGGCCATTGGTCGATGGATCCGAAGTCGAATCCTTCCGCAACCGGAGCGGCCGAAGCGGCCTTCTGCATGCCGGGGCCCGCGAGGATGGACAGGGTCTCGTCGTAAACCGACGCCGACTTTTCGTGGTCTTCGGGGATCAGGAGAGATGCGCGAATGACATCGCGTTCCGCCAGGGGAAACTGGAAGGTACGGTCAGCCGACTTCTCCAGCAACTTGAGGTACGTCACCTGATTGGCGCTCTCGATCAGGCGGTCGGTCTGCGCCAGGTTGAGGCTGTTCTCCCGAGCGGCCTTCACAATACCGTCGTTGAGCGAGACGCCCTGATTGATGAACTGGGTGACCACGCTGGCCGTCATGGTCTTGAGCAAATCGGTGCTGAACATGCGGGAGGCTCCTCTGCATGGATCTAGTTTACACCATCATCCGGAGTTGAGGCCCCAATCGATGGATGGGCCTTTCTTCGGGTACATGGCGTCGACGGCCGGGTGTTTGCCCACCACTTGCGGCGACCCGGCCAATTTCTCGATTTCCTTCATGGCGGCATCCAGGTCGGCAGCGCCCGCGCTGTTGTTGACGTCCGGCAGAACCTGCGGGTCGTCGCCAACGTCGTCGAGAGACGGGATGGGCAATTCTTCCGGATTCGCCCCGGAGACTGCCAGCTCCAGGTCGTCCAGCAACCCCTTCTTGTCGGTCACCCACAGCTTCAGGCTGCGGCCTACCGCCAAAGCCACCATGGCCCACTTTCGAGCCTCGGCGTCGTTGTCGCTGGTGGCCGCCGCAAAGAACGCCTCCTTGGCCTTGAACACGCAATCCGGGAAAAGGCGCTGCATCCCCTCTACCGCGGACACCTCGACGGGCATCCCCAGCCGCCATTGGACAAACTCGATGCCCTGGGTGATCGCCCACATCTTCAGGTTCTTCTCTTCGGTATCCTGAATGGAGTGGACGTGCTCCAGCTTGGCCAGCTTCGACGCCAGGCGTACCCGGTAATGTCGGCTGACATACTCTTCGATAACGACAAGGGGGAGTCCGAACATGTCGGCGATGAGGTTATTGTCGGGCGTAGCAAGAAGAGCCGCTTCCAGATAAAGGCGCTGGAAGCGGCTGTGTTTTATTTCCGAGAAGTACGTGAACAGGTCAACGTCATCGGTCATATTCTGCTGCGCGAAGTGTCGGCGTCCCGACTGATAGCCGCATTGAGCGCGTTCTTCAGCTTCAATGCACTGTCCCCCAGCGAACGATACGTCCCACGCAAGGCGGATATCAGGGTCGGCAGGTTATCGGGTGCGCTCTCGTCGGCCCCCAGCCGGAGGAACAGGAGAGTGCGGCCAATCCGGTCAAGGCAACGATCGATGGCCGGCAAGTAGGTAGAGATAGTGCTATACATCGACGGGTCGAGCAAGATCTGCGAAATGATGGTCGACTCCACAATATCAGGGTAACCCGTGTCGATCGCTCCCTGAACAGCGTTGGTATCGAACAGCGTCGGCTCTTCCTGGGGCGGCATCTGGCCATACTCGGGGATTTCCCCGACCGGCGTGGCGCCCATGTCGCTGGCCTTCTTCGCCATGAAAACCGTGATGCTGCCTTTTTCCTGGGCCGACTTGATGAAGGTCAGGCACGCCTGCTTGCCAATGCCCTCCCCGATGATCAGCTTCTTGACGAGGTCGATTTCCGAGATCGGGCTTCCATTGAACGAGAACATGCCGTGACCATGGCTGCGGATCTCCACGGGGTCCTGGAGCATGCCGATGGTTCGCAACTCCAGCTTGCGCTGGGCGGAGTTGATGTTGCGCTCGACCGAGTCCGCGATGCAGTTGGGCAGAACCACGACGCTGCGGACGGGATTGGTGATGATCTCGCCGCTGTCGACGAAGTAGTCCCCTTTGAAGCCGGTGGACGCCGTCAGCTTGAGTCGGCCGCAGCGGTCCGCCATCCCCCGGTAGAATCCGTAATCCCAGGGCTCCTCCAGGTCCATGACTACGGCGAAGTCCGTGTGGGTGACGGTGCACGCCGTGAACGGGCCCAACGCGCCCTTGCCGGTGAGGATGACGAAGGTGTCGCCGGTGACCACGGAGTTCAGGTCTCGGACGCGGCCTTGGGTGTAGAGCTCCTGAGCCACGTCAGAGAGCAGGACAGGCGTGTTGACCAGGACGGTCATGCCGTCGTCTGTCCAGCCGCCATACTCGGAGATGAACAGGTTGCCGCGCGCCTCCTTCCCGGCAACGCCCTCCGTGGTGAAGAAGCCGGCGTGCGGGCGCAGCTTGTGGTCAGGCATGTCGATGCCTTCGCGACGCGGGGCGCGCTTCAACACCATGCCGTTGACGTGACTGCCATCGGCAAGCACCGCCTTGTAAGCCATGCCCTGGATGGCGCCCTGCAGCTGCAGGTAGCCCTCGGCGCCAGTCACTTGCTCCACGGCTTGGCGCGGCTCGATGACGTCGCCGCGAATGTGGTAACCGCAGTCCACGATGTCCTTGATGACCAGCGGATCCAGGTTGCTCAAGCCGGTGGTGCCGGTGATGACTTCGACCGAGGGCTTCGATACCGTGGTCGTCAGGGGCTTGGATTGCGGAGACGACGGGATGACCCGGGACTCCGCGATGGACTGCAGGTCGACATACCGGGAGATCTGCTTGGCCATGTCCTTGTTGTCGAGCATGGTGTTGTACAGGCGATCCCACAGATGAGGCGGTAACGTGGCCAGGAATTCCTCCAGCTGACCGCTGGCGTAGCTGTACTTGCCGGTGCGCGGCGGCACGATCAGGTTGTAGACGGACGGGTTGATGTTGACGTACGACGGGATGCGCGTCGGCTTACCCATCCGCGTGCCTTGGCTACGGATGAGCTGCGTCACCGTGTCCGTGGTCAACGGGAGGAACATGTCCGTCGACATGTCGTAGAGGGAATCCAGCGGATAGACGATCTCGCCACGAGCAATCACCGGCACCAGGTAGAACCCCGGGGGGAGCTGGAGCAGGATGACGCCCATGGACACATTGGAGTCCTCTGGGAGCTTTGACGACAGATCCTGGAAGCGGATGATGTAGTTGGCCAGCTCGGGGGAGGCCTGGCTCAGGGACTGGATCGCTTCATTCGGGAAATCTTGCATCATGATGTCAGTACCTGCCGTGTTCGCCTTCACCAAAGGTTTTGCCGAAGATATACGGAGCTATGGGATCCGTGGAATGCAGCGGCGATTCCTGAGATTGGGATGCCGCCTCAATGATACTTGATTTTAGGTTAGAAGACGCCAACCGTGAGATCCAGTTGGGGTCCAGCAGTTTTGACTGCTTGACGCCGGTAGCCATCGGCTCCACGGACAAGCCCGTCGTGGATATCGGCACCTCGTGAATGCCGCGCTGATTGAGTTCGCGCACATGCTGGTGGTCGAGCAGGGTGCCCGGCATCAGGCTGGATACCCGCCGGGCCAGGACCTTGCCGGCGGCCCGTTCGATCGGTACAACCTGACTGCCCTTGTCGAACTCGTGCGCCACCTTGCCGACTTCCACGATGTCTCCCGGCAAGAAGTCCGTGTCCCCGGGATTCTTGATCTTGACATACTTGGCGACGTTGCGGGCGATGACGTCGAAGTGCCGGGGGTCCAGGTCGTTGCCGTAGACTTCTCGCAACTTCTTGGAGAAGTACTCGCGTCCCGCCCCCAGTCCGCGCAGCTCGACCAACTCCTTGGGATTCGGAGTCCCTTCGGAAAGCTCCTGGCCCGCGTAAACGTGGTCACCTTCCTTCACTTTCAGGCCTTGGTCTTGGGGAACGAAGTGAGGGATGCCGTTGACGTGGACCTGGAAGTCACCCAGAGCGGTCTTCTCAATCTTGTTAACCTTGCCGGCCGCCGTCGCCAGCGTCGCCGCATCCTGAAAGTTCTCAGGGATGGTCAGCAGGTTCTTGGATGCCTCGAACATGTTCTGCGTGGCCTTGATCTTGGACCCTGCCGTGCCGCCCTGGTGCTTGGATGAGAGCACCGCCTGGATCATGCCCTCCGAGATCGACTCTGCCGCCACGACCCCGACATTCTCGCCGATCTCCGGGTAATTGCCCCGGGAGTCCCGGCCGTAACACATCTGGCAGATACCTTCGTGGGCCTCGCAGGTCGTCGGCGTGCGGATCGTGATGGTCTTGGTCCCTGAGGAGAGCTTTTCCTTGTAATAGGCGTCGTCCACCATGTGATCCGTGCCGGCTTCTACGTGGCCGACGACGCGCCGTCGGTCGTGGACGTCGTAAGGCGTACCGTTCTTGGTCCCGCAATTATGAATAGTGACGACCTCGTGGAACACCGAGGGGACCAGCTTCTTGAAAAGAGCGCCGGGCTCGGACGCCGCCATCTGGGCCTTGATCGTCGCCGCTCGGCCGCCGTAGGCCATGGCCAGGTGTTCGGCCGGCGTCAGACCCTCTGCAAAGGAGTGGCGAATTGGCAGCGGGATAGGCTTGCCCTCGATGTCTACGGACATCATCGGGGAGAACGTGCCCTGCCCCAGTTGCATGGGGTTGCCGCGCGCGCCGGTCAGCGCCATGAGGCCCGCCGTGGACCCCTTGCTTACCATGTACTTCAAGTTGAGGTCTTGCGACTTCTTGACGTATTGCCCGGCCACCTCGTTCAACGCCTGAGTTTTCTGGGCGCGCGTCAACTTGGAGTTGTCGTTGATGGCGTTGATCTTGTTCACGTACTCATCCAGGAAGACGTTGCGCTCCTGGCTGTCGTTCTCGTAGTCGGTGAGCGGCGTGGAAAACCCGTTGACGGTTGCCGTGTGAAAAAACAGGTTGGAGAGATTCTGGATGGTCTCATGGGCCTGGCTGCCGCCGTGCTTGATGACCAGCGACATGAGGTTCGTCACCCCATTCTTGTCGAGGACCATGTTGGGGTCATAGTGCTTCTGCACCTCGGGGGGCAGCATGCTCTTGATCAGTAGGGAGCCCGCGGTCGCCATAGTGAAATCTCTCGGGAATGCGTAAATCTTAGCACAGCCGTTCGTTCAATTTATCCGCAGGGTTTGGCATAAGGACTATGACCTCAACACAGCGGAGTAAAGCATGCACTTGTTAACTTGGTCTCAGACTTTTTTCCTGGGCCGTGAACTCGGTCCGGTTTTTCCCATCACCATCCCGGCGGATACCGCCGTGGAAAAAACGCGCGGTATGACGTCTGTCCGCAAGGCAGACTTCGTCCTGACGGCGCGCGTTGACGGCGCAAAAAACACCTTCAAGGTCTGGATCGATCCTATGAAAGGACTGGTCCTCGTCCTGTCCGGGAAAGCCGGCTATGAGCAGGCCGGTCTGTTCTGGACGGCAGACCCGGACAAGGTGGCATCCGTCCTCCGCATCAAAGGGTATTCACCATGCGCCGCCTGATCTTTTCGTTGTCCATGCCCAGGGTAAACTCCTGGAACGGCAAGTGGTCCAAGGAAGGCTGCTCCCTGTGGCTTGCCCGTGATGTCCCGGAAGGGCGCGCGGAACAGCTCCTCAACGAAGGCCCGTTCGATTACGACTTCGGCGACGGCTGGACCGCCCGCATCATTGTTTCCAGCACAGAACCGAAAGAACCATCCACAGGCTTCTGTGGCTACGACTGGATGGTCGACAGCCTGCTGGCCTGCGGGAGTATCTGCTCCTAGTCATTTTTGACGGAGTAGGTTGGTATAAGATAGTACTCAACAAACAAAGAGGTGGTTAGCATGAACCCTTACCTGAAAGAGATGGAGAAAGTCGCTGGTGTCCTGCAGAACGCGGGCGCTGCAATCAAGAAGCAGCTTACGACTCCCCTCAAGGTACAAGGGGGCCGCATCGTCAAGCAGATGCACCCCGACGACGAAAAGGCGTTGGCAAAAGCCATCAAGGATAAGATGGCAAATGGTGAAGTAAAGCACGTCACCGGAATTTTTGATTAAAAAGAAAAGGGCCTCGCGCCCTTTTCTTTAGCCGAAATTACCTCCGAAACCCTTTGCTCCCCAGCAACTGGAGCACGGACGAAGACAGGTTTGTCCCGATCTTGCTGGCCAGGGAAGGTTTGCTCAGCTCAACGACTTGTCGGGCAACATCCGGGGCCATTCGGCGTGCTTTGCTCAGTAGGTTGGAGAAGTTTTTCGGGCGGGACTCCGCCCACGGAATACCTAGCCCTTTTGTAACAAAATTGGCCTCCCCTGCCGATTGGCGCCAAGAATTGGTCAAAGACAAGGGGTGTGTCCCGCTATTCTCCATGGAGTATCGGTCTGCGTCATAAAATATGCCCAGATCTCCTTTTTGCGTGGATTTCACCACTTGTCTGGCGGACACGGCAGGCGGCACGATGTGGTCATAGGGGTCATGCCCCCTGTCCAGGCTCTCTCTTGCCAGTACTGCAGGGCTGACGTGAGAGTATACCCTGGGCACCTTATCCAACCCGACGTTAGGACCGTGTTTTTGGAGCAACCGCCTGCTCTCGTCATACTCGTAGAACTCATGACGATGGGCCTTGACATCCTGAAGCCGGCGAAGGTCCTCTGCCACATTACCGGAGGGACCCAGTAGCGGGGGGACTCGAATGTCTGCGTGCATTACCCCCGTTCCGGGGTGATATGACGTTACTTTTGTCTCGTATTGAGCCTTGGGGTGATAGGACTCGTTGATGTTTGTCTTCGGGATAACATTGATAGGGCGAGCTTCATAGGTACGAAGATCCGGGGTAACTCCGCCTCTCCGCAGGATTGCATCCGCCATTGCTCGCGTACCTTTGGTTTGCCCCTCAAGGTATTGCGCGGGAGACCGGAGAACCCCTCTGTCTTGCAATTCTTGCAGCCGTGACATCGGATATTTTTCCCGGTTATCCGCGATGTGACGGGACAACCTGTTGGCCTCCTTGACCAATGCCTGCCCCTCCTTTGCCCGCCGGGCCACGCTGAGCGCAATAGCCACTGCCTGCTTCTGCGGCTTACCCGCCGCCATTTCTGTGCGAATATTCTGGGAGATGGCTTCTCGGGAATCGGAGGGGATCAGCGGCATGACAGCGGTCCTCGTTTACTTGGCGGTTGGCTCTGCTATCGCCTGCTGGGCAGCTCCCATCGTCGAGGAGCCCGGCTGGCGGCGCATTGCAGCATTTCTGTTCTTCGTCCTGACCGGGCCTTCCCTGGCGCTGGTCTTGCTATGGGTGGTCCTGCGGTCCTGATCAGACGTGATGCCACTTACGGGCGTTCAGCGCAAACTGGGCCATGTGACGGAGGTGAGCGTTTTCCGTAGTAGCCAAGACGTGACGCAGGGATTCCTCGGAAATGCGCTCGCCTTGCGGGACGCCCATGGCGGCATGGAGGTCGCCCCTGTGCGCGGGGTTAACGGGTTGGAAGTCGGCGGAAGCCTGCTTGCTGATCAGCGGCATACGGTCAAACCGCGCCTGCGCCCGCGGCGTTCCCGACGCGCCCAGTACAGCGCCCAGCGCGGCTGCTGCGGGGACAGCGTATTTCAACCGAACCCCGGGAATCATGCTCAGGCCTACCCCCGTAATACCTCCGGCAAGGGCTCCTGTTGTCGACCGACCCAGCATGGTGGGGCGGTGTACTTCGCTAGGTTGCAGCCACCCTTCCCGGATACCCTGGTCGATCCGGTGATCCCGGTATACCTGCAGCCCTACGCCCGCAGCCGCTCCACCGAGAGACCCCGCTGCCGCCCATGCAGGGCTGGCGCCGCCTCCCAGCCAACTGCCCAGCATGCCGCCCCAGATCGCTCCGGAAACTTTGTCAGTATCCCCGGGGTAGACATACTTGACCTGAGGGCGAGAGTCCTCCGCCGACTTGGTTAGAAATTGCCGAGCCAGCGACAGGGAAGATTGCTTAAAAATACCTGTGTACATGGGATTAAGGCTCCCCGTAGATGGATGGAACGGGAGACTATCTGCCGCGAGTATTTCTCCCAGGTCTGCCGAAGATGATTTGGCAGTGGCCAAGAGATACTGATCATACTTATGGCGAAGGCTATTCGGAACAGAGTCTTTGTGATGAAAAGCCTCCTGGAACTTATCATGGATGCTTCCCTCTCTAAGCCTGGAGGTAAGGTCGCTCTCCAGCTCCGGATACCTCGAATATGCCCCCGCTTGAAGCGCTGCTTTTCTGGAAGAAATATCGGAAAAATGAGCCTGCATGGCCCGCCAGTCCTCTGGGGTTGGCGAAGCTGCGTGCGTAATCACCGGAGTAGGGCCGTTCATAAAATTTTTTAAGGGCTCCCGAATAGAGGGAGGGACTTCCCCTATGTCCTTGCGCAAGGCGTCAATCGTACCTGTCGCGTGAGCCAACCCGCCCCGCAAAGCTCTCCTTCGAAGACTGACCGCAAGCGCCCCTCCCCCCAGCAACGCTCCGCCGGCCAACGCCAAGCCGGGCAGGTTTACAGGCTGGCCATGCTTGCGCGTGGCTTCCGGCGGAGTATTACGAGAGGACAGGACGCTCATGTCAGGCCGCCTTCACGATGTAATCGGTGTCGTTGAACTGGAAGCTGTTGGCGGTGAGCGCCATGCCCAGAACCTGGTGAATGGATCCGGTGCCTTGAGCACTGATCGGGGTAGCCGTCGCACCGCCCGGCGTGGTCGCCGACAGGTAGTAACGGGTGTCCGGGGTCAGGCCGGTCAGCGCGGTGTTCACGCCGTCAAAATATACCATGACGCCGGTCGCATTGGCGGCAGCCGATTGCAGGACGAAGCCTTCGGCGTAGTGGCCGCCGGCGGAAGCCACTGCGTTGGCAATCTTGCCATCACTGCGGATGTAGACGAAAGCGCCAGCCGCCAAGTTTTCGAAAGCCGTGCCCGTATAGGTGTCCGGGCCGATGCCGACCGGCATGAAGGACAGATCGAGACGACCGTTGGCGTCAAGGGCGGGGATGGCGCCGGCGCTGGAGATACCGGCGCTGGCAGTGATCGCCACGACTTCGGAGGTCTTGCCGTTGACGAGGGCGAGATAGGTAGTAGCCATGATGTTACCTCGGAGCGTTGAAGATGATCGGGGGGGAGATGTCGACCTTTATTTTAGTCGGTTCCATCGCTACCCCAACCTGCTGCTGAAACAAAGCACCCGGCTGGTTAGGATCTTGGGTCAACCCCCCGTTCCAGCCGAGAAAAACAGGCTGCCCGGGAGTCCAGGCCCAGTTCTGATTAACCAGTTCGCCTTCCTGAATGACCTTGATCATGGTCCCCATCAAAGCCGAGTTATTGGCCACGCCCAGGATGGCGTCCGCGCTGGCCATATCCCGGTTGCTGCCATGCACTGCCGCCCCCACGGAATTCGCCACCACGACGTAGCCGGCGATAACCGATCCGCCGGCCGGCCGGTCAATGCTGACCTGGGAACGATCGATCACGGCGACCGTATGCCCAAGGTCCAGCGGCGTTTTCTCTGTGACGATCACGCCGTTGGTTGCCTGGTAGTACCGGGCGCCCTGAGTGAAGACGTAGAAGGTCAGCACGCCCGCAGGGTCTGTTGTCGTGGGGTTGGCAATCTGCTGGCCGTGGATGTCAAACAAGTCGGACAGCGTGACGCCATCCGCCTCAAAGATGGTCGTGGGCGCCGATCGCAACACGGCGCCGTTCTTGTAGCGGATCGTCTGCTGGATGCGATACATGGGTCACCAAGAGTCGACGACGGGCAGGTCGAGCATGTACAGGTGCTGGGGCGTGATCCTACTCATGGCCTCCGCCCGGAAATACCGGTTACCGGCTTTGTGAATGGCGTAGTACACGGCTTCCGAGCACCAGAACGCATCGGATTCTTGCCAGTTGCGGTGCATGCCTAGCCCCAGTGCCCCCAGCGTATCGTAGGGAAGACCGAGAAGGGACACGGCGTTGGCGATGACGTCCTTGGCGCTCTTGACCGGGCACTCCAGGATGACTCCTTTTCGGGAACGATCTTTCAGGGACTGCAGGGACGATACGTGTACACCCCCCTGGAAAGTGGCTTCCATAATGCGGCCGTCGTCGATGACCAACGCGGCATGCGCCCATTCGGACCACGTATTCCACTTGATGATCCGGGCGAAGGGGCCCTTGGTGTCCGCCAGGACAATTTGCACGGAATCGGTCATACAAGCACCTTGTGGAGTTTCCAGTTGATGGCCAGGTTGACATCGAGGCTGCCGGTGTTGGTGTACGACAGGCGAATAGCCAGGCCCGCCGGTATCTTGGCTGGATACGGCATGTCCATGTTGATGTTGACGTTGCCCACGAGGAGCCACTCCTCGATGAAGGTCTTCACCACGCCGCCCGGAGTGCCTGTGATGGCGCCGGAGGGGTCGACAACCTGGAATGACGCCGTGTCGCCGAAATTGCTGTACAGGCTGATTACCCAGGCCCCGGTAATCAGCGTGTCGTCTGTCAGGACCAAGTCAAGATCGGTTGTAAGCCCGGGCGGACAAAGCTTGCTTACCCCTTTAGCCGCATAGTTCAGCTTGGACTTCTGAAAGTCTGCTACGCTCTGCGGATCATACGTCGTATTGGACGGCATTTACGTGTCCTCGCTCCAATTGATGGCAACAAGCTGATTGGATGAACCGCCCGATATGGGCGTAACCGAGATCGTCAAGGTTTCTCCGGGCTGGAGTTGGATATCGAAGTCAGTCAGGTCGCAGAAGGTCGTCCCCTTGGGGTCGGCGATCGTGTTGAACACCGTGATGCCGCCAGTGACCGTAGTCCCCGCCGTATCCACCGCCGCCAGGGAGTTGTTGGCGTCGATGTTGGCGTAGGACGGTACGCCGCCCAAGGTCGCGTTTTTAACGGCCTTGACGATGGCCGGTACATTAGAAAGCGTCCCCACGGATACCGATCGTATCCGAATCGTCGAGTTATTGCTGACGCCGTTGATCGTTGTGTTGCAGCGCACGGAGAGAACGCTGGTATCCGTCCCTGACGCAATGCTCTTCGTATGGTTTGCCGCATAGATGGCGTCTCCCGCCCGGCTACGCTCCCCCTCCAGAAATACCCCGAAGCTGCCGGACTTGACCACGATATTCGAGGTGTTCGACGTATTTGCTGCCTGTATCTGGAACCAGAGCGTTGGATTGATGAACTGAGGCTGCGTTGCCGAGTTGGCGAAGGATGTACGGTGGAAGTCCACCCATTCGCCATTCGCCGGATTGATCACCGAGAACAGGCAGCCAAACACTCCGAGGTAGCCGATCTGCAGTTTGAAGATGTTGATCTTCGTGGGATCGATCGTCATCCCGGACTTACCCGTGCCGTCCAGAGGGTCGAGGTTGAAGGCCGCCTGAGCCGTCCAGGTATTTACGCTATTCCTTCGCCAGAGAACCCCGAAAGACGTTCCGTTATAGCCGACCCCGAAGCCGTCCTGAGCGTTGAACATGCCGGCGGTCTGAGAGGAGTTCGCCACCCCCGCGGTAAACACCGCCGTGAATCGCGCAAGGACACCCTGTCCCGCCCGGTGCTTTGCAACCCGCACCGAACGAATCGTAGCGCTGGAGGACGCCGCTGCCGTCGTGGACACCACCGCCATCTGATTCGCCGAAGTCGCCGTCCCCGAACCCGTCGTACTGCTGGAAACGATGTTCGAGTTCAACCCATAGGCAAAGTCCCCTTGTGTAAACGGAGACGGGATTGCGACCAACTGTTCTCCGAACACGGAGCCAATCCCCGCGGCGGCCGTCGATAGCTTGCCTCCTCGGGTTGCTACGGGAGTCGCGATGTTTCCGCCAGAGGAGAGCCCGTAGAGCAGGATGGGGGATAGGTTCTGAACCATGGCCGGGGTTTTTGCGTCGATGCTGGCCGATGCGGCGTCCGTTACCCGCAGTGCTCCCGCCGTCGTCAGCGACAGCGGATTGCTCTGCCCGGTGGTGTACGCAGGGGCCGCCGTAGTGACTGCGCCAAATATCAGGTTACCCGTCTGCCCTGTCGTCGTGGATCCGGCCGCCGCATTGGTCGGCTGGTTGGCTGCGGTAGACGCACCCGTGGGAAGGGGGAGCGTTCCGTCGGAGGCGTAGACGAACGACTGGCTCTGAGCTGCTGTTTTCTGACCAAGGTCCCGGGGGGACAACGTGATATTGGCCATGACGGGAGGGGATGCCAGCACCAGCCCTGTATTCAGGTTGACCCACTTCATGGAAAACGTGAAGGGAGACCCCTGGGTGATCAAGGGGATGGCCATCAGCGTATCGCCGACGCTGTACCCCGTCCCGGCCGTGACAACCTTGTAGGTGGCGCTGGGCGCACCACTGGTCAAATCAAGGATGTTCTCGGTCCAGACCCCGCCGGATAGCTGAAGGTACGTCGTCGTGGCCATGGGCGGAAATACCTGTAAAAAAGAGGGGGAGCTCCTCCATTTTAGACGAAGCTCCTCGGTTTAGGCATCCTGAGCGCCGGCAAACTGCGGCTGCTGCTTCAGCAACAGGTAGGCGTAGTTCAACGGGTTGGCCGCCTGGATATCCGGAGGATTCTGGATACCCAGTGTCTGACGGTCAAGCGGATCGTTTTCCTGGCGATCCTGCGAGTTCTCCCACACCTCCAGCAGCAGACTGCATTGCCGAGAAGTGTGACCGGTAACTTCTACTTTGATGTACGCGCTGCTGAGCACGCGGCCCTGCGAAGTGCGTACATTTTGCACGATGATAGCCATATTAACCCCCGTTATGATGAGCTTCGTAGGTGCACTGCCAGTAGCAAGTATCGCCACCTGCAGCAGTTGTGTTTGCCATGCTGATGTCCAACAAGCCGCTGGACACAGCAGGAGTAAAAGTAATCGTCTGCGTGTCAGGATTCCAGTCAGTACCTACAGTCTGCGTATCCAATGTCGCTGTCGTGCCATCCCAACGCACACAAACGCGGCGTTTTCCATACCACACCGCACCTGCGCTGGTTGTCATTGTCAGCAAGCATTCAAAAATACTAACCGCGTGATGTCCTGTGGGTTTCGTCAGATACGCAGGAAGTTTGGTATTGCTCGAAGTGACAAGCGAAGACGCAGCAGTACCAGTGGACGACCCTTTGAGCGAGCCGACGTAGCCTGTAACCTTCGACGCGCTGTACGAAACACTGCTATTTCCAAACAGTGCAGCATCTTCCGGGCATAGCCCAGAAGAATTTATGAGTTTTCCAGACAATACAGCCTGATTACTTTTGTTCGCCTTATTTGATGTACCAGCCAGAATTGAAGATGTTGTGCCACCGGGATTTACATTCCCATTCGCCGTATTTATGGAGGGCAGTGACTTATACGACACAAGATCTATGTTGTAGTCCGGCAGAGAAAGAGTCCTGTTAGCAGTGGCGTAGTTTGTGATTGCTGTGTACGCTCCTGGAACTCCAAGATAAGGATTTGCCAGCACCCTGGCGAACGGAATTAAATACTGCGTATTTGGCGTCAGGTTAACCAAGTTCCATAGATTACCCGATGGGACATACGTATACAGGTATGTAAACCTTTCGCAACCGGGCACATTGCTACCAGTTATCTGCACAGTGGGTGCGACACTGTACAAGTCCGGCCCCATCACATTTTTAGTGCCTCCGTTCAGTGTTATGATCCCAACTCCGCTGCCGATACGAGAGTCTTTGTTTAGTGGAGTATCCTTAATAATCACCCAGTCGCCATCTGCTGGAGAGGCTGGCAAGTTGATAGTATACGAGGAAGTATCAGCGCTGCATTGATATACGCGCCCCGCCACAAGATTCAGCCCTGATGACGTAACAATACCTGCGGGGTCATACAACGGCACATTAACTGTGCTGCCTCCGTAACCAAGAATTGCAAGATTGCCGCCGGACACTGTATACGTTAGCGGAATACTGCCAAGATTCACATCTTGGTTAGGCATAGTGATAGTACGTGCCGTTGCAGTGGAGATATTACCAAGACTCCACGCAATTTTCTTTGTGTTATCCGTACCATCAACTACCCGCCACACGTTTGATTTCGGCAAATCGCTGTACGCTTTAATTGCCTTCTGGCTGGGAACGCGTGTGTCACTGTTTGATGAAAGCGTCGTATCCGTATCGACGTTCGCCGCGTTGAACGGCGTGTAGCCGAGGTTCCCCTCGATCTGCGCCCAGTTGGCGGCCGTCTGTCCCGGCGCATCAGTCAGGGCCCGGATGGTGTCGCCGACATTCACCGCGACGCCTCCCAACGTACCGGCGACGCTGATGTACCAGAGGTCGCCCTTCATGATGGCGCCGGCCGCGCCGCTGCCTCCGGAGGTCGGGTAGGTGTTCCCGCTGGCATTGTAGTTACCGCGATCCTTGACGACGCCGGAGATGGCCAGGCCAACCGTGGTTTGGACAAACGCCGTCGTGGATATCCGCGTCGAGTTGTCTCCCGTGGTCGGTGTCGGCGCCGTTGGGCTTCCTGTCAACGCCAGGTTATCCACGGACGCCACGTCAGAGAATTCAGAACCGCTTGGCGTTGACCCTTTGGGGATGCGCGTGGTCACCCGCTTCATCACGCCGCCATAGAGAACCAGCTCGTTGACCTCGTAGCCTTCCCCGGGCTGGTAAACCGTGATGAACCCGATCTTGGTCGTCTTCATTGTCTGTCCTCAATTCGCGTTGGTGCGGGTGGTGATGAACGCCTTCCACGACATATCGCCGAGAACGCCGGTGCTGCCGACCGTGATACGCAGGAGACCGTCGCTCTGGGACGCATCGATGGCGACCGATGTAGTCGCTCCGACAGGCATGCCATCCCACTCTTCAGCAATCAGGGTCTCCCCTACCGCCATGAAGGTGGGTCCATAGCAGCGGGTCCGCAGGATGGATTCCCGGTAGTAAAACACGCCGGAAGCACAACCTTCGATGACGATGTGGTGAGACGCTTGAGTACTGTTCCTCGGGGAACCAACCGGAGTCGGACTAGTAGCGATCGTATTGTATTGACCGATCACCCCGGTGCCGTCCAGCGTCAGCGCCTTCGTGCTGTTCAGGGTGGTGTTGGCCGTCAATACGACTTCCTGGTGCAACGCACTGTTGGACCTCGACAGCAAATACCACGTAGTCCCCTTGAGTCCAATCTCGCAGAGATCCCCCGGCAGCAGCTGAAGGGAAGCGCATGCGCTGTCCACGGAGTTCCCCAGCTGAGCGGAAAACGTCGCCCATATAGGCGCTACCGCCCGGAATACGATGCGCTTTCCTTCGCGCGCAAAAGGCAGCACGTAGGTCTGCGACATCCCGGAGAGCGTCGACGTGGTCAGGTTGACCAGATCCGCCCCAGCAGGGACGGTCAACGTGCCCGATAGCGCCGTAGCCGTCAGGGTCACCGTACTGGAATTAGGCCGAATCTCCTTGACGCCGGTATATACCCGGATGACGCCGGAAGCATCCAGGTTGTAGGCTTGGGCGTCTACCGCCCAGTCAACTCTCCACGAAGCGCCTGCGGGAATCCTCCCCAGAGGCAGGCTCTGTGCAATGCCGGGGCCATAGGTATCCCCGGTATCTTCGTTGACCAGGACAACGTGGTAGTTCGGCCCATTGAATATGCTGAATGCAAAACTGACATCGACGGCGGACTGGTTTTCCACCATCACCACGCCAGCTGCTGTAGAGACATTATCAAAGACCAGGGACGTCCCGATAACGCTCCCCGTAAACGCGGGGTCCAGAACAACCGTGATTGCTCGCGTACGATCCGCATAGATCGGAGCAGACACGTTTCCGGGGTTGCCGGTAAACACCCAACGAGGAGATCCGGTATCGGATTCTCCCTCCAGCTTGGTGCAGACCCACCCAGGAGGGACGTTACTGGTTTCAAGGCCGGTTCTGAGCCGACTGAACTCGTTCCCTGTGCCGACCCAGCGCAACCCTCCGCCGTACGCAGCATACGCCTGCGTCCCTGCGCTTTGCGTCGTAATCACCATGTTGTCGAACGGCACCACCTGCGTCCAGGCAAGGCCGTCTTGCAGCACGAGGTTCCCCGGGGTATACCCCGCGAAAGCGCCGGTCGGTGAATTACCCACAAGAAAGCCATCGGCTCCGCCCAGGCCGGTAAACGGCACGTCGTTCACAATATGTACGTACAAAACCCCGGGGCTGCGGCCAGTCTGTGTCAGCGCGCGCAGAGCCCTCTGCAGCAAATCCGGGATGCCGATCAGCGCGACATCGGTCTCCAGCGTAGTGATCCGGGTCTCATGGTCACCTGTCGTCGTCTGCAGCCCCGATACTTGGCCGTCCAGCGTCGTCAGGTGCGTATCCGTGGCCGAGATGTAGTTGGCCAAGTCGGTTTGCAGGGCGCCGATATCCGCCTGATACTGCGTCAACCTGACCAGAGAGCTTGCCTTGGGATAGACGAAGATCGTGGTCGCATCCATGAACTCGACAATGTCACCGGTCTCTGCCGCCACTCCGTTGTAGGATCCGCCGGGGAGAGCGTAGTACCGGTTTCCGACTTCCGCGCCAACAGGGGGGTACGGGTCGTGAGTCGTAACGGTGAGCCACGGAACAAAGTTTCCGGGGATGCCCTCCGTGATCGCCAGGGGATCGATCGAGTGCCGCAACGAAACCGTTGCGCCTATCTGAGGGTCTCCCGCTTGAATCGAGGAGTAGGTCCCTTCCACGAAGGCGCAGATCGTGGTGATATCCGCCGGGAGGACAAACGGAGTAAGACCGCCGATCCACCCCTGGTCAACGCCATTAACGAGGAACCCTACCTTCCCGGTAGCGCCCTCGAAGTAGACAACTACCCGGCAGTCCACCGGGAAAGTCAGCGGAATTGCCTGGGATACCAGGGTGTCTGTCCCCCCGGGATGCTCGTACTGGCTGGATACGGAGCCGATAATGCCGGACGGACTATTGGCTACCTGGATGAATACGGAGAATCCCTTGGTCATCGCGGCATTCCGGGCAAATATGCCGGAGAACGCTATAACCTGTCCGGACCCGAGCAGCGCGGCTGTCATATCGGAAGACACGTCCAGCAAGATCGCAGTGACATTAGGGCCCGTAGGCAAGGGGAGGTCGCCCACGCTGCCCGTATTAGTAAGCACCTGGAATCCGTTTGCCGTCGCCGCCGCATAGGCAAAGAAGGGGGGGTTCCCTTCAAAAAGGCTGAAGGAGTGAACGCTGTCGTCTCCGGATACCGTGGGGAACGGAGCAGCGCCAATGAACTCCGCCACCCCATCCATGACGGGGTACTGGAGAATGTCTTGTTGCTGGGTGACCGGCGACATATCCCAGCCGCCTTTGATCGGCAGGTCGAGGTTGGCCCTGGCCGCCAGCGGCTGCACTGCAATCCACTGCCCTCCCGAGTAGATCAGCATATCCTTCTCAGCGCCGGTAATGGCGCCGATATCGACCAGACTTTGCGGAACGTCCAGGACTCCGGACCAATGAACCTGGGCGGCGAGGCCTGCCCGGTACTCTTGATAGCCGGAGGCGTCGCCGAGATGCGTATCGTCGATCACCCGGTACATGATCTGGATGTCGTCTTGCATCACGGTGTCGCCGTTTTGCACTTGCGCCGTGGTCAGAGCAAACCGGGCAGCCTCGTCGGCCACATGCACCAGACGCTCCAGCGCCGCTGCCGGGATAACCGACAACGGCAGCATGCCCGTGGTGATGTTCGATGCGTTGGTCGTGTCGACATTCTGGACGTTACCCAAGCCGACGTCCGCGTTGGTCAGGACAACGATGCCGACTTTGCCGTTAACGCTCAGCACGCTGCTCGGCGGAAAGTAGCCCAGAGTAGTCCCATAACCTACTCCGGTAGCTACCACCGGGCGACCCGCTCCTCCCTGCCACGTCGAAAATGCGTCCGTGGAGAACAGCTTGGTGCCGATGTTGCCGTTGACGAAGTTGATGAACGGCTGGATGTCTTCCAAGTAAATGGGCGTCGGCATTACGGGGTCTCCTCGATCTCAAAGGTCACCAGATGCGCGGGGTCGTTGTTCCCCAGCACGTTGGCCTGATCGTTGTTGTAGACCAGGTTGCCCGTCGGGTTAGCAACGCCGGACGGCCCGGTAATCGTATAGGTGAACGGACCCGACAGCGGGTCATTCCCAGTGGCCCCGGTGTACGTCACGTTGAACGTGCCCGCGGCTCCCTTCGACAAATTGGTTGCCTTCAGCTTAGCCGTATTGACGACCGGCGTACCGATGATGGCTTCTCTGGATTGCACGGGGAACGACACCGGGCGCCGCACGAAACCGCCAACCGTGTAGTTGGCCCCGCCGGAAATCGTCGTCACCACGATACCCGCCGGGTTACGCACCGACAGGTTGCTGAATGCCGTGACGCCCTTCGGATCGGTGTCGAATACCTTGAGGACCCGTGATGGCGTAAACCCGGTCGTCCATGCACCCTGCCAGGAGCCGATCCCCGCATCGAGAGAGTCTACGGTCAGCAGTTGCGGAGTCGGATTGACGTCATGCAGGGAGACCGTATAGCCCGGGGCGCCGCTGTATCCCGTCGCCGGCGACAGCGGGCCGGACTGCAGCCGGGCCGGACTGCCGGAGATGCTGACCGCCACGACCGGCGTGATGCTGGCGACAAAGACGGTAGTCGTAAACACGCCGGACGTCGCATTGGTCGCCTTCGTCAGGGTCACCCGGATGTTGTTGTTCGGCGTCGTCAAGTTGTATTCCTGGACACCTGCGCCAACCGTTACGTCCACTTGGCTGGATGTAGCATTGGCCAGCACCAGATCTCCGGTCGGGTTGGCTATCGCTACTGCCGTGTAATTGGCCGGCGTAAACGCCACGGTTACCGCAGGGTCTCCTTCCTTGATGGCGGTCTGACCGATCGGATAAACAATGGCGGCAAACGCATTCGTCGGACGAACGTCATCCAGGGAGACGATGTTGGCCGTAGTGAACCACGCAGACCAAGCCCCCGCCGGGGACTTCACTCGAACCTTGATGTACTTGCTGACCGGCAATCCCCCCGGCTGACTGCGCGCCGCCGCCGTCAGGGTTTGCACAAAGCCAATGGTTGCCGGGAAGTTGTTGGACGCCGCCAGGTGCGCACTGCCGGCTTCATCGGCAAACTCGATGGCCGTAAAAGGGGAGTCCGCCGTAACGGTGACGCCGAATGTCTGCCCCGCCGCGTAATCGACCTGCCCCAGCTGCAGGTTCGGACTACTGACTACAGCAGACAGGACAACCGGAGGCGTTTCGTACTGAAGGCTGACGGAATGCCGGGGGCCTTCTCCGTGGGTAACCGAAAGAGTTGTCGCCCCCAGGGTATCGACGTCCACATACCCCGTCCACGTATCGGTGCTGCCTACCCGGGTCAAAGGAACCGGCGTGCTCAGGCCGAGAGTCACCGTCGGCTTAAAGTGCAGCATTCCGGTTGTCGCCAGCACAGTCACCCGGACCAGATGTGTCGAAGAAAGTCCGCTGACGAACACATTGCCGTCATCCGACGTCACCTTGTTGCCGACGTTATCTGACGGGTTCGTTGCCGAGATATCGGAGATCGCCACGAAGCCATGGGAGATGTTGGTGGTCAACGTCGTGTTGTCTCCCAGGGTCGCCGTCAGATTGGAATCGGTCGGGCTGTACTGCAGGGAGGTAATTGCAGGCGGGACAGTGATCTGTGTCGACAGAACATCGCCGCTGGACAAAGTCAGCGTCAGGGTCTGCGTCTGGCCATCGTAATCCAGGCCAGATACTCCAGGGGGAAGGGCCACGCTGGCTTGCGTCCCGTCACCCATTTCCACGACGAGCTCGCCGGTCTGATCGCTGTAGCTAAGGCTGGCGATGTTGGTCGGCACATCCGTCTGGAGAAACGTGCCGTCTCGCATGGAGATCGTCAGGACGTGATCGGTGGGGTTGAACTCCAGGCCGATCACCGGATTCAGGTCGTGGTCGTGCTCCGGCGGCAGACGGCTGATCCACAGGTCCTGCAGGTTGTTCTCGAAGCGCACCCGATCCCCCTTCAGGGTGCGATATCCACGGTACATACCCGGATGGGTGACCAGGTACTGCTTGCCGTCGGCGGCATCCACAGGAGGCGTAGCATCCCCGGACGTCTGCATGGGGCTGTGGCCGCCGATAGTGGCGGCCGCCGTGAAGGCCAGGGATCCCGCTTGGAAAGCGACGTGCGACGTGGCGAAGGTCATGTAGCAAAGGCCATACAGGGTCGCCGGCTGCGGAAGGCCCAGGAGGCCCATCGGCCCAGCCTGCAAAATGGGCTCGGACCCCTTCTGCACGACCAGGTTCATGTTCTGGAAGTCGATGCCGATGAAGATGTGGTCGCCGGCCACCGCGGGGGACTGCCAGTTCCCAGAAACAGGCGCCTGCACCACGCCGGCGATCACGGGAAACGCTTGAAAACCTGACGCCGAAACCTGCAGCCAATTGCCGAAAATGGGGTCCGGAGAGGCGCTCTCGATCATCAGGGCTTCGAACATCTCCGGCGTCGTATTCTCATCGAGGAACGCCGCGCCATAGCTGACTACATTGTCCCCGGGCTGAATTGCGGGGACCACCAGCGGACCCATCCACCGGGTACCCGAGAATGCCGTGGCGGGGATGCCGTTTCCAGTGAACGCGGCGGACATGTTGCCGGAGTCCGGAATAACCGCGTCAGGGACCAGGGCCGACCCGTTCCATGTTCCGTGAAGGGCCCCGACGATAGCGGCGTTCGCCAGGGCGGACGTCATGTTCCAGGTGCCGGCCAGCGGCCAGACCGTTGGCGGGTGCTCCAGCGCCGGGTTCTGGAAGAGGAGGTGCGGAAAATCTACGCTGAGGCGACCCATGGTTAGTCCTCTATCAATGGTATAAGGATCAGGTCAGCGGAACCACGCGCCAACCGGTCTGACCCCCAACGAAGGTCACCAGGCAGGGGACGCTGATGTCCAGGTAGTAGGGCGCTGCGTCGCCCTGAATCGGCGCACTCGCCATCAGCTGGACGTTGTTGGTCTCCCAAGTGCCGATCAGGTTACCCGCCTGTCCCCGCGAAAACATCGCCGGGGTGATCAGGTGGGACGACCCGGACTTGTCGATTGCGTTGGGAAACAGCGTCACCACGATGCCGACCTGCGAGGTATCCGCCGAGATGTTCTCGCCTTCGGCCAGCACCGTATCGGAGTTCTTGACCGGGAAGTCGCCGCGAATATCCACCATGGCGTTAGGGGAGATCGGCACGATCTTGCCTTGCCCCTGCGCCGTCTGTACGCTGGGATCCTGATACTGCGCGTCGGTCAACGTGACCTTCTGGAGGTAGTTCAGGAACATCGCTCCGCCGAAGAGGCGGATGCCCTCCGTAACGACGCACTGGATGGATTGGCTCATGGGTACCTCCGGGCTACCTTTCCATTTTACAGCAGCGAAGAGGGGAATCCATGTTCACCGACGCTGATATGCAGTTCATCCGCCGCCTGAAGGCCGGACAAATCGCCTGGGACGACCTCCCCGTCATCCTACAAGACACGTTGTTCGAATTCTTTCAGCCAAACATGCCCTACACTATTCAGAAAGCCAGGGACGACGATCCCGTCAACTGGATGACCAGACGCCTGCACTGGATTACGCACGATGGCCCGTCTCATGTCCTCCCGCCAGTTCAAGCACTGGCTGAATACCTCCGTCCCTCACCGTAGCGAGGCCGCCAACCAGCTCTTTGCCCGGGCGGTGGACAACGGCCGAACGATGGCCGAACAATTCCAGCACGAGCTGAGCGCGGATCGCCCGTTGGCGTTCACCGTACCCGGCCATGCCTTTTCCGTCGCCATGACGGCGTCATCCTACCTGATTTCCTACCGGTTCCTCGACGAAAGCGTCTGGACCGGTCAATCCCCGCTCCGCACGCACCGCAGCCTGGTGCTGGTGGAGCGCCGACCATGAGGACTCCATGAGCCAAGCCGACAAATATTTCTGGTTCCCGCACATCGACCGCATCACTCCCGACTACCCCGGATATACGGGGACCATCGAGACCAAGCACCTGCCTACCCTCCCGGGATACTGGGTAGTCCACCCGGAGAAGGGCTACCTGTTCTATCGCCTGTACATGGGCCCCAAGGGCGAAGTCACTGCGATGGTCAACGGCGATGAACGCACGGCCGAACGATTGCTCCTCTGGCTGAAACGACAGCCGATTCCCGGAATCGAAGACGCCCACCTGGCCTTCGTGCAGACAGGCTACTGCGAAAAAGCCTACCTCCACTTCCCTCACCACAAGGAAATCCCTTCATGAATACCTCTCCCAAAACGGTCATCGTCTACCACGACAAATGCTTCGACGGCCTGGGCGCCCTGTGGGCCGTCCTGCGCAACCTGGACTTCTCCGAAGACCTGGACGACGAAATCAACGACGGGTTGCTGATCCTACACGCCGCCAACTACGGTCAAGAACCGCCCGACGTCGCCGGCTGCGATGTCATCATGGTGGACTTCAGCTATCCCCGCGACGTCATGGAACAGCTGATTGCCGATGCCAACTCCTTCATCTGCCTCGACCACCACAAGACCGCGCAGGAAGCGTTGGCTGGCCTTCCCGGCTGCCACTTCGACATGGACCAAAGCGGAGCCGGCATGGCCTGGCGGCACTTCGCCAAGCAGAGTGCCATGACTCCTTACTTCCTTTCCTACATCGAGGACCGCGACATCTGGCGCAAGGCGCTGCCTTGGACGGAGGAGGTCAATGCCTACATCGGCAGCATCGTCGACTTTGGCAGACCGGTGTTGGAAAACCTCTACGCCTTCGACCGCATCCAGGATATGACACCGCAGGAGATGGCGGGGATCGGCGGCCCGCTGCGTCGCGTCAACCTCAGCCACGTCGAATCCTGCGCGTCCATGTGGTTCTTCGTCACCCTGAAGAACGGCGTCGAGCTTCCCTGCGTCCTGGGCACGGCCAAGGTGGCCAGCGAAGTCGGCAACCTGCTGTGCGCACACACCGACCTGGCCACGGCACTGGTCATCACCAGCGGCGGCGCCGGTCGCTTCGGCATGAGCTTCCGCTCGACGGCAGGAAAAGCAGCCGAACTGGCAAAACTGTACGGGGGCGGCGGTCACCTGAACGCGGCCGGCGCCAGCCTGGGGCCTGACGAGATCGGCGCCCTGCTGGCCACCCGGCGCGAGCGTCCGGAAAGTCAATAACCGACAGGCCGATTGGTATAAGGAGAATAGAGAGGAGCCTGGTGCTCCGATTACCCACGTCAAGCCTGAGCGTGGGGCCGCCGTCCGTGCCGATATCGAGCAACGGGTTGTCAGATGCTAAAGGAGCATAATCATGGCCTACTTCACTATCATTACCACGTCCCTGCAAGTGATCACTGTTGCTGCAGCGTCTTTCCGCGACGCCATAACGGGGGCGGAAGCGCAGGGATACAAGGTCTCAGAATGCCGGGAGGCACGCTAAGACCGCGCCCCTCTTCGGAGGGGCGTTCACTTTTTTACCCGCAACTTTCATTCCGGAGAAAGTCATGAGCATCTCTTTCCTGCAGTTCTGGCTGCTCTGCGGACTGGCTACCCTCGCGGTGAGCCTGTTTGCATCGGCCTATGTCTTCGCCCGGGCGGTATCCGACCGGGCGGAATCCCTGCGCGGCGTCCGCTTGGGCGTCGTCGCCAACCTGGCTGTGGTCGTTTCGTCCACGATCATCTGCCTCATCGGCGGGCCGCTGGCGCTGGCGGCCTGCCTCACCCCGGCGACATGGAGATCCTGCCGGATGATTGCCTGCCACCCTCGCTTCAATGCGAGGGACGTATTGACCACGCTGGTGGTGGTCAAGGTCAAGGACGAGTACGTCATGGCGGATCAGAACCTCAGCCCCAACCCGCTGGACGGCGAGGTGTATACCTTGCCTGACGCCAGACGGCGCTATAAGCACGAACGCTACCAGTTCGTGCCGTTAGACCGCATCAAGGCGGTCTAACGAAAAAGGCCCCGCAATGGGGCCTTTTCTTTAGCCGGGATTACCCGAGAGGTCGGACCCCATTGCTGACATCCGCCGGCGCGCTCATGCCCGCCTGGCTCTGGTACTCGAAGGTCGTCTTCGAAAGGAAGTCCTCGACGCCCTGCGGGTAGAACTCGCTGGGCGGCAGGATGTACGGCGCGCTCTTCGGGTCGCCCTCGGCGTGGTTGTGGCTGACCGACTCGCCCGAAGCCTGCTTGTGGTGACTGCCGATGACGACCTCCTGGTTCTCGTGGACCTTGCCGGCCTTGAGCGCCGCCACGGCTTCCGCCTCTGTGGCGAAGTGCACGGTCTTCTGCGTCTCGTCCTTGCTGGTCAGATGTACGCTGCCCAGGATGGCCTCGTGGCCGGGCGCAAACATCGAGTAGCCGTAGCCCTTGCGCACGTCGTTGATGTGGTGCATTGGCAGCAGCTTGGCCTTGGCCTCGGCGATGGCTTCCGGCGTCATCGGCAAGTGCATGGTCATGGCGTCGCCGTCGAAGTCCGCGCCGAACGCCGGCAAGTGCAGCGGATTCAGGCCGATCGTGTTTTCCTTGGTCGGCACCGGATAGATGGCCAGCTCGTTAGTCCGCAGCAGGGTCGGCGCGCGGTTCAGCAGCAGCGGGATGTCCTTGATGCAGCGGTTGAACGCATAGGTCGCCAGGTTGTCGCGCTTGGTGTAGGAATCCAACGCCTCGGGCATCGACATGCCCTGCTTCGCCAGGAAACGCAGGATGTGGTACTTGTAGAGCACCCACAGCTGGTCCACCGGGATGCGGGCCTCGTTGAAGCCGACATCCGGGGCAGCATAGATCGTCGCCCGTCCCGAGAAGTTCTGCTTGCGCGCCAGCAACCGGTCATGAAACACCCCGGTCTTCGGCCCGCCTTCCCCGGCGATCTGCTTGATGAACCCCTTCAGCGGCTTCTTGGCGCCGATGTTGTCGCCCAAACCCATGATGGCCGCTGCGCCCTGATAGAGGTCCTTGCGCATGGGCACCAGGGCATCCGGCGTCGAATCCGCGAGGTTCTTCTTCAGGGTCTTGCTGACCAAGATGTGATCGTTGTACAGGTTGTTGACGTCCGCGAAGTGCAGACTGCCGCCGCCCTGATCCATGAAGGGGCGCATGACCGGGGGCAGCACGGGCATGTGCTTGATGACGTAGGCGTCCGCCGGGTTGGAGAATCCGCTCTTCTGCAGGCCGCGCAGGTACTTGGCGCGCTTCACCTCGTCATCTCGCGCCGATACCGACTTCAGGTTGACGGCGTTGTGCACGGAGGTCTTCAGCGCCTCGTCGACATCGATGTTGGCCAGCAACTCCTTGAACGCCTCGCCGCCCACCTTGATCTTGTCGTCGTTGTAGGCTTCGTCGGCGTCCGCCTTCTTGGTCATGCCGACACCGGTCTTGCCGATGTGAATATCCCGGACCTTGGACTGGTTCAGCGTGTCGTAGAGGCCGTAGTGTCCCGGCGCAATCTTCTGCACGCCGTAAGAGCCGTCAGTCAGCCGATCGAACTCGTCCGCGCTCAGCTTGAGCACCGACTTCACGGGCATCTCGAAGGTAGGGTTCACGATGGGCTCGGCCAACGTGTAGTGCGACCACTTGGTGCCCTCCGGGCCGCCGGTAATGATGGGGTCGAACATGCCGCCTTTCTCAGGCTGCAGGGTGCGCGCCAACAGGCGGCCCTCGTTGACCTCGCCGCCGCTCATCTCCAGGATCTTGTGGTCGGTCAGCGGGGCCAGCGTCACTTTGTCGTTGGCCGTGCGCACATCGATGCCGGCGCCCTTCAGGTAGCCCAAGAACTTGTCGGTGGCAAAGGTCGTCTTCGGCTTGGGAAGCGGCTCGCCATTCTGGAAGGCCTTCCAGAACTCCTCGTTCTTCTCGGCCTTGATGGTCGACATCTCCTGCAGGTTCTTGCGGGCGTTGGACCCCAGCAAGGCCAGGAATTCCATGTAGGCCGTCCGCTTGGATCCCTCTTCCCCGCCCTTGGACGGCTGGCGCCAGGAGTCATAGCCACCCTCGACGTTGCGGGCGCTGTAATTGGAGTCCGTGGTCTTGTAGGTCTTGACCACGTAATGCGGGCCGCCGAAGACCTTGGGCAACACCTTGCCGGAGACCGGATCCACCAGCACGTCATGCTGCTTGAGCCCGTGCGCCTTCAGCTCGTCCTTGATCTTGCGGACAGAGTCCCCGGCGTTCTCATAGTTGTGGACCACATACTGCTTGCCCGTCTTCTGGGCAATGCGACCGGCCGCCGTCTCCAGGACCGATCCCAGGTTGATCCGGGAGGTGACCGAAGCCGGGTTGAAGATGGCGTCGACGGGTTTCCCCGTCTCCTGGTTATAGGGCATCTGCTCGTCCGGGACGATCTTGGAGACCACGCCCTTGTTGCCATGAAAGCCGGTCAGCTTGTCGCCTACCTCCAGGTGCTTCACCGAGCGCGTCAGGATGCGAACCTCCTTGCCATCGGTGTGGGCCTCGATGACCTCGCCGGGCTCCTCGTGCGTCCAGTACTCCACGACTGCCAGGTACGGGGAAACCAGCTGCTTGCTGATGCGGTGGTACATCAGGTCGGTCGTGCTCATCGTGCGCGGCTTGAGCACCGCCCAGATGGGATCGCCGTAGCGCAGGGTCTGGCCTTTCTGGATGAAGCCGCGACTGTCCAGCTTGGCCAGCTGGTCGGACTTCAGCAGGGACGGGAACGTCTTGCGGAACAGCGCCCGATCGGTCTTCATGTCCGTCGTCAGGGACAGGTCGTACTTGTAGGCGTGGTGGCTGGACAGCTTCTCGGCCGCGCCTTGGCTGACCACGATGCCGTCTTCATGGTTGAAGCCGTGGTACGGCATGAAAGCCACGTTCAGGTTGCGGCCCAGCGCCAGTTCCCCGCCGCGCGTGTAGTTGCTGTCGTACAGGGACTGCCCCTTCTCGACGCGATCGCCCACCTTGACCAGCGGGGCCTCATCATCGCGGAACCCCTTCTGGTTGTATGGCAGGTTGACCACGCGGGCGACCTTGGCCGTCTTCCCGTCATCCCCGCGGATCTCCATCCCGGTGTCGGTGATCTTGCTCACCGTGCCGCTCACCGGGCTGATCGTGGTCATGATCTTCCCATAGACCTTGGTGAACGGGACCTCCCTGCCGTTCCGGTCACGGGTGGCCGTGGTTACCAGCGGCGCCTCGCGGTCCTTCAGGGAGAGCGCCTGGACGATGGCCTTGCCCGCCATGGTCAGACGACCCGGATGGTCGGCGTTCATGAACGGCACCAGGTTGGTGGTGACCGTGTACATGTCCGTCGGCTTCTCCACCCAGTACTGGACCTTGGACTCCGGGACGTTCTTCAGGACGCCGTGATCCTGGGCCTGCACCAAGCCGTTCTTCTTGCCGATCGTGAACCCGATGCAAGCGTTCATGATCTGGGACGCCGACAGGTAGACCGAGCGCCCCTTGGTGTCCTTGAACCGGCCGTAAAGGTTGCCCTTGGCGTCGCGCGCCGAGTTGATGGCAAAGCGCAAGTCGACGCCCACCGTGTCGGCTTCCGGCGTCCGGCTGGGATCCAGGATGGTCAGGTGGGACGGGTCAATGTTGCGCGTCCGGACGTTGTTGGCTTTCTGCAGATCGATGCCGCCTTCCCCCTCGCCCAGAACGGTGACCTTGGCCACGTTCTCCAGGGACTCGATGGGGTTGGTTTCCGACGGCACGATCGACAGCGTGGACTTGGTCAGGAAGTTCTGCATGACCTTGTTGTAGGGCTTGGAGACCACGACCTTGCGGATCTTCGGCGTCTCCTTGGACAAGACGGCGCGGTCCAGCCCCCACTTGATCTTGCGGCTGGCGTCGCTGACGTTCTCGTGTTCGCGGCCCTGTTCAAACCGCCGGGCAATCAGGTCCGGGTAGCTCACGACCCGCTTGAACTGCAGGGAGTCGCGGTTGTCTTCCTCGCGCTCGCCCTTGTGGATGGCGATGATGTTGGCGGCGATACGCAGCAGGGCATCGCCATCCAGATGCCCAAAGGACTTGCCCAGGGTGACCTTGGTGCCGTCTTCATCCAGGGTACGCTTCTCCAGCCCGACCTTGATCCACTTGATCTTCTCGGCTTGCGCGGGGTCCGGGTTGGCCTTGCGCTGCTCGTACGGAGCCACCTTGCGATACAGGCGGTTGGCGATGCCGTCGCTATCCCCGGACTCCATCAGATCCTTGTCCCAGATGGCCGTGGGAATGTAGGCGGACGCTTTCTGCCGGTCGATGCCGAAGACGTGGCTGAGCACCCAGACCAGCGGCACGTTGATGTCGCCGCTGCTCAGGATCAACGTCTGCTTGCGCGGGTCCAGGGACACTTCCAGGGAGCCGCCGCCGGAGTTGATCTGGGCCATGACAGCGCCGTTGCTGCGCCGACGATGGTAGACGCCCTCCTTGAGCTGCAGGAGGTGGGAGATGACGTAGTTGTTGCCCTTGTAGACGACCGTGTGCTTGTCCGTCAGGTGAAAGCAGTCGGCCAGGGCGTAGTTCTTCTCTTCGTCGACCGTCTTCCCCGTCTGCTTGTCGATGATGCGCAGGGTGCCGCGCACCGGGAACGTCAGGGACTTCGATTCCAGGATCGCCTTCTTTTCGTCTTCCTTGTCGAACGTCTTGCGATCGATCGTGATGTCCGAGACCTCGATACGGTAGCGGGCGTTCTCGATGGGGAACTGCTTGCGCACGCCATCCACGATGGCCTGGCAAACATCGTTCAGCGTGCTGTCCGGAGACGAGATCATGTGCTTCAGCGGCTTGCCGTCGAGACTGGTCAGGCTCATAGTTGCCACCCCTCACCCGGTTCCTCGTCTTTCTTCGGCGTCTCGAAGACCACGCCCTCGTAGGGCGCATCCTTCGGCTCCAGATACGTCAGGACGACGATCATCTCGCCCTCCTTGTTGAAGGATTCCTTGCGGTCCACCAGGTAGATCCGCGTGGTCTCCGAGTGGATACAGGCGTCCAGCAGGCTCTCCAGCATCAGTTCCTGCTCGGCAAACCCGGACAGCAGGAACCGCTTGACCCGGAGCTTGTAGTCGGCCAGTTTGAACCCGGCCCGGCCGGGAGCCTTGTCCTTTACCGCGGCTTCCTCGTCAAGGTTGCGCAGGGTGACCCCCGGCATGGCTGCCGAATAGTCCTGCAGACCGACTCCCGCGTTCTCCGGAAGGTTGGGGGCATTGACCCCCGGCGTCTTGTCACGCGGCGGCATTGGCCTGTCCTCCATCGGCTTGAGCGTTCGGATCTCCCGGGTTGCCCGCATCCTGCGCCGGAGCCGGCTGCAGGGCGGAGACGTCCGGGCGTGCTGTCGTCATCAGGGCGTGCAGGAGGGCGGCCACCGGCATGTCCTCGTACTGCAGGCGCATGATGGCGGTCTGCTGATCCTGCGGCGCGTAGGACTGCAGCTGGACGAACAGGTCATACGCCTTGCGCTTGGCCTCCTCGTAGCGTTCGTCGCGGTTGCGGGAATCCTTCTCCGCCACGGCCGCCTTGTAGACCGCCTTGAGCTGGACGTCCTGGATGCGGATGGCCGTCTCGGCGCGCATCTCCGCCGCCCGGATCTGACGCTCTTGCTCCTCGCGGAAGTCGAGGCCGATGGATTCCAGCAGGGTGATGTCGGAGACCTGCCCGTTCTGCGCCAGCGTCGGCAGGAACTGCTTGAGCATCTCGTCGTCGGTCAGCTCGAATGGCGTCATCTTCACCGGCACCCGGGCAATCCCCAGGAAGGCCGAGATCTTGTTGAAGACCCAGTCGATCAGACCGTCGATGCTACGGACGTAGTTCTCCATGCTGTTCTTGAGCATGCGCAGGCCGATCGTGGAAGACGTCCAGTTCGTCGTACCGGCCATCATTTCCCGGGAAACACCCAGCGACATCAGGAGCTGCTCTTCGGACAGCTGCAGCTCCTGGGCCACGAGAAGGTTCTTGCCGTCGCCGCCGATCGTACTGATGCCCACCGGGACCGGTGCGATCACCTGATGGTTGGGGTCATGCTTGAACCGCTTGATATTTTCTTTCATGTTGTCCACGAAGCCTGCCAGCGACATCGACATCACGGGATCGCTGTTCGAGCTCTGCGGCTGCGGGAAGATCACGCGCAGCGGTGTCATGTGCTCGGATGCAATGGCTTCGTTGGCCCGGCGCATCATGGCCTGGTGGAAGATCAGCTGGTAGACCGCCATGATCGGCGGAATGCAAACGCCGTCGTCGAGCTTGCCGATGCTCATGTTCATCAGGTGGTAGATGCTGTTCGGGTCGAACTTGAACGACTTCTTGAGACCAATGGCCTCCAGCATGCCCATGGGAAGCGTCGACAGGTACATGGTGTCGCCCATCAGCACCTTGCGCTTGATGAACGGCGGGATCTGGTAGTAGTACTCCGACTCGCCGGTGACCGGGTTGTGGTTCACCGTCATGTAGTTCGGGTCCCAGCTGATCAGGTTGATGCGACCCTCGTCCCGGACGTACTTGTCGGTGACTTCGTAGACCCCGGTATACCCGCAGCCCCGGGCCGGGCAGCCGCCGGTGAACTTGCCGTTGCGGAAGCGGATCTTCGCAATACTGCGGACGTTGTGAACGGTCTTGCAGGACGGGCATACCGCCGTGCGAACGAAGGGCAGGTAGACGGAGACGAAGGAGTTGCCTCTGGTGTAGTACTCCAGACCGAAGTTGTTCAGCTTATGCTTGAGCTGGATGGCCTTGCACAGCCGCTTGTAGCGATCCGCCAGGTCCTGGGAATCCGTATCCGGGATGAAGTCGGTGATCGGGTAGGTTGCGTGCTTGCGCAGGACCTCCATTGCCGTCGGGGATTGCGTGACGATGAAGTCAGCCCACCGCAGCAACTCCTTGAAGTTGCGTGGCAGGAACTGGTTGCTCAGCGTGAAGAAAGGGTTGGGCTGGTACCCCCGGTTGAAGTCTCCGTACAAACCGGCGCCACTCATCGGGTCTATCATTCTGCTTTGCTCCGGGGAATCCAGTCTATTTTACGACGAGGAGGTGGCCTTACAAGGGGCCTTTCCCGGCCATGATGATCACCAGTCCCGGCCCGCCCGCCGTCGCAAGCAGTGGATCTATTCCCGGGCCGCCGGAGTAATGGTGACCTATCCCCCCCGCCCCGTACGATCCGGGGAATTGAGCCGTCGTCATGGACAGCAGCGGAGCCGCCCAGCTGGCGATGTGATCAGGTACAACTACCGCCGCTCCCGCAGATACGTGGTCCCAGTTCGAAATATCATGACCGGGGGAGTTGACTCTGGCAATGAAAACGTACCCGGCTGGGTAGTAAAACCGGCCGATCCTGCCGGGCACCGATACCGTCCAGTGATCCCCCGCCGCCACCGTTCCGCCAACGCCGCTGCCTACGGTAGGATAGGACGGATTGGCCTGGGCGTCCCAGTTACCCTGATTGCTGACAAGAGGCCCCGGGCGAGACCCCTGCCAAGCTGCGCCTGGGCCGCCTCGTGTGCTCCCCAAGGGGCCAGCATACACAGTGACTTCCGTATCAGCCGCCAACACGTTCTGCCCGTCGTCTACCGCCCCTCTCAGTCGAACAATTCGACTACGAGACGGAAGAAAGACCCCGGCGGCGTTAATGAAGCCGGCTTGAACCACCTTGTAGTCTCCCTTCGACCCGCTGAACGAATAGCTCGACTCATTTGCTGCCCCTACCAGGTTAACTCCGGGCCACCATGAGTAATCTCCCTGCGCATAATGAAACTCATGCGTATACCCCTTGCCCAGTAAGTTGAACGCCTCGAACGGAATACCGGCTTTCCCGCCGCACCCGCCGATGTTCCCCGCGAAGGCCCCATCCTTGCCAATTCCCCCCGTTTCGCCTGCCGGCAGACAGACTTGATAGACCGGAAGATAATTCGCATCAAGGATCGTAACGAAGGTGTCTGCTGCGCCGGATGACAAAAACGGGTCCCCTCCGTAAGTGGAGTTGTCGTGAGAGTAGACCGGGTTAAAGGAGGGCACTGACCCGTTGTGCCACGCATTGACCCCCACCCAGTTATTATTTGCGGGGGTGTCAGGAGTGCCGAACTCAGAGACCACCTTGAATCCCCCGAGGTCGCCATAAACGGTAAATACCGCAGCAGATCCCGGGCCCCCGCCCCCGCCACCCCCGCCTCTGGCCGTGCCATCCTGCCCCCAGGTATTGCCGGCGCCTCCTACCCCTATCCCCAGCACCGTGAGGCTTCGCGTACCCGCCGGGAGGGTATCGATCGTTGTGTTGCCGACGCCCGTTCGTACATGCACCAGCTGATCAGACAGCCCACCAGAGCCCGCAGTAATCACCAGCCACGTCGACCACGACGCCCCGTTGTATGTGCGCGACGCAACTGCGCCATCAACTGCGCTATGCGCGTCTTGCGCAATAACAACCCCTTTCTGCCGAACCTTGAGTACGCCCGCCGTGAACGGGCGGTTCTTTACCGCATCTTGAGCGGGGTTCAGGCCCTCAAACGAATACTCACCGACCGTCGTCACCGTGTCCAGATCGGCATCCCCTACCGCATTCCCGGTCAGGGCCAGATCGCGATCGATGCCGTTGGCGTAGGCACGCGACAGCGTCAGGAAGGGATCGTCGTCCGTACCGCCGCCCTCCTCCCACCAGCCGGTCAACTCCACGTCCTGAGAGGCTATCACCGTCTGGTTGTGACCGAGGACGACCCGCATGACCTCAAAAGCCCCGCCTACCGGGGTAGGAAATGTATAGGGAGGGCCGATCAATTGGTCCGACCCGGCGACCGCAGTAAACAGCAGCTTCTTGACCTGATTGACGCCGCCCGTGAACAGAGACTTGAACTGGGCCGTGGTGCCGGGATCAGCCGGATCAAAGCCGGGGATCGTGGCATCTTCGGCAACTACCTGAGCCTGAATGCTGTATGGCCGACTGTAACCTACCGCGATGCCGGCCGCCGAGAACGTCAAGGTCTGCGCAGCCGTAGCCAAGGCAATCCGGGCGGTATCCACAGGATGGGCGTTAGTCGTAACCGTCGTGTTGACCGTAGCAATGGCACGGACAAGGGTGAGCGTCAGGTTGCCGTTGTACTGCAGACGGCCTACCGCCGTGTTCTCTTTGGCATAACCGCGCAGCGCCCATGCAATGGCCCCTGCCAACGGTGTCTGGGACGCAATCAAAGCGTCCGACCCGTCCACCAGCAGCTCGTCGTTCTTAGCCATGTCCTTGAGCGGACGGTTGTCGACATCCCGGTGGTAGGGGTCGCCGCTCAAATAGTAACGGACCTGGGAAAGCAGGTTGCGGATGAGGCTCATAGTCGGATCTCCGGAGGCGTCTTCTGATTTTACGCCTAAAAAGCCGGGTATAAGCATAGTGGAATCACGAGGGAGACGCGACAGAGAGCGAGATAGAGAACGCAACCAGAGACCATTCATAGACAACTACGACAGCCCAAGCCAAGCCGACCAGTCCGAGACGGTTGACAGCGGCGAGGGATTTTTACCCGGAGAACAGCATGAAACTCAATCTTGAAAACCTAGAGCACTTGGCGGATGTCTGCGTCGATAGCGGACAACTGCTGATCGTGGACCCCTGCTACATCGACAGTCAGTGGGAGGAGAAAGAATTCCAGGACATCCGCCGGTTCCGCCACAAGACCACGGGCGACATACTGGCGTATCGGACGGACTTCCCGCACTTCGAAGCCGTCATCCCCAAGTACGGCCAGACCATGAACCAGCTCAACCAGACAGGGGAGTGGGAGCCCGTCCCGGTACCGGTCCCCCCGGGCTTGAACTACGACGCCTGTTGCCGAACTACACTGGGCGAGAAGGACGGCGGCAGCATCGCCGGCATTGCCGCTGCACTGTCTTCCGGCTATGGAGACGGCACCTACCCGGTATTCGTCGAACGCAACGCGGAAGGCGTCATCGTGAAGATCATCATCGATCTCGACCCGGAAGAGGAGTGCGACGGATGACTGCCCTCCTGGCTATGCTGGCTGCCGCCGTCGCGGCGGCCGGTTACCTGGTATGGCTATTCCTGAAAGCCATCCTTGCCCTGTTTTTCGTGTTCTATCAGGTGCTGTTCACAGGACTGCAGATGGTGTGGATCGCCTCCGGACAACCCGGATGGCTCGCCATGCTGATCTGCCTGTGGGTCAGCGTATCCATCTTTCTGCTGCTTGCCCGGGGGGTTCGCCGTGGGTGAAGAAGAGTTCATGGACAACGTCATCTGCCCCGTTGTCCTGTTTTGCGCACGCCAGCGCTTTCGACAATACGCCCAGCTCCGTGAACTCATCGAGGAACTGCTGCTCGGCATGGAGTCTTTCGGGTATGTAGACGTCATCGGGCCGGGTGCGATAGATTCGCTGATTGAAGAGGGGATTCGCGGCGTTCTGGACCAAGGGGACTCCTTGATGCCGCCGCTGACCGGACCACAAGAAAATGCGCTGCGCGACATGCTGCGGCAAATGAGCCAGCCACCAGAGGATGACGTAGACTATGGCCAATTTTGACGATACCGCCACTGAGTACGAAGAGTTCGAACGAGACCTGGCCCTGCGTCGCCAGAAGGAATCCCCGAAATTTCCGCGTTTGACTCCGAAGGGGCGTTGCCATAATTGCAACGAGCCCCTGCTCTCCGGGATCCTGTTCTGCGACAAGGACTGCTGTGCGGATTATGAGGCGCTGGAGAGCGCCAAGAAGCGCAACGGGAGATAACCGTGCAACGCTATGCCCTGTTCCCCTCCGCAGTGGGGACGCTGTACCCCGTCCTGACTCCGCCGGGCCTCCCGGTGGAGGAGGAGCTCAAGCAGATACGCGACGCCCACTTGCTGGTCGATGAAGCCGTCTTCGTCGGTTACGCCTTCGAAGAAGACGCCTTGCCCCTGCTTCTCGCCGGGCTCGAAGGCGATCTGGTCAACGCCATGACCAATCGCGTCCGCGTCCTCACCAAAAGCAACGTCCTGCCCCGCCTCCCCGTAGACTTCGCCCCGGCGGACTTGCTCCGCCAGATTACGGAGACGCTTTTTTTACACCTGTCTGAAGACGGGAAGAACCTGTTCTTCCCCCTGTCGACCCACCGGATCTGACCCATGCAAGTCCGCGCCCTCCCTGGGGGGCGCTACGCGGAGATTGTCGCGGAGTCCCCCCATACCGATTTACCCCTGCTGGACAGCTTTCTCGGCGGGCACAAACACCGTAGCCGGCCGTCCCGCCTGGTGAGCCGCGACAACCCGCTGGTCCTGAAGTCCGTCCTGCGCCGCCTGAAGCGGCACGTCAAGAACAAAGTCCGGATCCACCTGGACGCCGAAATCGCTCAGGACTACCTGGGAGAGCCCAAGCTCAAGCCGCTGCCCGCCGGGTTCCGCTACCACACGGCCCCGCTGGAGCACCAGGATATCGCCCTGCGTTACCTGTGGACGTATCCGCGATTCGGTCTGGGCCTGGACCCCGGTCTGGGAAAGACCAAGGTTGTCCTCGACTGGTTCGCCCTGCTGCAGGTCAAGAAGGCGCTGGTCATTTGCCCCAAGCCGCTGTTCTACGAATGGCTTCGCCAGGCCCCCCTGCACCGCCCCGACCTGAAGGTCCACGTCCTGTCTTCGGTCTCCTACCGGGATCTCATTGCAACCCGACAGGAGAAGCTGCAGAGCCCCGACCTGGACCGCGACACCCGTCGAAGGCTGGAGGCTGAACTGCGTACGCTGGAGCGTGAGCGCCAAGAGGAGAACGATCGGGTGCGGGACGCCCAGGTCATCGTGGCCAACTACGCCAAGCTCCTGCAGAACGAGACGTTCTTCACCAAGATGCCCTGGGACGCCGTGGCCATCGACGAAGCCCTGGTCAAGAACCCCGACAGCGAACAGAGCCGCGTCATCCAGGCCATCTCCGACAAGGGCATGCCGATCACGCTGATGTCGGGCACCCTGATCAACAACGACGCCGGTGACTGCTTCTCGCCGATCCGCATCCTCGACCGATCTATCCTGGGTTCCAGCTTCTACGCCTTCAAGCAGCGGTACGCCGTCTATCGCCAGTTCGAAGACCCCGAGGGAAAGACCCGAAACCTGCTTGTCGGGTACAAGGATGTGGAGGAGATTCAGGACGCCCTGAATTCCGTCTTCCTGTTCATGCGCAAGGAGCAATGGCTCAAGGATTTGCCGCCCAAGATCTTCAAGGAGATCGAGGTCGAGCTGTCCGAGGACCAGAAGCGCGTCTACAAGCTGCTGAAGGAAAACTACGCCGCCCGGCTGCTCAACGACGAATGGGTGGAAGCGGATAACCCCATGGTGCTGGCCGGCAAGCTGGCCCAGATATCGTCGGGGTTCATCTACTACGGCTCCCCGGAAGACGAGCTTCGCGACCTGGGGCTGGTCAGCCTGGCTACCTTGCTGCAAGGGAAAAAGGGCAAGGACGGCGCCAAATCCAAACGGGTCAAGAAGCCGCGCTTCACCTTCAAGTTTGCCGAGAATCCGAAAATCGATGCCGCCATGGCGTTACTAACCGGTGAACTGGCAAAGAAGAAGGTCGTGCTCTGGTACAACTTCGGCGCCGAGGAAGAAATGCTGGCGGCGGCCCTGCGGCAGCGCGGCATCACCTACCGCACGATCAACGGCGAGACCAAGGACTCCGGCAAGCTGATCGCCGAGTTCAACACCACGGAGAACGTGCAGGTCCTGATGTGCCAGGCCAAGGCGGTCAACTACGGCATCACGCTGCTCGGCCGCAACATCGACGACTGCGAGTACGAACCCGAGCTGAGTCCGGAAGTGTACACCCACGTTTTCTACAGCCTGAATTACAGCCTGGAAGTCTTCCTGCAGCAGCAGGACCGAAGCCACCGCATCGGTATGACTCACAGCCCTACCTATTACATCCTCAGAGGAAAGACCATGATCGAGCGTGCGATCTACCGCCGCCTGCTGGCCCGCATGGAGGTCCGCGAGGCCTTCGTCCGCGACACCCTGCGCCCGCCCCCTTCCAAGGAGCCGGTCATCGCCGGTCTGGGAGACGACTGACCATGTGGACCCGTCAGCAAATCACCGAGAACTTCCCGCTGGAAGGCCGGGCGCCGCGCTTCTCACAGGTCGTCACCGTGGAGGCCATCCTCGACAGCTTCATGAACCGGGGTAAGCGTTTCGTCATCCTGCAGTCCCCCGTGGGTTCCGGGAAATCGGCCATCGCCATGTCGCTGGCCAAGTACTTCGGCAGCAGCCACGTCCTTACGCCGCGCAAGCCCCTGCAGGACCAGTACTTCAGCGACTTCCAGCACATGGCGGTCACCATGAAGGGCCGGTCCTCCTACCCTTGCGTCTACCTGGACAACAGCGAGTACGAGCTGATCCGCAAGTTCATCTTGCGCGGGGAGTCGCCACCGGCGTTCATCACCGAGCGCAACTGCGCCCAGGGTCGCTGCAGCAACGGCAACAAGGAAGTCTACGAGGCCTGCTCCCGGCGCCAGCAATGCCCTTACTCCCTGGCCATGGGCGTTGCCCAGCAGAGCAACCACATCCTCCACAACTTTCACTCGTTCATCTTTCAGGCCTATATGGGCGACAAGTTCGACAAGCGCCCCCTGATGGTCATTGACGAAGCCCACCGCCTGCGAAACACGCTGCCGGACTTCCTTAGCCGCCAGGTTTTCGCCCGCGGCATCCGGGGAGACTCCAAGACGCCGGCGGACGGCGCTCCGATTGACGAATGGTGCGACTGGTTCAGCCAGGAGGAATTCGTCCACAAGTACAGCACCAAGGTCGACCGGGAAGACTACCTGGACCGTATCGCCTCGCTGCGCATGGGCATGCGCGGCCGGGAATACGTCATCGAGCGCAAGGTGCTGGACGCAGGCACGCGATTCACTTTCCGCCCGCTGTACCTGGGGCAGATTGCCGAGGAGTTTCTCTTCCAGTTCGCCGACAAGATCCTGCTGATGTCCGGCACGATCTACAGCAAGGACGCCTTCTGCGACCGGCTGGGCATTGACCCAGAGGAAGCCGACTTCCTCGACGTCGACTCCTCCTTCCCGGTGAAGATCCGCCCGGTCATCGTCAAGCCCGACTACCTGGTGCCGACGTCCCACAAGGACAAAGACATGCGGAGGATCCGCGATGTCGTGAAGACGATCCTCGACCGGGCTCCGGACAAGAAGGGCCTGATTCACGTCCCCAGCTACGAGTTCGGCCGCGAGCTGATCTCGGCCATGCCCGACGAGCCGCGCCTGCTTGGCCACGCCTCGGACAACACGCAGGAAACGCTCGACAAGTTCTTCCAGAGCGATCAGGCGCTGGTGCTGGTTTCCCCGGTTTGCACGGAAGGCGTGGACTTCAAGGACGACCGCGCGCGCTTCCAGATCGTCTGCCGGGTGCCCTATCCGAATGTCGGCGATCCCTGGGTGAAGGCGCACATGGAGCGTAGCCGCAACTGGTTCAACCTGGAGGCACTGACCGTGTTCGGCCAGATGCTGGGCCGCGTCAATCGCCATGACGACGACTACGGGGTTACCGTGCTCATCGACGAACGCTTCCCCGACTTCATCCGGCGCAACAAGCACTTGATCCCGGAATGGCAATACAAGGCGTTCATTTTCCGCTGACCGAATTGGTATAAGGACAGTACCGGGGACACTTCGTCCCTTTCAAAGGAGAGTGCCATGAGCATTACTGTTACCGCAAGCTTTGTGGAGACCCCGATCCTCCACGGCCTGCAGACCCTGCTAGCAGTGAATCACAGCCGCCGTCAGGCTTCTGTAGAGATCGGAGAATTCTTGACCGCAGCCTTCCCGGCAATCGCCGGGGCGGCTGCAAAAGAGTTCGACGTGGAAGAGTGCCAGCTCTTCCACGACGCAGCCCGAGCCGTCGGCCCGGACGTGGCGCAAGCCATGTGCGTCAAGCTGGACGCCATGCCCCCGAGCATGGTGATACCGCATGCGGTTGCTTTCCTCCAGCGCGAGCTGGCGGCAAGCGACTGTGATGAGACCCTGCTCCTGAAAGGGGCGAGCCTCATTGATCGGGGCCTCCGTGCCAAGGCAGGGATCCTGCCCTGCGCGGAAGGCGCGGTGCACGGCATCCGCGCCGTGCGCCGCCTGCTGGAGGCCGCATGAATTGGCCGGATGAAGACGACGACGAGGCCCTAGACCTCGATGTCGTCTTCTGACTCCCTCAATTCAGCCCGCCATGTGCGGGCTTTTTTAGCCCGAACACGGGTATAAGAAGCTAGACACCGAACTTTACCCCAGGCGGGGTACGGCGTGTCATGGCAAGGCCGGGCTCGGCACGGTCCGGCGGGGCTTGCAGAGGTTTGGCGAGGTGCGGCGTGGCAAGGACTTCTCACTGGGCTCGGCGAGTTCAGTGAGAAGTCCTTGAGGAAGGGTTTGGCTTGATCTGGTCAGGTTGGGCTGGGCGGGGTGTTGCTTGGAAAGGCAAGCCTGGGCTCGGCGAGGCAAGGCTAGGAGAGGCAAGGCGAGCCGGGGAATGGCAAAGCTTGGCAAGGCGTGGCAAGGCCCGGCATGGCGGGGCTCGGATAGGCACGGCATGGCTGGGTTAGGTACGGATTGGCATGGCGAGGGTTTCTCGCTGGGCTCGACGAGTTCAGCGAGAAACCCTTGGTGACTAGCACTAATGATTATCTTCAATGGCGAGGTTCGGTCAGGTTTGGACAGGACGGGCTGGGTAAGGTAAGGCATGGCAAGGGCTTCGCCCGGAGCGGGAAACCACTCCGGGTTTTTCTTTTTCACACACAAAAGGAGGTCAGCATGGCTGGCAAGAAGAAAGACGTGGTGGGCGATCCCACCAATGGCGGTGAAGAAAGCATTCTGGCTTCTGCGCCCTACACAGTTCGAGTTCAAATTACTGGAAGTGCGAAGTTTCTGTTTCACAGATGGAACTGCGAAAGCATTGAAGCCAAAGCAGCTGCGGCCAAGAACAGCGCCGCTAAGAGGACTGACGATACCGCGTCTTACGTTTACCGTGACGACGACGGCAATCTGTGCATCCCCGGCGAGTATCTGCGGCAGGCGATCATTGCCGCCGCCAAGTACCGTCAGGATCCGCGCAGTCCGCGCAAGTCCATGATGGACATCACGAAGGCCGGCATCGTCAGCCTGACCGACTTGGCCAGCTTGGGTGTTCAGGATTGGGACTTCCTGGACAAGCGCCGGGTGGTCGTGCAACGCGCGGGCATCAACAGGACTCGGCCCGCCATGAACGCCGGGTGGTCAGCCGAGTTCGACTTGATGGTCGGACTTCCCGAATATTTCACTCCTGCACTGGTCAATGATCTGCTGGTAGACGCTGGCCGCCTGATCGGCATCGGCGACTTCCGGCCGACGTTTGGCCGATTCAACGTAACCCATTTTGAGGTGCTGACGAAATGACCGCTCCCGCTTACTTCGCCCACACTTTGGGCGAATACAAGCTGCCCGCAGACGCGGCAGCCAAGCTCCACTCCGCCCCACGAGACCTGGGGAAGTTCATGCCGGTAGTCCTGGACTTGTGCGGGGAAGCCGCTGAATGGGCTACCACCGCCCTGCTACACGTTCTCTCCGAGCTGCCGGATAAACTGGCAAAAGAGGTCGGCGTGACGGTTTCCATGGACGACCTCAAGACGTTCAACGCCGGCTTCCTGCTGTCCACCATCGAGCAGGAAATCCCCCGCGTGCAGGACTTCGGAGGAAAGGATGCCCGGGAAATCTCCTTGGACGACCTGGCCAGCGTCCTGCGGTTCACGGCGCTGCAGTCCAAGACAATGCTCCTGCACGAGGAACTCCTCGGCAAGACCATGCTGGACGACAGCGTCCACCCCGTGAAACGCTTGGCGGCGATGACGCAGTTCAAGGAAGTTGGGGAAATGGCGGTCAAAGAATTCCTGAAGACGGTGCGGTGGTGCGACGTTCTGGCAGACCGCGCCAATCGCTCCGGATTCGTCCGGGATACTCTGGAAGCTTTGCTGATCGAGAGCCTGGTAATGCCGCCCGGCGAGGAGGACAACCATGCAAGCGCACATTAACTGGCCCCCGGAGCCCGAGGATAACGAGGATGACTCGTTAGACCTCGATGTCGTGGGCTGACTCAACGACGGCCTCCTCCGGGAGGCCTTTTTTTACATAGAATTGCCGGATCTTGCGCATGGCCGCAGTCTGCAGACGACGGACCTCGGACACCGTGCACCCCATATCCTGAGACAGCTGACTGATACTCTGCTTGGCCGCGCCGGCCAGCTCGAACATCGCCGAAATGACGCGCCACTCCCGAGAGGAAAGCATGGCCTGCAGGCGCCCGCACAAGAGGTCGTCATCCATGCTCTGGATGAGGTCATCTGAGAAGTCGGCCACCGTGAGGGGGGCCAGGGTAATGTCTGATCGCGCAACGGCGTCATCAATGTCGGCAGAGGAGTGGCGAGAGGAGTGTGAAGACAGGATGCCGCGGAGGATGTCATCGATGTAGACGGTGACGTACAGGGTCTTTCGCAAGTTGGCGATGATCTCCGTACTGGTGGATGGCGCGCACCGCTGCTGAAGCTCGACATCCGTGATCCTGGGTTCCTTGGCCAGGATGTCGCGTATCTTCACGGCAAGCTGCTGCTGCCACACGGGGAGCTTGACCAGCCTGAGCTTCTGCTGCGTCCGCCACTGGCACTGGTTTACCCACCACCCGGCGTAGGTCAGGAACTTGTGCCCGCGCTTGTAGTCGAACCGCGACAGGGCGATACACAGACCTTCGTTCCCCGCCGCCACCAGTTCTTCGAACTCATAGGCACCCAGTTTACGAGCACGCAGCTTGGCCTGCTTGGCGACAAACATGATGCACGACCGGACGATCTTGTCGCGGGCCGCATCCTTTTTCCAGCGCGGCGCTTCCGGATCCTCCAGTGTGGCGAACAGAGACTGCTCCTCCTCCCGGCTCAAGGGCTTTTGTTTTGAAACCAGGGTGAAATAGGAGGATATTGGATCCACGTTTCTAATTGCCGTGTTCGCCGATCCGATCTAGCATATAGAGGCGATAACCTGGAGTAAATCCATGCGCCTCAAGATAGAAAAACACCCGACCGAAAATAAGGGTCGAATCACCGTTGTTGCCGACAGCGACGACGAAAAAGTCAAACTGGACCTGCTGTTCCAGGCCCTGATGACCACCGCCCGCAAACAGGGCGAAATGACCTCCACCAATTCGTTCTCCGTACTGTTCGAGACCTCTCCCGAATGGAAGAACCCGGAAGGCGGGAGGCGGCCATGACAAACCTGCTTGCCCTCCTGGGGTTGCTGAGCGACGACATGCCGCCTGAGGCCAAGATCGCCATCGTGGCGCATGAAGTCAACCGCCTCTACTGCAAGGCGCAGCACATGGCCATACCCCCTGCCTGGATGGATCTTTCCGACAACCTGAAGAACAGCGCCATCATGGGCGTCCGCCTTCGCTTGGAGGACGGCGGCAAAGCCGATGCCGAGTTCTTTCACGGCGAGTGGATGAAAGCCAGGTTGGCGGACGGCTGGACCCTGGGGGACACCGTGGACCACCAAGCCAAGACGCACCCCTGCCTGCGTCCTTACAGCGAACTGCCGGAAGCCCAGCGTCGCAAGGATCTCATTTTTGACGCCGCCGTTCGCCTCGGCGCCCTGATTTTTCAGCCGGCGCAATCGCCGGTATAAGCCTCTCGGAGACCACCATGACCATTACCCGTGAAGACTTGGCCGCTATCATCGCCGAGCGCGTTGACACCCATGTATCTCAAACCGTGGGGGAAGCCCACCACTACCCCACCCTCGACCAGACCGGCCGCATTATCCCCACCAACGGAGTGGACTCCCTGAAGAATCTGATTGCACAAGGTCTTCAGCAAAGCGTACAGCCGATCTTCAATATCACCTCAGAGCAAGGCACCTGGGCGCCTGCCTCCGACCTGATCTCCGAGGATCCTCCTGCCGTGGTCGGCTTACCCTGCACCAAGATTACCGGCAAAATCATCCTTTTCACTACCCAGGAAGAGTTGGACGCCTTCAAGGCCGGGCTTCTGGAAGACCTGTACAACGCCCTGCAGGAGCCACAACCTGCTGGCTAACCCCACCCTCTCTTACAAGCGCCTTCGGGCGCTTTTTTTTGGAGAAACACATGGCAACAGATATCAAGACAACGGCGCGATCCGTCGAGGTTACCCCCAGCGGTTTCCGCGAAGTGGAGGCTACCCTGTCAGGGGTAGACGCCGGCAGCGTGCTCGACCACTTTTCCGCAAGCGAGGTCATAAAGCACTTTGGCACAGAAGCCATCCTGAATGAGATCGGGATGAGTGAGTGCGTTGATCACTTCAACCTCACCCTTGCCGACGACGACTGATGCCCGCCGTCACCCTGCAATGGTCGCCTGCCTGGAAAAACGACATCGGCCATTCCGGCTGGATCATCCCGGCCTACCGGGACTGGATGTACCCGATTCGCGAAGGCGACCTGCTGGCCCACGATGTCCTGCAGCACATCTCTCCGGAGCAAGACGGCTCCGTCGCCAAGGAGATCTCCGCGCTGGGCGCCGCCGCTTTTACCCACTTTCTGTCCGGCGGCCTGCACCATCCCATGTATACGCCCGAAGAAGATATGGGGACCTCCCTCTCCAGCCTGGTCATCGAGCAGTTCGAAGTCAACAACGGGCGTCCGCTGGACCCACCGCCGCGCAATCGCCTGGTCCCGGACTTTGACTCGGAGTTCGGCTACATCTTCAGCCACTGCGAGGCAAGCTGCAGCGGACCGGCCAGAAGCTGGTTCCGCCGCCACGAACGCTCCGTTCGCCTATGGTTTGCCGACGGTTTTGCCCGCGCCCGCCGACGCTACGGCGACCCGGGGTACGCGCTTATGCTGTTCCAAGCGGTTTCCCGCGCAGCTGATGGCCTGATCAAGCGCAGTATCGGCTTCGATGACTACCTGTCGGCCTCCGATGAAGTCACCCTGCGCTATTGCATCGCCCGTCGTTCGGCAGAACTGATTGTCCCGCCTCACCTGGAGGAACTGCTCTTGTGACCCTTCCCCCTGAACTGCGCGACGCGATACGCGCCCTGATCGACGAGCACCGGCTCACCCTCGTAGAGAAGGTCAGCGTGGACTCCGATGCCTTCGATACGAACGCCGAGTACCGCAAGGCCATCGCCGAAGCCAAGAAAAAGATCGGAGCGCGCCTGACCGACCGGCTCGCCCAAGTCGTTTCGAATCCGAAATCCCTTGGCTACGAGAACTACGCGGTATCCGTCGCCGTGCTCAAGAACCCCGACGCCCTTGTCAGCCGACTGCTGGCACTGTTGGATACCCGGGAAAAGCGGTAACCTGAACCTTTGGTATAAGCATTTTGGAGACACCGCCATGCTCGAAAAAAACGGTATGCTCAACCTGACTCAGGAGGAAATCCTGGCCATTCAACGCGGGCAAGTTCCGCAGCGTCTGGCCGAGGAGTTCGGGCAATCCCCTGCCCGTCTAAAGGAACTGGTGAAATCCGGGGAATACCGCAAAGACAACGCTAACCACAACGAGACAAACCATGACTGAAGCAACTGAAATCTCCCTGCCCTCCATCCAAGGCATTCGCGAAGCGGCTGCCAAGCTTCCCAAGGACCTCAAAGCCAATGCGCTGGCCCTCTGCGATGACATGGAGCAAGTCATCGAAGGCTTGGGCGACAGCGACAAGATCTGGTACCCGACGCGCTTGCGCATCGTTCAAGGCACCACCAAGACCAAGGAGCTGACCAACCCCGATGAAGCCGCCCGCGGCAGGCTGATCATCGGCAACACGGTGGTCGGCAAGGAAATGAACGTGTACGCTATCCGCCTGTGGAACAGCCGTACGCTGATGAACCCGGATGTCGACAAGACGAACGTCATGTGCACCTCTCCGGACGGCAAGTTCGGCACGCGCTACGGCCGCTGCGGCAGCGAGCACTGCCTGTATGCCAAGTTCGACGAAGCGTCGAAGAAAGCCGTTCCCTGCCGGTCGAACCAGGATGCCATTCTGCTGACGGACGATTTCCGCCACATCCTGCACTTCCAGTTCTACCGCACGTCTTCGGACCTGGGCAAGAACTTCAAGGCCATGCTGTCCAAGGTCGGCCCGGAATACATGTTGCGAAAGCTGGCCTTCAAGACCGAGGACTCGGAGAAGAAGGACACCGTCAGCGCACCGGCGATCAGCCGTACCGACGTGACGGCCGGCGGCGCCGAACGCGAGTTCATCCTGGCCGTCACCAAGTACTACGCCGACCGCCGTCACTATGAGCTGGCTCGCCACGAAGCCTATCTGGCCGAGAAGCGCGCCCGCGGCCAAGAGGCTGAACCAGTCAGCCACGAGGATGTGCGCCGCATCGCCGTGGCGCAGGAGCAGGCCGGTGTGGAGACCGGCGGCATCGACCTCTAACCCCTACGAAGAAAGCCCGGGTACGCCCGGGCTTTTTTTTGCCCCAACTGAGGCCATTCCGTGGAAGACCTGAAAAAAGAGATCGTGCGGCGCGTCTCGGAGCCGCGAATACTGGTCATGGACGCCCCGCGAACCGGCCCGTGGTCAAACTCCAGCCTGAAAATGCTGGAAAAGTGCCCGATGTTCTGGTTCCTGGAAAAGGTCCTGAAGATACAGGCGCCCCGGGACCCGTCCTCACAGACGTCCTACCTGAATGCACTGGGAAAGGCCGCGCACTACCTGCTGGAGCTTCGCCTGTCGGGGAGCAGCAAGCCCCGGGCGCTTCGTTTGGTGGAAGAGCAGTACCGCCTCTTGCTGCCGGACACCTGGTGGATAGCGTTCCATGACTTGATCCCCAACGTGGAATCCCTGCTCCTGAGGATCCACGACTTCATGCGCAAGGTCGTCGTCACCGACATCCTTGTCGAAACGAAGCTGGCATTCACCCATGACAAAAAAGCGGTGGAATTTGACGATCCCAGGGCTTTCTTCCGAGGCATCATTGACCTTACCATCATGGTGGCTGACGGCCGAAGCATCATCATCGAACACAAGACCGGGGTTCCGGCGAGGTCATCCCTCGTCCCCTTCAACCGCCAGCTGGAAGGATGCTCTTCCCTGCTCCTGCTCGGCATGAATCCCGAGATCAAGGGAGTGCAGCCGTACTTGCATCACATCAAGGACGGCGTCGTCAGGAAGGGGCGGTATCTGCCGCGGCGCACCTTGACCGACAGAATCATTCCAGAGCTATATCACGACGTCAGCGACGCGCTGGCTCGTGTCCGCACGGAAGCGGTATTTGATACCCGACGGGCCGGCAACACCCTGTGCCAGTACTGTCCTTACAACAACATTTGCAAAGGCCGAAACTCCTTCCTCAAGAGAGAGATCGTGCCGCTGACAGGAGCTTTCCTCCATGAGTAATCCGCCCCTCCGCACGCATGCCGCCCTTCTGGCCGGTCACGTCCCCAACCCTGAACTGGGCAACCTGCCCTCCCTCTCCCAGGATTACCTGGAAGAAGAACGCCGCAAGATCGAAGACTACGAGAAAATGGTCAAGCGCATGGGCGGCAAAGACCTCTCGCTGTCTTGCCTGCACATCGCCGCAATGGCCGGCTGGCGCCAGCGCTTCCAGACCGTGGTCGCCGGGGAGGATTGGGCCGGGAAAGGGCTTTGGCTGAACTTTGCCGCCGACACGGAATACGCGGAACTCCTGCAAGAACTGGGCATGGTGTGGTGTCACTGGAAGCGCTGCAACGAGCCGCACAATCCCCGGGTGATGATCGAGCTGGTGGACCTGGCCAGCGTCTTCTTCGACAAAATCCTTCAGGACCTCGGCGTTGAGGAATTTCAACCCAACATGCACCCGGACAGCCTGTCGACCAAGTTGGCTGACCTGGTCAACGCCACCTGGAGCCGCCACTTTGACTTCCTCGCGGAAGAAGGCATCCACGCCTCTGAAGAAACCACAGTCCTTTGCGCTTACCTGACTGAACTCAGGGAGTGCGTGGCGTCGATGAACCCGATCGAAGGCCTGGGCGTCATCGGTGCAATCCTCGCCATCCTCGGGCTGAACCCCCTGGACCTGTACGGATGGTTTCTGGGGAAGCAAATCCTCAACCTGTTCCGCCAGGAGCACGGTTACATGGAGGGTACCTACGTCAAGACCTGGGAAAACCGGGAAGACAACGAGCACCTCGCCACCCTTCTGCAACTCGCCCGGCAAGACGATTACAAGCAATTGCCGGCCAACGATGGCGCGGCGCTGCGTGACAATCTGAGCCGGATCTACCCCAACGCGGAGTGATCCCCCATGAGCATGTTCCAGATCCTCAAGCGCGAAGTCCCCTTGCGCCAGGGGATCGAGCATTACACCGGGGCCAAGCTGACTTCCTGTGGAAGTCGTAACAGTCAACTCGAAGACACCTCCTGCCCGTTCTGCGGGCACAACGACTGCTTCAAGTGCCTCAGCGACGAGGATCAGGATATCCTCGTCCACTTCCGATGCTATTCCTGCGGCCGGCAGGGCTCGGATACCGTGGCCTTCTACATGGAGCTGCACAACGCGAAGCCGGAGAACCGGGCAAAGAGCATCGAAGCCATCTATGCCGCCAAGCAGGTAGCCAAAGACTTCGATGTCCCCTGGCAAGACTTCGCCGCCGTGCAGCAAGAGATTCTCGACGTCACCGCCCGGTTCTATCACTACTGCCTGACCGGGAACAGCGACCGGATCATCGTGGACGGCTACGACAACCTCAACCCGCTGAAGTACCAGACGGAGTACCGGAAGCACTCCTTGGAAGCGCTGGATGAGTTCGAGGTCGGGTGGGCGACCAAGTCCAATAGCCTGCAGGACTACCTGGAGGGGCTGGGCTACTCGGTAGAGGATTGCATCTCCGCCGGCGTCCTGGTTGAGCACAAGGACGAGAAGACCAAGAAGACGAAGGTAAACCCGCTGTTCTGGCCGGGGGTGTTCATCTATCCGCACTTCGTCGACGGAAAGGTCAGCCATTTCACCCAGAAAAGCCCGGACCCCCTGAAGCCATCCAAGCACCAGATGAAGGCCGAGCATTCCCGCAACGGCTACATGGTGTATGGTCAGGATGACGTCAAGCATGCCCGTCAGGTGTTCGTCGTTGAAGGGGAGAACGACCGGATATCCCTGTGGGAGCACCTGAAGGGGAAGGCCGCGGTCATCGCCCTGATCGGTCAACCCTCGAAGAAGCAATGCGACTGGATCGCCGCCAACCTCCGGGACAAGGACGTCTACACCATCTTCGACAATGACGACGCCGGGGACAAATACCGGACGGTGTTCCAGGGGCTCAGCCTGGCTCGCCTGAAGCAGTTCAAGGTTCCGGGAAAATGGAAAGACATCGATGAGTACCTGAAGAAGGATCCCGCTGCGGAACTGGAGCGTCTTGTCCCTGCCGTCATCAAGCTGGATACCGAAAACGCCCGTACCCCGGAAGACGGCAAGGACGGCACCGGCAGCTTGCGCGGCGTGTTCGAGGAGGGCAACTGCTACTACCGCCTCAGCATCGACCGGAAGGGAAACGCCGAGCCCGTCAAGGTCAGCAACTTCACCATGCGCCTGCAACGGGTCTACGTCTACGAAAAGGACGACACCCGTGAACGCGAGGTCATCATCGTCAAGGAAGATGGCACGGAGGCCCCGGTCCCCTTGCTGGTCGATTCCCTGGTGAAGACCCGGCTGCAGGACTTCCGCAAAGCCATCGCAGACGTCGCCGACGTCGCGTTCTACGGAGGCGATCAGGACCTGCATGCGGTGTGGGACGCCGTGTACAACAAGCAGGAGGGGAAAGTCATCCGGGTGCCCATGGAGATAGGCCACCAGTACAACGGCGGATGGGTGTTCCGCGACTGCTACATCGACCCCAAGGGAGAGGTTTTCCCGGCAACCCGCGACGGGCTGATCCCGGTCCATGACGAATACCTGTTCCCCATGGGTGTCACCATCCAGACCAACGCCCGACGCAAGCACAGGCAACGTCACGGTATCCCCTCCCTGATCATCCCCTACGACAAGACGGAGGCCGAGCACGAAGCCTTCTTCCAGGAGTTCTGCCACCACTTCATCCGGAACATCGGCGACGTTGGCATGGCTGTCTGCATGCTGGCCTGGGCCAAGGCCTGCGCCTTCAGCCACCAGGTCTTTGAGCACTATCGGTTCTTCCCGTTCCTCTACCTGTGGGGCCGGTTCGGCAAAGGCAAATCCACGGTGTCCTACTGGCTGCTCAACCTGTACGGAATGCGCGGCATCAGCGAAAACAGCCTGTCCCGCCTGGAGAGCGGCGTCGGCTTCAATCGCATGATGGCGACCTACAGTTCCCTGCCCGTCCTGCTGGAGGAGATGCGGGCAAACAAGGAAGCGTCCGACCTACACGGCACCATCCGCTCCTGGTACAACCGGGTGCCCCGCCCCATGGGCGACCGCCGCGACGCCTCCGTGATCGTCAGCCAGCCCGTCCGCGCCTGCCTGATGTTCAACGGGGAGGACGTGCTGACCGACCCGGCGGCGCGATCACGGTGCATCGAGTTCCAGTTCCCCCCGGAGGAGAAGCGGGACCTGGATGTCTCCTACACCTGGATTGAAGGCCACGCGGAAGAACTGCCGTCCATCGGTCTCCGCTGGATCCGGGAGAGCCTCACCACGGACTACGAGGCGCTGTTTGCCGACATGAAGCGGGTGGAACGCATGCTGCTGGCCGGGGCGACCAAGGACCGCCGCGTCGCCCAGCAGTGGAGCCTGATCGGCGTATTCGCAGACCATCTGTTCTCCGACCTGGGCCTGGACCCCGTCCAGTACAGTCTGGAGGCTTTCCTGATCGCCGCCTGCAAGGGGAGGTCGGAGGACATCCGCGAGGAGAACATCGTCACCCAGTTCTTCCAGATGGTGGAGGGTATCCAGGTACAGAAAAACTCGCCGATCATGGTTGGCGAGCACTTGCGTGTCGCCGGGGACCAGATATTCCTGTGGGTGCCCGAGCTCTGGCAGATTTGCCAGCGCGAACGCGAAGCCCTCCGGAACAGCGCCACCACGTTCTCCTCGAAGGCCCTGCTCAATAGCCTGAGGGGGGAGCCCTACTACCAGGACACGGCGGCTCGCAAGATGGGGATGTCCGGCACCAACCGGAAAGTCGTCATTCTGCGCCTGGAAGAGGGTATTCCTGACAGTTTGAAGGCCATCGCGGCCCTCGCCGAAGCCGAGTAGCCGTTTCGGCTACCTCCGGCTACCTAACTGCTACTTCGCGTTTATCTTCAAGTAGCCGGGCAAACCGTTGCGCCCCAACGGTTTCAGCTCTCCGGCTACCTCGGCTACCTCGGCTACCAAAAAAGTATGACGTCATATATACGTACATGTGCGCGTACGGTATTGACCGCCTAGTCACAGAAAAGTGTTGACATTCTCGTTTTCACTTGATCTAGGATTGTAGGACAATATATATCTCTTATATATATATAGTCTTTTTCAGAAAGTAGGTAGTAGAGGTAGCCCAAACGCTGAATCCCTTGCGCCCCAAAGATTTGCTCGGCTACCAAAAGGTAAAAACGAAGTAGCAATTAGGTAGCCGAGGTAGCCCGGCCTCGGGTATAAGAACGACAGGAGGCATCCTTATGACTGAAACCGTTTACACCACCCCCTCCGGCCGCTTCCGGGTCGACGCTGAGCTGGATGACGACGCCGAGAACCCCTGGAAAGACTGCGATACCGGCTTCGAATACCACTTCGAGGCCGGTCGATACATCAGCGACATCAGCAAAGACTTCCCCATGGACTGCCACCCAGGCGGCCCGCGCTTCAAGGCCGGCCATCCGGACTACTGGTGGTACCCCGTGTACGCGTACATCCACAGCGGCATCACGGTCTCCCTGTCTCCGTTCTCCTGCCGCTGGGACTCCGGCGTCCTGGGGTGGGTGGCCGTCAAAAGGCCAAGCCGTGGCGGCGAGTGGCGCCGTCAAAAGGACTTCCTCAAGTACCTTCAGGGAATGATCGATGTTTACGACGACTACCTCACCGGCAACGTCTACGGATACCTTGTGGTCGATACGAAGACCGGGGACGAACTGGACTCCTGCTGGGGGTACTACGGAAACGACCACGAAAAGTCCGGGCTGCTGGAAGCAGGAAAAGCCCAGGCTGACTACTACGAATCCCAACTGGAGATCTGCATGAACACTCGCCCCGTCCACGACAAGGACACCCTTTACCCCTTCTTCTGGGTCACCGCTGTCGTCCAGATAGAAGAGCCCGACTCGCCCGGCAAGTTCTACTACCGCGACGCCGAGACCGATGATGACGCCACGCATTTCGGCGTCTACCGCTACAACCCGCCGGGCGCCGACGGCATCAGCGTTTGCGACCACATCTGTGACTGCCCTACCCGGCCGGTCGCCGAGCGGATCCGGGACACACTGGACCTGCTGCGCAACAGCATCAACGGTATCCTGCCCTGGCTCCCCGAAGAGACCGAGGCCAAGCGCAAGAATGCGCTGTCTCTTTACCAGACCGGGGATAAGTCATGAGCGAGAAAAGTCACGTCTCCATGGAGCAGCACGCCTGCCTGGTCTGCACCAAGCTCTTTGACACCGGCGCCATCTTGCTGGATAAGCGTCTTCAAGCCAGCATGGACAACACTACGGTAACCGGGTGGGGTCTCTGCCCGGAACATCAGGCCAAGTGGGACGAAGGGTACATCGCCCTTGTCGAAGCCACGCCTGGGAACCCCCCTGGGCGCACCGGTCGCCTTGCCCATATCCGCCGGGAAGCTTGGGGGAAACTTTTCGACGTTCCTCCCCCCAGTCACCACGGCAAGCCCCTGCCCTTGGCCTTCATCGAGCCCGAGGCTTTCGAAAAGCTTGCCGCCCTTGCCACCCACACGGACAATCCGGAATGAAATACGAACACACCATCGACTTCACTACCGGCGACGGCCTGGGCATCCTCACCTTGAAGCCCGTGAACGGGGTGGCCGACGAAAAAACCCGCGACCTGATTCGCAAGCTGATCGCGCGGTGCCCTGATGGCTGCAAGACTCTGCATGTGTTCTTGCAGCCGCTCGGGAAAAACTCCTGGGCTTTTCGTATCATGCAGAAAGTGGGTGTCACATGGTCGACTCTGGTCTTCGAGGAGTTCACCGATGCCGGCTTCGGCAACATCCTCTTCATGGCCAAAGCGCTGGCCTGGGCGGAGGCCGGGACAGTGATCGTGGAGACCCGTATCCCTGCCTACAGTCGCCGTGAAGACCTCATTCCGTGGGTCATCTCCATGTCCCGGCAGTGCCTGATGTTCCACCCGGACGACGACCCGGCAGACGTCATCCGCAGTTTGACAGGCGAACCCTTGTTCACCTCGGAGGAGTGCGTCGTCCTGCGCCAGCAGATCGAGAAGATGCGTGCAGACTGGGAGGATGACCTGTACGTCGTGCTCAATGCCTTTGCCGCCGGTTTCGGCCGAGACGGCTTCGGAGTGGGATACCTTGATGCGAGGAAGGCGGTGCTCTACTCGGAAGACGAGGAGAAACGGATCCACGACTACTTCACCGAGCAGGTCAAGCAAGCCGCTACCCTGCTGGCGTCCATCAAGGATACTGTGAATGCGGAAGGCCCGGGATACCCGACCGTGTCTCAGGCACATCTGTTGACTATCCTGGCCGACCGCACAGCGACCCGCGACGTCCTTTCGCATCTGGAGCCTGTCCTGGAAGACCCGCCTCCGCGGAAGACCCGCATCACCGACCGGCTACACGGCATCATCAACGATATGATCCGCAGCAACGTTGGTACGTTCTCTTCCGCGTACCATGCCTCCGTGCACAAATCCGCCAGCCATTACTTGCGTGTCCTGGAGAATCCCAGTGGCATCTCGTCCAAGATCCCCGATTGAGACGCACTTGCTGATCCTGACCCTGTTCAGGACGCATGTCTGGCTTACCGCGCCGCTGGTCCACCGCATGCTGACACGTCATGGCTTTGAATATTCGCTGCGGTCCACGCAGCGATTCATTGCCGACATGACAAGGACCGGCATGCTGGTTGTCCACCCGGAGGACCCGCAGCCATCGGAACACATGCGGCGCGGCCTCAACCCCGACCATCCGGTTGTCCGGGCGTGGGTGACCGGCGAACCGGTGCCCTACCCGACGTTCAAACAATCCGTTTCCCTGAGCCGCGGCCCGCGGCTCCCTCTTCAGGTGAATCCATGAGCAACATCTCCATGCAGGTCTCCACGTCCAAGCTGATGCAGAGCCTGACCTATGCCTTCAACTCCCCGCGGTCTGTGCTCGGCGAGCTCCTGCAAAACTCCCGCCGGGCAAAAGCGAAAAACATCGTGCTGACCGTCGAGATGACCTTCTTGCGGCCGGATGGCGAACCTCTGGTAGTCACGCTGGGCCGCGATGAATGGGACGCTGTTTCCAGCGACTTCATGAACGCCGCGTACACCAGCCATGTTCGTCGAGATCTGAAGAACACCACCCTGACCTCATTGAGCTTCGAGGTCTGCGACGACGGCTGCGGCATCGACGACTTCCAGAAGCTCTTCTGCCTGGCCGACTCCGGCTGGTCGGACGACGTGATGGAGGCGGAAGGCCCCTACGGCCTGGGGTTCTTCTCGGCTATCGTCAGCGCACCGCGTATCCTGTTGTCCAGCCGGGGCATTCGCCTGGACGTCAACTCCGCCGCGCTCATCTCCGGCAATGGCGTCGCCATTACGGAGACGCACACAGAGGACACGGGGAAGACGGTTGTCCGCCTTGAGGGAATTGATGCCTCCCGGATGATCTCCGGTAACCTCACGGTGGACTCCTACGCCTACTCCAAGATGTGCTACGCCAATCTGGTCGAATACATCCAGAAGCTGGTCCAGGCGTTCCCTGTCCCGGTCCGCCTCCCCGACGGCTACCGCATCCAGTCTCCCTTTGCGGATATCCCCGGACGCCACGGTGTCGCCCTGCCCTGCGGCAGTCGAGCTATTTTCGGCCGCCCGGTAACAGGTCTCACTGCGTTCCGCAAGCCCGAGCAGGAAGCTGAGTTCTGGAAGCGGTACGTTCGCTATGCCGGCTCAATGTCCACCAGCGTGATGTACAGCCTGCAGAGCTTGCCTATTGAGGTATCCACCACCGGCATGCTGCCATCGCACGGCAGCCGGTCCCGTCGGTACTACCACGCCATGGTGCATCTCAACTCTCGCAGCTACCGGGGCCGCCTGCCGGACCGCAGCCACATTTACGGCGAAGACGAACGCAGTGCGGACCTCACGGCTATTCGGGAGGACCTTTACGGCATGGTGGCGAAGCGGCGGATTGACCGCGAAGCCCCGCAGTTTGGCGACAACGTCTGGGCAGACGCCGCCATCCGCTGGTTGATGCCCATCTTTTCGGGCAGGTCCGTAGTGCACGGAATGGTGCCCATGATCGAGATGGTTCCGTCGTCTATCTGCATGGGACCGCGCTTGGGGTCACCCCATCGTTTTCAAGGCAGCGATACCCTGGCCAAGACAATGGATCTGGCCAGACTGCTCGGGGCAAGCCGCCAAATCCTCTGCCGGGACATGCTGTCGTCCGACGGAAGCTGCCCCTTGACCACCCCGGAAACCATGGTGCTGGTCGCGTCGTTTTCTTACGTAGTGGACACTGTATTCACCGAGGTTTACCCGGAAGTCCCTGTGACCACGGTATCCTCTGTGGTAGAAGAGACAAGGGCTATCGTCAACCGAATTCAAGACCGCAAAGACGAGGCTCCGATTGTCATTCGCGCAGGTCTCCCGGAGTTCGTTTTTCACGAAGACCCGGTCCCCGCCATGTTCATCATCGGTAACCGCGCGTATCTTCCGAAACGACCGGGGATCACCCAGGAAGTTGCCGGCAAGCGATTGGCGCATATCCACCGGACGTCCTCTTACCCGAGCGCTCACCTCAAGGAGTTTGTGGCGGCGGCCTTGAAAGGCATGGGCCTGGACGAGGGGTTCCTGCTCAAGGAGTTCCGTGACAACCTCAACGATGACAGCGAGTTTCGCCAGCTGATTTCCGGCGGGGCTTTTACCCTCACCTTTGATGACAAGGGAGAACTGACGTATGTCGCAAGAGTACGGTAGCCGTGCGCCTCGCCGCCGGTCCAGCCTGTCTGTGCTTCAGGAGCCCGGCGACCAGGTCACCGTCACCGTAGGCCAGGACACCGTAAAGGTGTCCGCGTCAGCCGACGATCCGCCGTGGGACAGAGAGCCTGTCCCCGTCTTTGACCTCCCGGACGAACCCGTGGTTCCTTCCCGACTGGCGGCGGAAAAGCCGGCTGAGAAGAAGCCCAAGAAAATCCTGATCCGCGACATGACGGCGGATCAGGTCTACGCGGCCGTGGAAGAACGCGGCAAGGTCACGCCGTCCCTGCAGGCCAGATTGAAGGAGATCGAGGACTTTTCCCAACTGTCCCCCCGCTGGTGCGAAAAGATTTGCCAGGCGCCTTGCGGAAAGAACCCCAACACCACGGTTCGCGGCGACGCGGACATTGTCATCCTCACGTCGGTCAAATCCAGCGGCTCCCGCTTCAAGACCGGCGACGAGGAGGACAAGAAGCGTATCGAGGTCTGGTCTTTCATTGCCAACCGCGTGGCGCCGGACCTGCGCATCAAGGTCGTCTACGGCATGATCTGCCGCCCGGAGTTCCCCGACGGAACGCCGGAAAAAGACCGCAAGGTCAGCATGAGCAAGATCAAGCCGTGCTTTGCCTACCAGGAGCATTACCTGCGGACGCACCGGCCCAAGGTCATCATCGCCACCAGCGCGGCCGACCTTGGCCTGCTGGGCATCAAGGTGTCGATGAACAAGGGCTTGTCCAGCATCCAGGAATGGAACGGCATCCCCGTGGTGGTGACGCTGAACGTCGCACAAACCATGATGATCCGCCAGAACCAGCAGGGCGGTCGATGGGGCGTCGACATGTTCTTCCTCATCCAGAAGGACCTGGAGAAGGCCGCACGGATTGCCCGCGGCGAGTTCAACCCGGTAGGGCGATCCCCGGTGGACGTGATGAACTGGATGCGGTCCACAGGGCAACTGAAGGTTCTGGACACCCTGCAGAAAGTCCGAGAGTTCTGCATGCACGCGGCGTCCCTGCCGGCCAACAAGATGCTGACCTTCGACATCGAGTCGACGGGGCTGGATCCCTGGGCGGAAGACGCGCGCATCCTGACCATCCAGTTCGGCCTGACGGTCAACGGCAGGTCGGACGGGTTTGTCGTCCCCCTCTGGCACCGGGACAACCGGTTCTACAACCCCGACGACGCATGGACGCTGGTTGCCATGGTCCTGACGGCTGACGTCAGCAAGGCCGGCCACGACGGGCGATTCGACATCCGCTACATCCAGGTCACGACGGGCGTCCGTGTCCGTAACTATCGGCTGGACACGTTGCTGCTCTTGCACTCGCGATCCAGCGGGCTGCAGAAATGCTACGGTCTGAAGAAAGCCGTCTGGGACGAAATACCGGAAAGCGGTCTTGGCGGGTACGACGACGTGATCGTCGAGAAGACCCCTGAAGAAGCGCTTGAGGATGACCCCGAAGACCTGGCCGACAACCCATTGGAGGAGCCTATTGAAGCCGCTCAATCTTGATGGCATGCTAGGGGGACTGTCCGACTGGACCCTCCCCATGCCCGCCATCGACACGAACCAGCCAGCCCTTATCGGTGGGCAAACCGCAGTATTCATCCGCCAGGACCAGATCGGCCCTAACGTGGTCCTGTACTTTTGCAAACAGTCGTCGATCGAGGTGTCCCCTTTCAAGATCGACGGCACGCCGTACAGCGCCGGAGACATCGCCTTGATGGGGTTGTCCGGTGTAGCCAGCGATTCCCCGGTAGCCAATGGCAGCGCCAATACCGACACGATCTACATCGTGATGCGGCGCGGCTCCTACAAGGTGGTCCATGATTTGAAGGAGGTGCTCGCCGAGAGCACCTTGCTCGGTGTTCGTCCGGAGGGGCTTCTTGAACTGCAGGTGGGACTGCTCAACGAAGCCCCGACGGCGATTCTCAGCGCGGAAGTGCTCAACGTCGATTCCGTCTTGCACTAGGCGGTTGGCCGTCGTCCTGGTAAGCCTCAATGAGCAGGCTCAGGACTTCCTCCAGCCGCTTTTCCGCCGCCAAGAGGCGATCGTCTACGGCCTTGTGGCGTAATGCCTCCATTTCCTTGTAATGCTCGATGTGGGTGCGAAGCTCCTCTACGGTAGCTTCCACCCGGCTTTTCCACGTCTCCTCTTCGATCAGATCCTTCTTTTTTTGCCGGAAGTAATTCACGCCATTCCATAGGATGGTGACGACTCCCGAGATGAAGCCCACGATGGCGAGAACATACCCCATCAGGTCTTTTGTGGTATCAGGATTAGGAGGAGCAGCCATTTTTGCTAGCCTTTCTTGCGGGAGGTTTTGATGATTTTACCCCATAGGAGATGTCCGTATGGCTAAGGCGAAAAACATTGCCTTTGAAAACGTGGACTTCCACGACCTGTGCAATTACGCGGGGACGGATGGCATCGTGACCCTGGAGATCATGAAGCGGATCTGGCCGGACGTAACCCGCAAACCGATCTACCGGTATTTCTTCCAGAACGGCGAGGTCAAGGACATCGTCCTGCCGTCCATTGTCGAGGAGATGGATACCGTCAAGATGCCTGCCCACGAATTCCTCACGGACATGGAGGTTGAGGGCATGCCCTACGACAAGGAGCGCGCCGAGATCATGGGCACGGCGATGCGCCGGGAGATCGAGAGCCTGGAGCGTCGCATCCACGACTTCATCGACCCCGGCTACAACCTGGATTCGGACAAGGATTTGACGGCCCTGCTCTATACGCCGCAGGGATTCAACCTCAAGTCGCCGTTCAAGACGAAGAAGGGCGGCGAAGCCACCAGCTACGAAGCTCTGGAAGTCCTGATTGGCAACTACCCGGAGCACGAAGCCTGGCTGAAGCCGCTGGCTCGCCGCCGCAAGGTCGCCGGCATCTACCGGGGCTTCATCGAGACCTACCGGGAAAAATACGTGCGCCGCGACGGCAAGGTGCACGCCAGCTACAACTTGTTCGGGACGAGTTCACACCGCATTTCGTCGAACGATCCGAACATGCTCAACCTGCCGGCTTGGCGGTCCAGCAAACCATACGACCTGCGCAGCCTGTATACCGTGCCGCGCAAGATGTCGCCGGACGGCCTGAACGTCATCAACGAAATCTTCGCCTTCATCACGATGGACTTCTCTTCTTGCGAAGTGAAGATCTTGGCGGCGCTCTGCGAAGACGAGGGGCTGATCCAGGCCTGCCGGGAGGGCAAGGATTTCCATACGTACACCTTCAGTACGATTTCCGGCATCCCGTACGACGACATTCGCAAGGTACTGAAGGCCAGCGAAGCCGCCCTGAAAGCAGACCCGACTCTGGCCAAACTCCATGAGGAGTATAGTGATCAGAGGCAAGCCTATAAGGCAACGACCTTTGGACTTATCTATGGGTCCTCTAATGAAGCGATTGCTACTGGTATCGGCAGGCCCATTGATGAGGTCAACAAGATCATCGAGGCGTACTTCACGACGTTCCCGAAGATCAAGACGTTCATCGAAAACGCGCACCGCATGGCGATCCACAATCACTACCTGGTGACGCCGTTCGGTCAGCGCAAGCAAGCCGCCGGCACCCTGCCGTGCTTCCGCAAGACGGCGGTCTACAACGCCAGCCTGCGTAACGCCCAGAACTTCCTGGTGCAGAGCACCGCATCGACGTTGGGTCTGCTGGTCTTCACCGAGATCAACAAGAAACTGCGCGAGATGGGCGGCGCCGTGATCTGCACGGTGTACGACTCCTGGGAAGGCTACGTCCCGATTTCCCGACTGGCGGAAGCTGTCGAGATGGGCTTTTACTACATGAACGATTGGCCGCAACAGCAATGGAGCTGGCTGACGTTCCCGATTGGCGCCGACGCGGAAGTCGGCATCAACTGGGGCAAGTCGCTGCAAGAAGTGAAGCGCGGCGTGACCCAGGAACAGTGCCTGAAGGCCGTGGAGGAGTCCCGGCATCTTCAGGAAAAATACGACCAACAAATGTGGGACGCCGCCTACGCGGCCTAACCACGGAGATCCTCAATGACTGGTTTTCTGATGTTCTTCTCGATTGTGTTCGCTGTCTGGGCTATCTGCTGCAAGGTGTTCAAATCCGACCAGCACGCCCCGGGCATCCTCAAGCTGCCGGTTGCGTTGCCTGCAGCTCTCTCCGCAGTCATGCTGCTGGCCTCGCTGGCCAGCCTGTTCAACCCTTTCGTGACCATTGGCCAAACCCAGGTGGGCGTTCTGAAGCAGTGGGGGCGCATCGCTTCGGACGACGGCCTGTCGCCCGGCCTGCACACCGTCATCCCCGTCATGCAGACCGTGGACATCTGGGACGTATCCTTCACCAAGACTGCCGGGAAATCCGATGCTTCCAGCCGCGACGTGCAGCGCACGACGACGGAGTGGGCGCTGACCTGGCACCTTGATCCGAAAGCTGTGGTTCCCTTGGCCAAGCGTTCCGGGAAGGACTTCGAGACGACGCTGATCCAGCCCGCCGTGCAGGAATCCCTGAAGTCGGTGACCGCCAAGTTCACCGCGGAAAACCTGATCGCCCAGCGGGAGGACGTGCGCAGCCAGGTCGACGCCCTGCTCAACGAAAAGCTCAGCAAGTACGGCATCCGCATCGACCAGTTCGCCATCATGAACTTCGACTTCAGCCGCCAGTTTGACAGCGCGGTCGAGGCCAAGCAGCAGGCCGAGCAAATGGCGCTGAAGGCCAAGAATGACCTGGACCGCGTGAAGATCGAAGCCGAGCAGAAGGTCGCCCAGGCCCAGGCGGAGGCCGACGCCTTGCGGGCCCAGCGCGAGCAGATCACCCCCGAGCTTCTGGAGCTTCGCCGCGTGCAAGTCGCCCAGGAAGCCGTTGCCAAGTGGGATGGCCGCCTGCCGACAACCAACGCCGGCGGCGCGCTGCCCTTCCTTGACCTCGTCAAGAAGTAACCCATGCGCCCCGGGTCTCCCCGGGGCACGGAGTCTGCCGTGAGAACCCGTACTTTCCACGAAGACCTGTTCTTCGAGCACATGAAGCCCTACCGCCCGGAAGGCGTCGAGAAGAACGCGCTGAATATCTGCCTGGACTCCAACCCCATGCTGGAGACCTACGGCGCAGACTATGAGTTTGTCCTGAAGGCCGATCCGAACTACCTGTGGACACTGCTGGAGGCAGACGGCGCTCTGTACATCACGTCCGGTCGGCACTTCGTCAACCGGATCGGCTACTACATCACCGAACTGCCTCACCATGGTCTACACTTGGAATTCCGCATGGGTCGCGACGAGCCCGCTCTGACGGCGGTAGGGTTGAACGCCCGGAAAAAGACGTTGGACCGGATGATCGAGACCTACCGCAAGAACCACGCCGGAGAGATGTCATGAGCATGAGCGACAATAAAGCATCACCCTTCGCTGTCTTGACCACTGGGCCGAATACCCCGCTGACTTCCATCGTGGAACGGGCGATGGTTGATTGCGTGAAACCACCGTCTCCGTTCTACGTTAACGCCCGTACAGGAGAACCGTGGGAGGATGACGAGATTCATGCGTCCCTGATGCAGCAAGACGCCTCTCTTCAAGCTATGGCTGATCGGATCGGTGTACTCAAAGACCTCTTGCGCACCCCGCTGACCGCCGGCCGCACTTTCATGGACCAATTGCCTGCCACAAACGAGGTGCGGATAAAGACACCAATGTTAGGCAAACGGATCGACTCCACTCCTTGCCCGGTAATCTCAATGGACGGTCTGACCCTTGCCAAGGTCCGGGCAATCGTGGCGGCGGCCGCCGGCCTGCTCACGGACGCCGACGACACCCCGGTGGAAGCCGACTCCCCGACGCTGCGCAACATCCTCCGCATGCAGCGCGAACTGGAGGACCTCCGTACGCCGAAACAGGCGGTCGCCGTTCAGGCTGCAGGCCCGGGCAAAGCGCTCTCCACTGATTACTTCCTGGCCTGTCGTCAGGACGGTAGGCATCCGCTGGCGTAAACTCCATGGACAATGTCTTTGGGAGACGGCCATGACCCCGCGCGAGCAGGTAGACCAGTACGCCATTCTCAATGCAGTCTTTGAGCTGGAGACTTACGCCAAGCACTTGGACTGCTCCACGGAGCACGACTGGCTGAGGTTACCTACCCAGGCTCCCTTCGTCCTGCGGGAGCGTCTGTCCACCGCCAAGGATGTGCTGGTCTTTTTCGGCATGTTGCATGAAGCCGGAGACCAGTTCTACATCGACAAGGAACACCCGCTCTACGATCACCGGAAGCTCTACGCGCCTTCCCCCGTCTAGGTTTTACGGAAAACCGCAGGCATGGTATAAATCGCCTACGATTTACTCACCCGAGACCGATCATGTCTGACGTCGAAGAGAAGCCCGTAGAGGCCGCTGCGGAGGTCGTTACCGAGGTTCCCGCAGAAAAGCCCGCCAAGAAGGCGGCCAAGGCCGCCGCCCCCAAGGACCCTGTTGCTTCTGCTCCGGTTACCGTGCCCCTTGCGGCAGCCGAAGCGCTGGAGGCTATCGTGGACTCTCCGCTGTATCGCCAGATCCGGCTGACCACGCTGTCCTCCTTGATGCTGTACGAGCCGAACTGGTCTTTCCTGGCGCCCAAGATGTCCAGCCTGTGCGTGGCTATGCGCGATCTTTGCGAGGGGGATACCTCTCTGTCCTCCGAACGAACTCGTCTGGCGGTCGCCGCGCTGCCTGCGCTGATTACCGCATCCACTGACCAAGAAGACCGGTGGAACCGCATTGCCCACCGGGCATTTGCCGTCGCCGACCTGTGCCTCCGCTGAGGCCAGGTCACCCAAGGGCCAGCAGAAGGTGCCCGAGTCTCATGCCTCATAACATCTGCAGCTATAGCGCCTCCCTACTCCAAATGTCCTCGACGACAGGAAC